CTAATAATATATAATTATCACTATTCACAGAAGAATGATGAAATCCACTCGCTCTCATCTAACCATTAACATCAAGTTTGTAAGAAGGAGTGGTAGTTCCAATCCCTACATTACCTCCTCCATAGCATAAACTAACATCACCTGAATTTCGATAATTTAAATGTATACCGCCATTAGCACTATTATTAATTTCATCAGTATGTTCTAACAAAATATCACTCATTCTAATAGAACTAGATGAATAGATTTGACCACTAGTATAAATTCCTACACCATTGTGTGCTCTAATCCAAGAGGTATCTGACATATACCAACCTCCCTAGTATGTAGTATTATACCATCCGGTATTTCCACTACTTCTAAACCAATTAGAACAAGATATAGAATTATCTATTCCTGGATTATGTCCCGCGCATACTCGGGTAGCGGCCAAAGTGTGTACCGTAGGAGAAGTAGTTGTTGAGGAAGAAGCAGAAATTTTAACATTAGCCCAATAATAATTAGGAATTTCATCAGCAAAAGCTAATCTTCTCCAGTTAGTAAAATCACTATCAATATGTCTTCTATAATAAATATTATCATTATTCCATATAAAAGCTAACTATTTTCTTCTGCTAAAGTTCTCACCTATACTTAATAATGATATATTTGGATTCCTTTCTGGAGGAGTTCCTAAAGGAATTGGATCAAATGTTTTAAATGACTGTCCCCAATCTGAATCTATATTATCATCAGATGTGCCAAAAGCTCTTACGTATCTTTCATCATGGTTATGATTAGAGACAGCAGCTCCTATAGAACCAGGTGTAATATTTATATTCTTAGCAGCACTTCCATCATAAGGACCCTGGCTTGTTCCATTTAAACTAATAGTTAGGGCATATAGATTTTTCAGAGAAGTAGGAATTTCATCAGCAAAAGCTAATCTTCTCCAGTTAGTAAAATCACTATCAATATGTCTTCTATAATAAATATTATCATTATTCCATATAAAAGCTAACTATTTTCTTCTGCTAAAGTTCTCACCTATACTTAATAATGATATATTTGGATTCCTTTCTGGAGGAGTTCCTAAAGGAATTGGATCAAATGTTTTAAATGACTGTCCCCAATCTGAATCTATATTATCATCAGATGTGCCAAAAGCTCTTACGTATCTTTCATCATGGTTATGCCCCTTTGTTGCATAAAGAGAATCAGTCTTTGTTTTTATATATTCCCATAAATGAATAGCCTTTCTCTTATATGGGACATTAACAGCATTAGTATCTGCAAATCCACTATTAGATGCATATGAAGTAATAAGCATAGTACCATCTGTTATGGTAGACGTACCTTCATTAACCTAACTAATAAAATTAGAAGTAGTAACTGTTTTAGCAGCAGAACCATCATATACCACTCCAAATACATTAAGTGAGTATGGATTCTTTAAAGATGATGGAATGTCTGTAGTAAAAGCTAAAGTTTTCCAAGGTTGCCAAGTACCATCATTTTGAGCACGAGTGCTAACTTTACCTGAACGTGTGTGTACAGCTAATTGAGCATCATATCCACCAGTATTGTCCCAAGCTAAGTGTAATATCTGAGAATTTTCAGCTGGTTTTCCTTCAGTAGTAGATGAAGTAGCATAAAACATCCTTAAACTACCGTCACCAAATTGTACATTAAGTGAAGTTGGTCTAGCAGAATACCAATTAACTAATTTTCTTGCATTTGTGGAATTTGTAGAGTTTGTTGCCTTGTCTACTAGAGTTATAGTAGTTCCATTAATAACTCCTTTACCAGTAGATATATAAGTAGATGAAGTATCAAGAATAGTATAAATTCTAGAAGTATCAGAACTCCATCTCAAAAACTATTTATCCTTAGTGCTATTATTTAATCCTATATATCCATATACACTTGATTTACCTCTAAATTGAATAGAAGCACCATTAGCATCATCGTTTCTTTTTATAGTTAATGCTCCAAAATTTGTAGTGTCAATAGTTAAAACACCCTACATAGTATCTCCTGACTTCTTTACATATCTATCATCGTGATTATGATCTGAATTAGACTTGCCATCAATTAAAGCTTTTAAAACTTTACCTTGTTTAGCAGAAAGAGAACTAGTAGTGGAATCACTAGTTAAGTTATCCACTACTGGTCTCCATGTATTAGTATCTGTGCCTTTAAATTCAACCCCTCGTGCAAATATACTATGCTCCTTGAGGTCGAATATTATATCTTTATTATTTTTAATAAGATCAAGAATGTTCTTATTAGAATTCGAGGGGTTAAATGATATTTTCATTATTTATTAAACATGTTCATATTCATCTGTATCTAAATTATACCAAGAAATTCCAAAGCTTATTGTTTCTACTGTATCTGTTTTTGATTCAGATATATAAATATCACTTGAAGCATCTATCTTTAATGCTCGTGTACCTATAGAATTTTGACCTATCTAAATATCTCTCCAAGCAGAACTGATTGTAACAGTACCATTAGAATTAGATAAAGTTATGTGGCTGCCTTCGAGTAAATTTAAAGCATTACTACCGATACTAGTTCCATTTATCTTTATATCACTCCCGGTATTAGCAAATGCAGTGGCAGGTAATTTGTACCAACTAGGAGTATTAGTGCCATTCGAAGAAGCTAGTAAATAGAAAGCATTATTAATTAATGTTGTATTAGTATTAACTACCCTAGGTGCTAGACCGTTTGAAGTGCCACTTACTACTCCATAAGGGGTATTAGACCATGGCACATTTACATATAAACCTCCTGTAGAAGGATCTGCTTCTACTTTATAATTCTTGTCATTAGTTACATAATTAGTATTGGTACTAAAGGTAATGTCATGAGTTTGAGAATCTTTAGTTATAATAATACCTAAACCATGTTTAATACTAAGATTTCCTGTATTAGTAGCACTTCCTTGAAATACCTCTCCATCCACATATACTGGACGCCAATTATTTACTCCTACTGGATCATATCCTAATGCATTTCTAACGTTAGTTGCAGTTAAAGATATTTTACCATTTGAATCGACTGATATAGTAGCTTTATCTCCTGCTGCATCTACAATAACACCGCCAATAGTGGTAGCAGTCGCTGGAGCAAGGGCGATTTTTTTAGCGCTTGAACCGTCGTAAGAAAATGTTACAATACCTGCCCCATTAGATAAAGAATTAGATACTTTATTAGCTGTTCCTACAGTTAAATTAGCAGGATTTGCCCAAGTAGGCGCACTACCTGTTCCACCTGAAACCAAAATATTTCCAAGAGTGCCCGCACTTACTGGGGCGAACATAGTCAAACCAGAGGTATCATTAGAATATATTTTATGTACCCTACCGTTAATTACAAAGTCAACAGTACCATTGATGTTTGTCTACGCTACCGTCCATCCTGCAGCTTTATTAGTACCACTAGCAGTAATACACATTAATAAGTCACCTGCTTCACAAGTAAATTCTTCATAATTACCCTTTGAAGTAACCCTATAAGTATCACCTACCTATGCTGCAGGTATATCTGATTTTACATCATTAACTAAGTATTTCTTTGTATCTGAGGTACCATTATAAGTAGGATTTAATCCAATAGTACCCTTAAATCGCATTGCAGAGTTAATCACATAACTATCATTAATTTTCTAGTTAATAGTTGCTGAATCCCACAAATGTTTGTTATCTATTTTTGTACTATCAACCGGTAGTTTACTAATATCCCATACTGATGGAATATAGTCAACACCATGTGTAATAATATGTCCATCTTTTGTAAATACTAATTTAACATAATCATTCTCATTAGAGCCACTAAGGCTAGGAGAATTTTCTGTTAAATTTTTATATTTAACTACGTCTTGATAATTTGATGCGAAATTAAGTAATGCCATTTCCCCAAGTTAATTTAATATTATTATTTTCGCTAATGAAATCATCTCCAAAATTTAGATTATCTTCTGTATTCCCATCATATCCAATATATTGCTTTCCATTTATAAATATATTTAATTTTTCAACAGGTTTCGTATTAATTATTTCTCCCTATTTATTATACTAAATTTTTATATTCTAAGGACTTTCATTTGGAGTTATTACAGTTCTATTTATATAGTCTCCTAAAGTCTATACCTTATTTTTATAATTAACTAATACCGCTTCTTGTGAAGTTCTTGGAAATATAAGAGTTGTACCGTGTTTAAGTTGCTCAATTTGTTGTGACATTACTTCCATCCATTAAGTTATCATATAAATCTTTAGGAATTTCGTAGTTAACCTTAATTATAGTGCCACTACTATTAGTTACTGGAATACTAGTTATGTAATCTGATAAATCAATAGTGGTTTTAGACTCTCCTAATTTTTCCCACTTATAAGTTTCCCCTTCTTTAACACATAGCCATTCTACAAATATATTTGTTCCATCTTCAGTACTATCTGAAGTAGTTGGAACTAAATATAGAGTATTAGTTAATTCTGCAGATGCATGTGGTAATACTGAAACAATTTTATAAATGTCTCCGATATTAGCAGTTGTACTAATTACTCCATCTTTAATAACTATACCGTTACCAGCTGTTAATTTATCCTATTTAGTATCCTATAAATTTTTAATATTTATAGAATTAGTACCAACTACCCCTGTTAAGCTGTATAAGACTCGATCAAGTGTCGTTATCTTTAAGGAACTAAATCCTGGAAGATTATTAGTATTAACTACAACTGCTTCTGCTAAAGAAATAGGAACAAATTCTTTACCTTGTTGAAATAGTCTTCTAATTTCTGTCATAAACTAAATAATTGTTCAGGAATTTCATAATCTATGTTTGTTTTAATAGTAGAGTTAACAAAATCTAAATTCTCAACTAAATTATATACTTCTTTTTTAGTAATAAAAATAGATGTGTCTAGATTTGCAACTGCATCTTCTAAAACTTTACTTATCTCATCTTTACTATAAACTCCTAAATTATCCCTAGCTAATGCTTTCTCAGATTCTTCTTTAAATTCTCCTAAATAATTTTCTTTACAAAGATAAGTATGTAACTATGGTTTAGGACAATTTGTAGTTAATTTATCATCACAACTAAATCCACTATCTATAGTTGTCTTTTTAAATTCCACTTTATCTGGAATTTCAATAGGAATAGAAGGGGGTTTTTCAGGTTGTGGTGGAACAAAAATGGACCAGGAGGAATTATCTCCCAGTCCAATCTTTATATCATTCATTGTAATCTTATTTTCTTAGGATAATTTGCTGTAAAATCATAATTAAGTAATTCTTCTGTAGATTTTAACTAGTTAATAGCTATTCTATGTTTAGCTGTTGTAGAGAAGCATTCCCCCGCATAAACTTCTAACTTATTTAAGAATTCTTTTAATTTGTCAGCAGAAATATCTAATAATTCAGAACCTAACTAAATAGTTACAGTCTAAGCCCCACAATTAATTAAATTCTATAATCCAATTCTAGTATCTTTATTCAACCACTTCTTATCTTCTTTATAATAGAAAGAATTTACATCAATAGATTTATCATAAGATGTTAATTTAGCTTGTAAAATATCCTTTAACTAAAAGTCAAAACAAGCTCCATCTTTTTCTATTAATAATTCTTTCCATTTAGAGAGAGGAAGAGCCAATAGGTCTCCCCTCTCTAACATATTATTTAAAGATAAATTCTTATCAATCATTCTAAGTGCTTTTATTATAAGTAAATTGTGTAAATGGAACTCCCTAATGTTTAGTCACCCTCCAAGCCGCTATATACTAATACATATTAGCATCATATGCATTATTGCTAAAGGTTCTACCTGGAATCCACTCATATCTATGTGCGGTACAACTATAATCTGTACACATATTCTAATAGGAATAACTATTGTAATTAGAGGAATTATTTATAGTAGTAGTTGTATTCTAATTATTAGCTATGTTAGACCACACAGAAGGGAAGTTAGTTCCCATAACTGATTTAGCATTAGAGAATATTGCTTTATTCTTAGCCTCAGTACCGGAACTTTGTTTAGTAATAGTTTCCGAAACAGACGTACTATCAATAAAGTTAGTACCTTTAGCACTATAACCTCTATAATACATAATTCTTGCTAACTATTTAGCAGATGGAATATACCAATTACCCTAAGCAAACTAGTTATAAATAGTACTTTCAGTAGACTTTAATGTAGGCTGATACAAAGTAGCAGCATAATAATAAGGATAAATTACACAACTAGATAACTCATCAGAAGTTACATTAGTAATTTTTAATCCCTTACACAAAGATATTAACTTATCCATACTTTTTATACTATAAGTTTGGGTAATACTATCATAAGCAATGTAACTCTTAACCTAATTCTAAAAACTAGAATATAATTTATTAAGAACAGTGGTATTCACTGTATTTACATAAATAGCAGTATCTTCTTTACCAGTAAATCCATTTGTAGTAAAGTCAGTATAAGATTTATATGTAATCTAATCTACTGGTTTATCAGTGGATACACCAGACATAGCTATATAGTCACTAGCATCAGAACTGGTAATATTAGCTATTAATCTCTAATTTTTAAGCCAATCACCTATAGCATATAATTCTTTAAGAACTAAATCTTCGCTACCACTAATACCCTCTGGACTAAATCCTAGGTAGAATGAAGTATTCTCAGTCATATTCTCCTTACCTATAACATAAGCTGTTCCACTAGTATCATTAGTATTCTCTACAGCATATACCATACCCACACAAGTTTTATTAGCATTATAGTTATTAGAGTATGAACCATCATAGTAAACAAAGTCTCCAATTTGAGGGGCTGTCCACTAGATTTTAACTTTACATGTAAGTTTAGTAGGAGTAGAACTTCCAATTTTATATACTAAGATATTAATTACTGGCTATACAGTAGTACTTTCTTTAATTAAAGTAATATTACCTGTCTTTGAGTCTACCTTTAAGTACTAATCATAAGTAGAACTAGCTAACTAATAATCAATATGTAATCTAGGAGTTGGGTCACTTACTATTTTTACCTAGTTACTATTAATCTATAAATTAAATTTACCAGTTCCCTTATCACCCAATCCAAATATAGTTATTTCAGAATCACAAGTAGCAGAGAAAGCTGAACTAGAAGCTTTATAATTAACTTTTGGATTATTAGTTGCATTATCAATATCTCCAAACTATTCTACCAAGCTCTTCTTAGTGTCATAACTAATTTCTACCAAATCACCTGTACTATCTACAATATTAATTATTCCAGTAATATTGTTTTTAACAGAGAGTAACTTAGAGAGGGTTTGCTCAGTTACATTAATAGTTAAGTTACGTAAAGAAACAGATTCAAGACTGTTACAATCAACCAACTATTCTAAGAAAGAATTCACATCAAATTGTCCAACATTAGATAAATCTACTGTCTTTAAATTACTAGTTCCTTCTAATCTGAGTTCCTTAACTGGATTATATAATTCTAATGTCTCGATAGTCTCAGGAAGAATTACAGTTTCTGCTTTACTTGGTAATATAACTCTCTTGAATGTAGTCCCACTCAGATTAATCTCTTTTAACTTATTAAAGTCTGTAAGATTAAGAGTTTCAAGTGTGGTCATATTATTAAGAGTTAAACTCTCTAATACCGGACCTCTCATTGCAAATTCATCCAATCTATATTTAGGATAATCAGTTCCAAAGAAGTCTTTATATACTTTTAAGTTATTATTATCAATAGTAAAGTTAGTTAATCTAGTATATGAATCTTTAGGTTTAATACTGTAGTTAACTAGACCAGTTATATTAAGTTTCTTGTATAATACTGTAGAAATTAAACCTTCATTAATAGCTGGACCTGTTTCCTTTAGATTAACTACATAATTCTAATCTGCTTTAACTAAATATTTAATTATATCCGGTCTATAATCGGCATTATTATTAGGCATCAAATACTTAGTACCATCATAGTAATATGTAGGATAAAAATCCTAAAAAGGAGTAAATTCTAATCTTAACTACAAGGGTCTCTTATTACCTCCGGCAGAAGAACCTGTTGGATAATCGGGAGTAGTACTCTACTTAGTATATGAAGCTAAGAAATTCCTTCTCTTTTCCATAAACTACTGCTCACCTTCCAGACATGAACCATGACTCTGCTCAATAGGTTCGATCTAGTTATTATCATAATACTCAATAGCACCTGCATTCTTAATTATTTGAGCATTCTCATAATAAATTTGAGCAGTATGATTATAAGCAATAGCAGGACACTTGTCTGCCTAAATACTATAGAAATATTTATAGAAATTAGTATTCTCTCCCGAAGCTGTTCCAAATGCTTGATTAATTACTGTATGAAGTTTATTTTTAATAATATCTTCAAACTGCAAATCAAACATATAGAAGAAGGCATTTAATCCACTATCACCCCATTTGGAGGCAGTCTCTGAAACATAAGATGGTTCAAGTAAATTATAAGGTTTAGACTACAGACCGTTATTATCAGTTGCAATAACAGTATCTAAGTCATCACCATATAATCTAATTAAATAATCACCTCTGTCTGACGGCTACCAGTTATCGGTTTCATCGGACACTGCTTTATTTTCATAGATTTTACCAAATATCTAAAAGTAAGTGTTTTTAGCCCTATTATCAGTACCTGATAAAAATCTAATTACAGCCTAATGCATGGCTACATCATTTATATCTATATATTTAGTTATTCCCTTTTTAAATAAAGATTTGAGTTCATCAATAGCTATATCAAGCTAATTAATGCTAGAATCCATTCCAAAATCTTCATAGATATTTAGTCTTGACCAACCAGTAGTAGGATCATATATAGTACCTCCTCTTACCCAGCCTCCAACAGCCTCTCCAGTAGCACTTGTACTTCCTGCAAACTCATCATAGCGATAAATATCGCCTTCTTTAGAACCAGTAAATGCCGGAATAGCCTTAGTAGCTATATATCTATTTAATGTATCCCATTTAGTAACATCTGTCTCCCCTGTCTTAACTAAATTAAAGTTATATTTGTAAACAAAGTCTACAAACTCTCCAAACTTATTTAATGATTTACGAGCAGGTTCTGCAAAATCATTGGCATCATCATTTAATCCAAAGTCTACATCCCAAGAACCGCGATTCTAGTAAACAATAGATTCGTCGGAAATCCAAAGATTCTTTGTATAATCTCTATTAGGTGATTGCTATTCTTCTACTGTAACAGTTGGGAAATTAGTTAATGTTCTAGAACTTGCTGAATTTAATCCAGCACGTTGCAAAGCAGCCCAAGGTCTTCTAAAGTTAACATGGGGATCAGAGTTCTCACCACCTTCTATTAAGATATATTCAGGAGTTGCATTCTCATCATAACCGAAAGTAGCCTTATCACCTTTAGCTGAACCAAATGTCTGGAATCCCATAAACTAAATATCAGGATTCTTAAGTAAGTCTGCTAATTCATAGTTAGCCACAGACTCTAAATCAGTAATTAAATAGAAGTATAAGAAAGCTTCTTCATGTACTGCCTTACGGCCTCCCATAAGTAATCCGGTCTAATCAGAATCCGATTTATATGCATCATTATAAAGTTTACAAGCTCCCTCTTTATGAGACTGCATAGAAGAAGCGAAATTGACCTTACCTACAAGTTTAGTTACCTTTAAATCTTTTTCAGTAGAATCATACTAACCACTGTAAGGAGGCATATTATAATAACCCTTCTTTTCATGAGTAGGTTTAGCTATAAATTTATTAGTAGAAGTATCTAAATCTTCGTAAGGAGTAAACACACTCTTCACCTTAATTTCATTGTCTTTAAACTTATTTAACTAGAATGTTGTATTCCAAATTAAATAACGCATAGCCGAAGAACCCTAACCCTTAACAAGACCATTATTTATTCTACCACCATATATTTTATTAATTGCCTAATCAGCATAGTTAATAAATAACGTACATCTAATTTTCTTAGCTGCTTTATCTTGATCTCCAGGTTTATTATTTTCAGCTTGCCAGGTTCTATTTGGTAACTTACCCCCTTTAGGGAATACATATACTAACGTATTGTATTTACCAAAACTTTTAGCAAATGAAATCGCACCGTTAGTTCCTAGGATATTATTTCTATCGTAGAACTTATCTTTCTATTCTCTAGTAGCTAAGAAGGAAATATAATTATGCTAAATCTAATCAAAAGTAAGTGCCGTAGAATTATAAACTCTTAATAAATATAAGTCTAAATCAGAACCCTTAGGATTTATTTGTAACTAAGCCTCCTGCTACAGTGCAAGTAAAGTGGCATCATCAATAGATATTTCTCTATTAATTACTCCATTAACATAGATTCTTACTAAGTTAAATTTGGCACTGTCCAAATTAGCTTTTAATGTATTATAAGAATCCTATGCTAAGAAATAATTAGGATAATATGGATCATTCTAATTAAGAGTAAACCCCTTTTGTACTGTAATAGTAATATGTGTATCCGCATCTTCCTTGAATTGTGCAAATCTAGCATTATAAAGCTACTCTGCTGATGTGTTCCAACATACTACAGTTGGTTTAATTAACATTTGACCAAATGTAATTACTGGAGACTCCTCATTACTTATATTATAGGATTTAAAACCAAATTCAAGAGTAAAGTTATTACTTAACTATAAATTAACAGGAGTTTCAAATACCTTATTAGTATTAGACTCTACTCTATATATTATTTTACCATCTGAAGCCGTCCAATAATCCGGACTTACATTAAATAAAGTAGTAGTTCTACCATTTATCTAATCAAAGTTAATTGTAGGTCGGGGACTAGCAGTATACAAATAATTAGCATTTGCCTTAGAGATAGATAATGTCTAATAATTAGACATAAATACCTTATTAGAATTAGTTGATTGGAACTAATAAAGCTAGCCATTTACTTCTACTTGTAAATACTATTTAGCATCATCACTATTTACTTCTATATATTTCTTATAAGTAACCTCGTATTTATTATCAGCTGTATAATTCTAAGCATTAACTATTACTGTATCAAGTAAGTTCTATCTATCATCTGATGAGTCAGAATTTAGATAGGTATTAATAGTTACTGACTCTTTAGTAGGACTATAAACAGTAAGTGTATACAACTCTACTGTATCGTGGTTATTAATAGAACCCGTAATTCCATTTACCGCTACAGCAACTCCACTAAATCCTGAAGGATTAATTACACAAACATTTATATAATTTGTTGCAATGTTTTGAGTCTTATGTACTGCCTTAACAGTTAATAAATTTAAGCCGGACTATAACTCACCAAAAGACAGATCACCGTCAGTAGTATTTGTAGGTTTCGCATTTAGATAACCCTCTAAATGATATTCTGTAGATAAGCCTCCACTAAGAGTGAACTGAGCAGTGGTAGAAATAATATTGCCTGTATACAACAGAGTTATCTTCTAGCTTTTAATAGATACATTAAGAATGCTAGATTTTTGTGGATAATCTACAAGAGTAGCAGTAATTTTACTCTCCTATGAATCAGTAAACAATTCTGTAATGTCTACCCATCTTAATTCACTATCTGCTTTATTAAGATGTTCAATTCTTGTACCAGAGGAATCTAATGTAAAATCTTTTAATGCATAAGGAGCAACAGTAGTTTCCATACTATTAACCCCATATTGTATCTTAACTTTTACGGCACCGGCGGCATCCTAAACACCAAAAGACTAGGTAGTAGAAGTATGACTTGTAGCTACTGCTAATTCTACTTTACTCTTAGAATTACACTACATAACTACTTCACCAGTTTTATAAATAGTACCATTAATTCTAACAGCAACTACCAATACATCCTAATCGTAGGATGGAGTTTCTACAGTAACTCTAGTAGAAGTAATTGCCTCCCCATTATAATCTCTTAATGTAAGGGTACTATTAGCAAAATCCATAGAATTAACAAGATGGCGAGAGATTAAATCTTCTACCTATTGACCGGTTTTTTCATTCCAAGGTGTCTCAAGCGATTCAATTTTATTTTCTAAATCTTTAAAGATTGCCATTTTATTTATTTATTTTTCCAATAATCATTATCTAACCAATTTTTATCTGAAAGCCAAGAACCACTACCATAACAGCTCTTTATAGCATTTAGCACAGTTAAAAATACTAACTAGGAACCTTTATATACAGCTCCTATACTTCTCTGTGCTACCTATTCAATTGTGTCGATTAATTCTGAAAGATTTTTATTAATTTCAGAAACTAACTTACCATTTCTATATATCATTTAACATCTAATATAATTTTATTAAGCTTCTATCTAAGTATTAGTTTCAGTATGCTTGGCTTCAAGTGCTGCAATACGTGCTTCAAGTGCTGTGAGAGCTGTAACGTCAGCCTTAGCAGCAATCTATTCAGCAATCTCACTCTTCTTGGCATACTCTTCGAGAGACTGGTGCTCTGTAAGATAATTACCTTTAGGCTACTTTGCATCAATAGCAGCATTTAGTGTGTTAACCTGCTCATTAAGTTCTGTTGTAAGAACATAATCATTAAGGGCAGTAGAGTTAGCCTTTTTTGAAAGCTTAGCATTAACATCTGATGTAATAGACGCTTCTGCTGCCTTAGCCCTTGTGATTTCTTCATTAAGAGCAACTGTAGTAGCCTTAGTAGCAATAGTATTACTAATAGCTGTGTATAAATCATCATTATTCTTGAGTTTATCTGCAATCTCCTTCAATGTATCATAAGCTTCAGGGGCTCCTCCAATTAAGTCTTTTATAGTTTTTCTAAAGGAGCCTTTAGTATTGGAATCCCCATTTATAATATTTACAAGGTTAGATAATAGTTTAAAATCTTTATTAGTGTCATACCTAATTAAAGGCTAATATTTTCCATTTTTCCAAATTGTTGACATAATAAATAAGTTTTAGTTTAATAAATAATAGGAAAAGACAACAATATAAGAATATTATTAAACTTTGAATTTATCTATTATTTCATTTACTTTAGAAATACAATCTGCTAAAGTTGCTGAATCTTGTAGATTAGTTACACCCTACATAATAGACTTTATCTATCTTTCTAATAAGTCTGCAGTTACAAATCCCGAATCATCTGCATTTTTGCCATATGTTAAATAGTAAGTATCATCCTGTAAAGTCCCATCTGTCTCTAACTATTTATATTCTTCTTGGGATAAACACATCCACTTAGGTACTTCCGAAACTTTAGCTAACTTCTCTGTGCCATAGAATATACCGTCAGTTTTAATACTCATGGTATTACCTGAAGTATTCTAGATAGTATTTACCATTAAGCTTTCCAACGTAGCTCTAGAGTTTTTAGTTATTTTGGTGTCTAACTATTCTGTAACAGTAGACTTGTATTCTTCAAAAGCTGTAGTATTTAAAAATGAAAACTAAGTATTTACATCATCTACTCCAAAATTTGAAGGCTTTAAATATTTAGAATCAGATGTTTCTGCTGTTTGATACTTATCTGTTACTTCTTTTAAAGTAGTTTCTGCAGTACCCTCTAAAAATGATTTATTTATATAAGTATTTGTGGCGTCTTCTTTAGTTAAGTAGTTGGTAGTAATATTAGTATTATTACTTTCCACTTTCTTTTGTAAAGCCAGGAAACTAGTGTTATCAGCTTTAGAAGATGCTAGGTTCCAAACACGTTGGTACTATTCTTGATTTACATAATATGTATCCTTATTTTCAATACTATCCTCATAAATATAATAATAAGTGTCATTATGTAAATATGGTTTTTCAGAATCTATTGCAGTCCCTTGTCCTGTAGTATTTTTCTTCCATTCTGTATATTCGGCTTCTGTGCAACTAACTAACTAAAGAGCTTTATAAGAAGCCACCCATCCGTCAGAATTAGTTATATTAGTTTTGTCCACTAACATATAAATATAACCATCTTCAAGATTAGAAACTGACATACCTTCATATGCTATTTCAACAGGAATAGTATATAATTCCTAAGTAGTACTTACTACAGTTCTACAATCTAATGGTTTAGGAGTTTGTACTGAAAATGAAACTCCCAACAACGAATCACCTGTATATTTCATGCTAATGTGAATTGAATTTGATGAGGTAGTTCAGAAGCATAAGAATCATTCTTAGTCCATACCTAATATGTATAATCGTTTATCTGTTCAATAGATTTAGTCCATCCAGACATATCAATCTCTAAGAATCCTAAACCACCATTTACTTTTAAGCTATCTAAAGTTGAATTAGCGCCCGGTATTTTAATAACAGCTTTGCCTGATAAATTAATTTCCATTATATTAGATTGAGTACCATACTTAACTAAAGTGCCTTTATGAGTATTATAATACCAGGGATATGTTGCAGAAATAGTAGCCACTGTTTTATTTATAGAACCTGCTTCAATTCTTTTATCAGTAGTCTATCCTCTATCATCAATTAAATATTCTCCGGCAGAATAATCGATTATTACTTTATAAATATAATCTCCCAACTCTGTATATGTAGATTCTGTGTAAGCCTAATCATTGTGAGTTATAGAATCCGTTTTAGAAGTTATTTCTCCAGCATCCCCTTTAATAAAAGTTGTACTTGCAGGAATGATAGGGCTACCCACTTCTACTAGCTAACTAGATACATTAGATACCACATAAGGTTGAACTAATTCTCTAACTAATACCGGGAATAATAGTTTATCTAATATGGTAGAGAATGCTTTACCTTTTAAGTCAGATACTTTAGTTCCCTATTTGAGTCCTCCCACAGAAATATTCATTTTAATATTATCCTATAATTCTGATTTATATACAACTGCAGAAGAGCTTTCAACATAGAGACCATCTGCATTAGATTTAATAGCATTACCTTCAGCTTGAGATATAGCAAAATCTAATTTAGATTCCTCATTTAAAGCTACTGAACCCGAATGTGTTCTAATCCATGCTTCTATTTTATCATCTACATTTAAATTAGCCAGTTGACTATTTAAGGCCTCTACCTATGTATTAATAGTATTAACTAATTCCTATAAATTAGATAACTCCTCCCCCTAATTAGTAACAGTGCTAGTTAACTAATTTATATTAGCTTTAATAGTTTCTATCTATTTTTCTATCTTTTTATCTTGATAAGATTTAGCTAGAGTTAAAGCATAATCAAGTGCTTCATATATAGATGTAATCTATTCTATGTTTGTTATATGGTCACTGTCAGGTTGATATGTATATTTACCTGTAACTGTTACACCTATACTTTCTCTAGCTAATTTCTTTTCTAGTTCTGTTTGAAACTCTCCTAAAAAATTACTCTTTAAAAGAGGTATAAGTTGTTTAGGTCTTTCTTTAGAACATGGTGTTAAACCTACCTTCCCTACCTAATTGTAAATAGAGTGTATCATTCTAATTTAGTAAGTTCTCTTTAATAAATTCTTTATTATCTATATCTATAGGTAAACTAATAAAACAAATAATATTTAACAATAATGAATAATCATCTTGATAACCTTTCTTTGCTCTATTTAATAAATCTCTATAAAGTTCTATTGCTTTACGCTTTAGAACATCCACATCCATGAGCTGTATGCTATCCATATTCATTATTCTAACAGAAACCTCCACAAGTATTAAATTCTTCTACTATTTTTTCGGCTTCCATAAATTGTTCAAACTAGATTAAATAATCTATTATATTAAGAGTCATCCAAATGAAGTCTCTGGCATATAAATCTTCATTATACGCAGAAGTTCGACATTTATTTAATAATGCATTAAATAATTTCTTACAATAATTAATATAACATTGTTGCATATTTCCTGTAAAGAAAGTATTTATGTGTTCCTACTAAATAGGAGTTCCTTCTAAATTCATTTCCAGTACTTCCCTAAGAGTAGTTTCTTTTAATACTCCATCTACTTCTTTTTTAATAGCTCCTTCATCTATTATATATACCCTATTTATTTTATCTTTATATTCTTGTGAAGCTTTATTTTTATACCAATTATACCAATCTATATTCGGAAATACATAATGGTCAATAGTATAAAAACCATCTTCTTTAAGGTTGAAAGTACATGCATCATCTTTATATACTCCATTTTCTAACTAATTGTGTTCATGTATTAATGCATCTAAGAATGTTATTTCTGTAGTTCCTATTTTCATTAATACATTTACAGTCACCGACTTACTGTATTTAAATAATAATGTATCTTCATAAGTACTAGCCACCTCTTCCTCTTCAGATAAATATTGGTCATACTCTTTAGATAAATCTAATACAGTTAAATCACCCTGTACCGAATTACATATATCTATTTTAAATTCCATTACTTAACTATTGAAATTAATTGAGGTTCACTCCATATATTCTTATCATTATCTAAAACATAATTATTATTGTTCTAGGAGGCGGAAATCATCCATAGATAACCAGTAAATTCCTATTCATTAGTATCTGTCCACTAGTCACCTGGATCTACTGCAGTTTTAATTAATTGAGGTTTTTCAAAAGTATTAGTTACTGTAAATTTAGTAACAAGTCTACTGTCATAAGCCCATTTAGAATATAGAGCAATTTTAAATAAGCTCCAAGCACCACTTACTCTCTATCGCACTGCCATAAATCCATATGGATTAGATGCAGTTATTTCCGATGGGTATTTACTCCAATTATTTTTACCTGCTTCACTAGCTTTGATTATTTCATCTATAGAAGCATCCGTATCATCTACATTCTATAGGCCTCCTCCCACTTCTACGGCTTTCTGTGGATATATTATCCTAGGCTACTAAGAATTATCTTTAACCATATACAGAGTCTAACTAATCTCAGCAATATCTGCAGTTACGATTTCATAAAATTTCTAACCATTTTTAAGATCCTAACCTTCAAAATATACAATAGTTCTTTTCCAGGTATAAGGAGTTTTCACAGAAGGTAATACAAAGTTTTCTCCCCACTAATTAGTTTCATCCTAATTTTCTAACTCCTTCACTTTATTAATATCGGCTGTATTTGTAGCCAAATAATCCACTTTAAACTTTAAAGATTTGGCTACTTCATCAGCTCCCTAATTTTCTGAAATCTATTTAGCAAGATCCGCTAAATAAAGGTCAAGTGTAGTATGTTTAGCTAAAACTGTAACTGCTCTATCTGCTGTCTCCGGATAAATCTAATCACCAGTTCCAGAGTATACTTTTTCACAACTGATTGCCATTACGATTGTCTAATTTTGTCATTATAAGGATTACCATCATTTAACTAAGCTAATTCAACCTTAGTTCTCTAATCCTCTATATCTAATTGTCTATCTTTATAAGTTCTATCTGTTTGAGCTTTATACCAATTAACTTGATATTCTAATTGAATCTTCTGCTAATCAAGCTGCATTCTTTGTTCATTAAGAGATTCTGCTTTCTATTGAGCCTTCTATAACTCTTGCTATGCCTATTGTAACTACTAACTAGTTTCCTCTAATTTCTACTACAGTTGCTATAACTAATTATTTTCAGCTTTCTATTTTTCTATGGCTTTCTTAACAGTATATTTAAGTTCAGTCAAACTCTTAGCAGTAAGAGCTTCAAATATAATATCAGCACTAACTAATCCGGACTTAATTAAATCAGGTAATGTAGATTTAATTGTCTACATATCCTACATAATTTCAGTACTAGATATTACATGTATATCATAGTCTGTAATTGTAAAGTATTCAGGAAGGGCTGTAAATATTTTCTAATATTTATCCCCTAAAGTAATAGTGCCAGTTAGTCCTTTCTTATAAACTATTTTAGCCTAGTTAAGACTATCAAGTAAGACTTCTCTTACAACTAAATCCATTTGCTAATAGATAGGTTTAGTTACAGTATAAGAATTAGTTACTCCCTATTTAACATTAGTTACAGCATCTCTCTATTCAATGCCATTAAGTCTTTCTCTAAATACACCAGTAATGGAAGATACAGTGGATTCAATAGATTGTATAGCTAAATCAATTGCTTGTATTACCTAAGCTGGTAAAGATTCATCATAGCCATTAAATATAGTATTTAAAGGAGCCTATCCATTTTCCATTCTTCCTTCTTGAGAAGAATCAATTAACATTTCTCCTTGTTTCTTATAAGCTCTCCATTTCTTTACTCTAGCCCCAAAATCAGGTCCTAACACTTTAGGAATCATAGAAATGTCAATAATACTACCTTTAACCCCGCTATTTGCTACAATAGCATCTCTATAGTAATGTAAAAGATCATAACGATCCTACAAATGAGCACATTTTAAGATTAAACTATAAGGCTAACGAGCTCTATTTAAAAAATAAACACCATTTACCGACAATCCACAATAATTAGGATTATCATGACTTCTAATTACCTATTTATCAATTCCCCTAAGAATATAATATTCATCACCGATTCTAATTGTATTATATCTCTACATAATAAATTTATCATCAGTTTCTATCCATTCTACTTCATATACTGGAATCAGATTATATCTATGGGAATCATCTTCAGGATAACCGGGAAGTAAATCTTGTTCTTCGTCATCATCACTAGCTTCATCTATATCTACAACCGGACCATAGGCTCTTCTGTACCTAGCTGTGTCATCATCTGTCCAGTTCTATTTAAAATTACGTAAGTCCTCTTTACTCAGTTCATTTCCATATTTAGCTAATATCTAACTTTTAGAAAGCCATTGTCTCACAACTGACCTATAAGATTTCTTAACATAAGGAGATTCAGGATTTCTGTCTACAAAGGTATTTAAAGGATTTAATACCTCTATTTCAATATTAGTTTTACTAAATGATGGTTTTACTCTGTAAAAACAATAACCTGTAACTAATAAGTCTATAAATAATTGTCTAAGTTTAGTTACAAAATCAATTTCTTCAGACTACATAATGTATTGAAGAATATTCTAAGCAGCAATCTCATATTGAGAAACAAATTGCTAATCTTGCTCTTCAATTATTTTATCTAACTACTATTTAATAGATTTATCAGTAATATCCTAGTTATTAGCAAATTTAAGTAAGGAATTATTTAAATGCGTCTTTAAAAATCCTATTATTTGTGTCTATATCAATAGCTATTTTTCTCTATCCATATTACTGATAGTTCCTGCATCTTTACAGGATATTTTTGGTAATATAGGAGTTCCTAGAAATTCACCAACTAACGCATCTACATGTTTTCTTAGTAAAGGCGTAAATTCAACAGAAGTAGGACTTCCTATACCAAAGTTTTCTTCTAGATAACGAAACTATTCCTTGTCTCTTTTTCCATTATAATAATTATAAGCTTTCTATAACTTAGTTTTATCATATACAAGTTCAGAAATGGTTTCGTTAGTCTTATCTATAAGCTCTTTGTCTGTCATAACATAGTTTAGATTCTGGAGGTTGTATTTTAATTGCTTTAAAATACTTTACTCTATGTAATTTACTTCTTCTTAATTCCTCTTTTATAAAATCTACAAATTTAGCATCAGGTAAATCTGCCATTAGTACAAAAGGGTTCTCAGAATGGTCTAGATTAAGAGAAACTTTATATCCTATAGGATCCAAATCTTCAATACGAATATCTCCTATAAAATCTATCTAAAACTGTGTTCTCATATAATCTAGGATCACTTGTTTCAATTCGGTATGGGTCATTGTTTTCCTCCTATTTAATTACTATTTGATTTGATTGTTTCTTTGGAATAACCCCAAATTCTCTATAACCTTTGTCATTTATATAATATCCGTAGTCCTAAAATTCTTCAACTTCTTTGTCAACTTTTGTAGGTTGTCTTCCTGATAATTCCTAGTCGGCAAGTTCAACCATTCCAAGAGCAGCTATAATATCAAATTTTGTTTTATTCTCATCATTATAACCATTTAACTATTCTAGCATATCTTCAAACCAGATATTATGTCCATAGTCTTCTACATAATCAGCTATAAGGTCTGTTTGTTGTTCTATAATAGTTTTAGTTGCAGGAGTACCATACTATTTAGTAGTACCATATTTAATATCAGTCAAAGTGGCTCTAGGTCTTTTCATAAAGTATTGTAGACATTTATTTTCTCTAGCCCAAGTAATCATACCTACACGGGTAGCCTCTATATTAATTCTACAATTATAATATCTACACATACACATAGCTATCTTATAAGCTTCTCTAATATTTTGAGGTCTGTCTTTATACATAGCTACATATTGGGGTTCATTAAGACCAAAGGCTCTACGTTTAATTACAATACAAAAATCAGAAGGGTCTCTAGTTTCTTTAGAAGTTTGAGCAGCACCAATATCAATACCATCAATACCTGCTACATATAAATCATTCATTTCTGTGTATACAGGAGCTTCAAAATCAATCCCCTATTCCTCAGCTTCTCTCTTCTACTTCTCAATCTGTTCTTTATATAAATCAGACCATACTGGATGTTCCAATATCTAAACTTTACCAGAATTAAGAAGCCATCTAAATCCATCTATATTTTCTAAAGAGTGTTTATTAGATTTATAAGTATAATCAATAGTTCCTACTTGTGGTCTAGGTCCAATTTTATGAAGACGTATTTTAGCTAACTAATCTGCTATCTTCATTTTATTAAACTTGTTCTAACCTTCGAGAGTAAATGCTTCTTCTGCATTCCAGCAGCGCTCAGCACACTTTTTAAGATACTCTTCAGGAACAGCTAACAGATTATTTCTTTCTTCTTGTAATAATTTCTTATACTCTGTCTAATTACAAACTCCTCTAGAATCCATATATTCAGGATTCAAAGACTGCAGAAAATAAGGAAGAAAGAATCCGCTCTCTATAGTGGTTCCATCTTGTGTCCACTTATGCCTAAATGGTAGAATTTTAAAAGCCTTAGGATTATAATAAATCTTTTTTAATCCTTCAAGAGGGGGACCAAAGTCACCTCCAGTACCACCAAATAACATAATACCTCTAGGAACACCTTGTACTTCACATAATTCTTGTCCTTGCACTACGGCAGTAGTTAAATCAGGCCACGAACCAGCCTCATCATAAATAAGAAGATCAACACGATCACCACGAATATTAGAAGGCTTGCTTCCATTAATTCCTATTACAACAGAACGCCATCCAAAGTCTGTGAACTAACCATCTATTTTAACCTAATATCCTGATTTCTTTTCTAGGGCTTTATCTGTTAATCTAGGTTTAAAAAATCCATCAGCATTTGTATTAATGAATGTGAGAGCATGGTCTAACTTACTAAAGGTACCATTTAAATAAGTATCTTTAAAACAAGTAATCATAGTTCTACTTCTTTTTATAGTAGTGTATAGTCTAGCTGCAAGAGAAGCATTTATCTCACTAAAGCCAATTGAACGCGCTTTCATTAAGGCAGCATTTTTATGTAATACTCTACACATCTGTAAATAATGAAAGAACATATATTGAGAAGCAAAGAATACTGGAAAACTTTCATTAGTACCTTCACCTGATGCTTTATCCATATCTACTACTGGTAACTAATAAAAATTTAAGAAGAAATAGTTATCTCCAGTAATAGTATATCCATGTGAGGTCATACCGTATTTACATCTAGTATATTGTTCTTTCCAAAATGCATCCCATCTTTTACTTCTAGGTAAATAAGAACAATATCTCCCAGTTCTTAGAAATGTTTCTCTAACTTCAGTAAACCATGAAGGATCAAAATCTAAACCATGAGTTTCATCTATGGGTCTATAACCAGTTAATTCATAAGATAAAGTAGGATCGAAGCATTCTATCTTCATATCCTTAGTAATATCCCAATATGTCTTATCATTAGAACGTTCAATTCTATATTCATCAACTAATTTCTTAGCCTCTTTAGTATCTTCTTCCTACTATTTCTTTTTTACTTCATCTACAATTAACTAGATTTCATCAGGTAATACTTTCTTCTTTCTAGGCATATCAATTAAAAATCACCTGGGTCATATCCAGTATTAACTCCACCTCTAGTTGTAGACTCTTGTGATACAGACTCTTTAACTTCTTTCTCTAAAGTAATTAATTGCTCATGGACATTACTTAACTAAGCCATCTCCTTCATTACTTTTTCTGCAGAGAAAATAGGTTTACCATTAATATCTCGTTCATTTAAATCTACAATAGTTTCAAAATAATCTATAAACTAATCTGCTGCCCTTCGAGCTGCTTCCAATAATTTCACAGATTTATTTGATTCTTGTAATTTCCTATATTTTCGACAAGCTTCTCTAAATATAGGGTCGTTAAACTAGGCTTCTGTCAAACCACTATCAGCTAGGGCTTCCTCATGTCTTTCCTACTCTAAATAATTAGAATAAGGAGACTTCCAATCTAAAGCCAGATAAATGTAAGTAAGTTCTTTATTTACTCTAGTCTTAGTTTTTGTTTTATCTCTATCTAGAAGAGCCTTAAATTCTCTGATTAAAAGAATCTCAGGCTCATTTAATTCTAGAACAAGATGGTCACTATCATAATTAAATACATTCATAAATCATTAACATTAGTATTTTATTTCATCTTTTTCTTTTTATAGTTCCATGGAGCAACATTAGCATCATTCTCACCTTTACCTGCACCAGCTTCTTGTCGATTTCTTCTTTGCATTTCGGCAATTTCTTTAGCTGATTTACCCCTAGTATAAGGATTTCTCTAATAAGTTTGTTTTGCAACATCCTTCTTTTTCTTAAAGTTTTTAATAGGGTCAGATTTTCCTCCATCTTGCATTTTTTTACCTGCACATATTTTACAAATTTCTCCTCCCTTTTTAAAATATACTACTTCTTGACCTTCAGGACATTCCCCAATAGACTATTTAATATAATCTAATTTGGCACCGAGTCTTGCTTTACGAGATCCTTTCATTTGCTGAACAATAGCTTGTAGTAATTTAGCTACTTGAGCTGCTTGCTAATCACCTTGTTGTGCTGCCTACATAATTTTCTAAATAGTCTAGTTAGCTTGCTAGTCACCCTACATAGCTGCCTAAACTAAAGTCATTGCCTACTATTCTATCCCCTATTGTCCACTTGCCTATTGTGGTTGTACCATTTGTGCTCCTGCCGCGTATTTATACATCTGTCCTCCTTGTTTAAATTTTAAATTAACTAACTAATTATTCAGTTTATTTGTATCAGTTTCTGGTTTTAATAACTAATTAGTTCCAATGCTATTTACCATTTTCTAAGTACGCTAATTCTATACCTAATTAATAAATGGCTGGTACTTAGAGTCCATAGACCCAGGATTATTTAAATATGTTCTTAAAGCTTTTCGTTCACTTCCTGAATAATCATAAGGATTCATACCTATAGAACGCATATAATCTCTAGTCTAACTTCTATTATAAGTAGGTGCAGTAGGTAACTCTACAGTTGGAGTAACTTCCTTTACTGGAGATTTTGGCACTACATTATCTAACGTCTATAAAGTCATAGTATTAACTGTAGGAGTTGGTGCAGACTAATTAAACTAATTACCTCCTCTCTTACTATAAACATTATTTAAGTAACTGGCTAAATCTTTGTGTTGTGATAAGTAACTTCCTACTTTACTGAAATCTCCCGTCTTATAAGCATTTGCTACATCTGCCTGAGATACTCCATTATAATTCCATATTCCTCTACCCTTATTAATCCAAGAATTGGATGTAGGAGCTTTTGGAGCTAATGCCGTTCTTGGTTTACTGGTTGTGGGAGGTGCACTAGTATGAGGGCTAGCTGCAGAGTTTTCCTATGTTTGTTTGTCTACTCTGGTGAAATCTTTTCCATTGTCTTTAAATGGATGAACGATCTTCTATCCTGTACCTGGTGTATAACTAGTATCTTTAGTAGTCATAATATCAACTCCTGAATATACCGGTGCAGTTTTCCAAGGTACTGCATTTTTAGGTTTAGTAGAAGGTTGTTGTTTGGAAGGAGTGCTTGGTCTAGTCCCTCTTTTATTTAAAATACTTCCTGTTTCTACATTATAATTGCCCTTAATCCCTGATTTGGAAAAAAATCTTCCATTAGAATAAAATATTCCATTATCATTTACTAATCGGTAAGATTTATCCTAAGGATTATACTAAATATTGCCATTAGCATTTCTATGGGACATAAGTATGTTAGAAAATCTTCTAAAAGCATTTTGACTTCGAGCATCTGTTGACTATGCTGCATTAACTGTTTTCCATGCCATAATTATACAAGTATTAAATCCTTAGTATTGAATACTGCTTCCTGCATTAAACCAGAATCAGTAAACCATCTACATCTCAATCCTTTCATTTCATCTTTAAATAATGCTTGCTCTTTTCTAATAACAAGCATAGCCGGACAATGCATTTTGTCACGCTAACGCAGACTTACAACATCTCCCGGCTATAGATAAACTTTATTACTTGTTTCCATTATCTTTAATTTGATTCTTTCTTTCTGTTAATTTCTCATTAACTATTGCCATAATTCGTGATTCATTAACTACTACAAATCCTTGCTTGAAGAATGGAACAGTAGCTTCACTAGCTTTAGTAAAGAATACTACATCACCTTCTTTTAGGAACTCACATTTGAACCCGGTCTCAATTACAGTACCGACACGAATAAACTGTTCTAATTCGTGAATCTGACCATCTTCTTCACTCTTATATTGAGGGGTAAATCCACCCAAGTCTGTAATAATTCCACTCTCTACTGTTATTTTTTGGAAAGGATTCTCATCAAAAGGTTTAATCAATGCATAAGAACCCATTGGTAATATCTCTAAACCATTGATGTCCTTTGAGATTTCCTTAGCATAATCCTCAAGTGCTTTATTGTGTTTTTCAAATTTATCTACATATTCATCTACTTTAGTATTAAATTTAGACTTCTTCTCATTAGCTAAAATAACGTCTGCTCTTTGTCCATTAACTACAATAGGAGTTCCTGTGCTTTCCATACCGATAAGTGATTGAGCTACTTTCTCTTTTCCATTTAATTCACTTCTAAAATCCATAGTCATTTACATTTAATTTACGGCAATAATTACCATTTACCCTGTTCACAAAATTCATCTTTAACTCTAGTTTTATTATCTAATACACATCCACATAAATCACATAAATCACCGAAGTTAGTATTTAATTTATGGTCACATCTATGACATATACCTAATCTTGTAATAGCTAAATCTTGATGTTTATTCTTAATATTATAATATATGCTTTTTAATATAGTTAATGGCTTAGTTAAAATACCATGTAACCATTTAATTAATATGTTTAATTTCATTCCTTTAATCATTAGCAAAGTCTCCATAATATTTCTTAGAAGCTTCTTGTCGAGCCTTACACATTACCATTTTCCACAAGGACATTTACTATTTAAGTTTTTAATCTTAGCGTGCAGCCAACATCCGCATCCCTTTAAATATCCCTTCTTAGGTGTTGTACTTACATCATTATTTTCAGGATTTAAATACAAATGTGCATTACAAATCTCATTTTCTTGGTCACAAATAGGACAAGCTCTACATATTTTAGTACGTTTAGTTATATATTCTTCCATATATTAATTTGTATATTAATTCTTAGTTAATTCCATTATAGTGCTATAAATTAAATAAGCTATTAGTAATAATGCTATACATAGTATCATATTAATATTCAATTCGTTTATTCTTTAATCTACGTTCTTGTAGAAGATGTTCCTTTTCATAATAAGATAACATACGTTCTACTTCTTTTCTAAGATAAGGTAGATGATAAACAGTCATATTGTCATTGTGATCAAAATGTACTAATACTAAATCTTCTATACTAAAATCAGGATTATATGATTCAATTATATAAGCATAAGTACTAAGCTGAAGACAATAATGATAATAATTACAATCATCTAAATTATTTAGAGGAAACTTCATCTTAACAGAACTTCTTACTTTAGAATCAAAATAGCTCTTGGTATCAATCTTCTTATTTGTTTTCCAGTCTCCAATTACGATGGAATTGCCTTTTTTAACTAATAAATCAATCTGACCTGCAATATGTAATTTACCAGATGGAGAATCCCAATGAATTAAATACTCAGGATATACTGCGTTTTCCAAATCTAAAGAAGTTCTATCTTTTTGACATTCAAATTTACCTCCTATTTGATATTTATCTAGAGTAATATTCTTTTTCTGGGTGTAAAAGGAATTCTCTAATCCTGCATGTATTTTAGTACCTCTTTCACAAGACCTTCTATTCTCCTCATCCCAAGAGTCTAATATTTCTTGCTGTGCTTTATTAAAATCTAGTTCTGTAATATTATGTAACTCTAACAGAACAGGATCAAATTTCTTAGTATTTAAAAGAGACTTCTTCTCAATCTTAAATTCATCAGCAGGTAATAATTTCTCTAAAGCTTTATATGCTGACCAAAATTCCTTATCAAATGGCTGACCAAATTGTTCAATCATAGTAGTTACAGAAGTAAACTTGATAGAAGGGTCATTAACATCCCAATAACGATGTACTTCTTCATTAAAGGCTACTGTTCCGTTTTGTTTATCAATACTTAAATTTTCCATATAACATTAACATTTTACATTTATTTTATATTTATCTAAATTAATTTTTAACTTTTCAATAATAATATATAATTAGGTGTATAACAAATTAATTAGTAATATAAACTCTTAAATTTAATTAAAATGGAAGATTTAGAAATATTTGGTATCCCTTATCTAGCTAAAGGTTCAGGAATACACATTAAAAAAGAAAATAGAGGAAAATTTACTGAGACTAAAAAGAGAACAGGTAAAACTACTGAAGAATTAACACATAGTAAAAATCCTCTAACTAGAAAAAGAGCCATATTTGCTTAGAATGCAAAGAAATGGAAACATGAAGATGGTGGTGAAGTACATAAGCCAAATGGTCATAGATCAATATTAGATAATGGATGGTTTAAAACAAAGGATTTAAAGAAGAATCATCTTCTCACTTATTAGTAGGGCGGACCTTTTTAGATTAGTGACTCATAGCCTCAAGTATTACAAAGATATATCTCCTTAGTTAATTAGGGTATTCCACAGTAGGCTGCTTTTGACACTTCACATTTATCTATGATAGAAGATGGCAGACCTGGAAAATATTATTCATTTGGAAGAAGGGCATCTAACTTAGGTGGATGGACTAAAAATGTAACTGATAGTCTAACTAATGGTAGATATAAAAACTTATAGAATGTTTAGAACTTTGGACAGTTTAAATAGGGATTAAAATAGAAGAACTATAATACAAGACCGGCCTTCTATAATGTAGAAATGAATAGAGGGAGAAATAGGGATAAATAGATTATTAATTAGTGGAATAAGCAATAGGGTTTAAATCCAATTGCTCAAATATATAATTAGAATAGTAACTAGGTATGAGAGATATAATTAGAATAGTAACTAGGTATGAGAGATATAAATATACAATTGAATGAATTACAAGAATTTCTAAATTTTGTAAATGAGAGAGATAAATAGTTATGGGATAAATATTTAATTAAATGCACCCAATTAAATGACGATATAGAATTGTGAAATAGTTTTTAATTAAATTAATAACAGCACATACTGGAATAAGTAGTAAAAGAGTGTGCGGAATATTAGGATGGATAGTTAGTTTAATTATTCTAATATACTGTTCTATTAGTTAGATACAAGCTCCTGATATGATAAATACAGTTTTATATTGTTGTATGGGATTACTAGGTATAGATAGTATAACTAGTATATGGAGAAAATAACTATTATAGTAATTAATAGATACAATAAAAGGCGGCTTAGCTTAATTGCTAGGTCGCCTTAAATATTTTATAATTCAAATTGAAGAATTGGTTTCATTGTCTTTACGTTTTTTAGCTACATTAGTACAATTTACTGAATTACATGTAGTATGGTCTGTATCTAATTGCAGAGAATATAATGTATCTGAAACAGAAGGAGATTTCAATTTTGAATTTAACAAAACATTATCCATACTAGGATATGTGTAACCTCCACTATTAATATGTACTGAGTTATTATAATTAGGAATCTCTTTAATACAATCAAGTATAATTCATCTATATTTAAATCAGACAATGCTGAGTGTATATTTTTAATAGTTGCTTTATAAGCAATCATTTAATTAGTTACAATTTAATACTGAGTACTATATGTATTTAATTCATCTAAATAATCTAAGTACCATTGATTATCTTTAAATTGTGTAACTAAAGTATTTTGATTTAAAGTTGCACAATTACCAGCTAACATTGTAGCTTTACGACTTAGATAGTTAGCCATTATATTATTTTTAGGTTTAATTAGTCTGTTAAAAACATCAGTCGATTTGTTCATATCCTTCTAAAATTTCATTATCATATATACTAGTGTGTGTATAACCAGTTTGTCTATTGACATAATGATGTAAAACCACATTACTAGTATCATCTACATTGTCATCTATTACATAGTTCTTTTTAATTATGTAATCTAAATAATTCTCAACCTCGTTTAAATCCCCCTCATAATCCTCTTGGAAAAGAATTTGTATTTTACTATCTAATTTAGACTTTTTCAACTTTTTAAGTTTCTTTTCTAAATTAGTTGTTTTTAAAAGTTTGTCATTTAGTTTATAAATTGCAATAATCATAATACATATCTTTTATAATTAAATTGTTCTCTCACAAGGATTCGAACCCTGACTAAAAGATTTAGAGTCTTCTGTGCTGACCATTACACCATAAGAGAATATTAGCTAGCTATTGAGGGAACTAGCTAAATGTGTATTTAAGTTATTAGTTAAATTTGACTAATTGCTCATTCAAATAGTTAGTTTTATCTGCAATGAATTTTCGTGCATGTGCTTTAAAATAAGAAACTGCAGAGCGGACAGATTCAATATTTTCTGAGTCTAAACAATTCTGAATCTTTTGTAAACCATCATTACCAATCTGTTCACAAATGTCTACAAACAATTCATCATCCAAACTATTTAAGAAATCTGTAAACTTCTCTACTTCAGATTGTACTGGATTAGTGTATTTAACACTGAGTTCAAAACCATTATCTGAACTATTCATTGAAATATCTAAACCGTTTTTATTAAATTTATAATCTTTATTATTTTCAGAAGCTTTCATAAGCTCTTGAAATTCCTCATTTGTCATTATTCCTTCTAATAAGTTTTCGACCATATTAATTAATATTTTAAAATTGTTTTAATTTAGTTCTTTTTTAATCACATTCTACAATAGATTAATTGCTGAAAATATAAAAGTTAAAATAATTTAAAATGTGACAATTAGAACTTTATACCCAAATTATTGCCAAAAAATCATCATTTTAATCCCCCCCCCCGATTTAGTCTGGTGCTAAAAATTTAGAGAGTTATTTAAGCTACGGTAGACACCCACTTTAGTCCCCCCCTCATATTTGAATAAAAAAAGAAACATATTATTAATTTTAAAAATTAAAAGTTATGAAGGATTTTAAAGCAAGTGCAACCGATTTGAAAAAGCAGTTTGATGAATTGAACAAAATTCGCAAAGATGCAGGTCTTAATGAACTCACAGAGGATGCCTGGAAACAGATGCAATCTCGCCAAGAGGGTGGCAATGGTTTTACTATTGGTGAAACTATTCACCTCACAGGTGAGGTCGAGATTGTTGTCGTTTACGCAAATGTAAACGGCAAACAGGTAGCTCAGAATACGTTCTTTGCCGCCAAATTGTCTGATGGGCGAAATATCTCATTACGTAACTTGATTAAACCGAGCTTAGCCGGTTACAAGTGGGAGGGAGATTTTATCGAAGATAACGGCAAAGACGGAAAAGACCACATTGAAACTACTCATACTGCTAAAGCGGTAGAGGGTTTCGACCCCGCAAACGTCGATTTCTTCGACGCCGAAACTCGAAACGTATTGGAACTCTTTATGGCGGTGAAAGCCGGCAAAAAGAGTTTACCAAGTGAACTTACATTGGTGGCACAGGGTTGCCGTCCAATCGTAGCATCTCGTGCTGTAGCTCAAGGTAACTTGAATTACGCAAAAGGTGCTCGCAGAGTTATGCGAGTAAACGTGTGGTCACTCTAAAATTAATAGGTAGGGAGAAATCCCTATCTATTAATTATTACCTTTGTAAGCTAGTGCCGATGGTACAACACTCATTTTGTACTAGTGTATATTTTAAAATTTGTAAGCAAGTGCCGATAATGTAATTATTTTAGTGTATGAAAAAAATAAGAACAAAAAAGGTTATTTGTCTTAAAGGAACCTATTCAGGTAGTACATTTGTAAGTGATGATGGTAGAGAGTTTACATTATGTGGACAATTTACACCTCATCCTCAATATGGCTACTTTGAATTACATGATTTAAACGACGGTTGGTACCGAATAAGTCGACGGGTGGTACTGTAACTGTCGTAAACAACAAAATCACAACAAAACAACAAATAGTAAAAAAATAAGAGTTAGTTAACAATGTTTCTATTTTTTATTCTGGCAAGCTGGAAAGACAGCTACATTTAACAACAAAATTAAAAATAACGCAAATTGTAGTAGCTCTCTGATACACTGGAGAGGTAAGCGCGCAACGAAAGAGGAAGGGGTTTTGCCTATTTTCATTTCATTTGCCATTTTGCCAATTTGGTGTATGGAGAGCTGTTACTTTGTATTATTTGAAAAAACAAAAAATGCAAAATTAAAACAACACTAAGTCCTTTATTCAGTTAGACGGTTAAACTGAAAATTATCTTTAGTTAAAAAAAACACAGCTCACTTACTTATCTAGAGTGGAGTTGCTTCTTAGTATATATTAATCAACATTATTATAAAACTAAGTTGTATGAGTCGTAACACATTGAGAGTATATTCTGTAAATATACAAAAAGAAAGCTGAATGAAAATTAGTGTAGGGGATAGTAAGTGTTGAAGAACTACACATTTTTAAAGTGCAGGTGCTTAAAGAGAGGCTTCCCTTGAACAAGGAGTAAGAGAAATTGTTTAATTAGCCGAGTGTGAGCGGTACATAGCTGACGTCTTGTGTATTAGACTGTTGGAGAGACAACCTGGAAAGACAGGTAATTTATAAGTCAGCCAGGAGACTATAAAATTCATACTGATGGACGAAATAGCTAGTAACAGTTGTACGTTATTAGCTATCTATGAATAAATAAAATAAGTATAATATTTTAACAATGAAAGAGAATATTGTAAAGAATGGAGTAATTAGTTTTGCTCCTGATGACGAAAGTACAAATATCTTGGGTAACCAGTAATTATGAATTCAATGGAACTACTCATTATGATCAAAAAGACGTTCAAGAACGTGGAGAGGATTTCGAACCATCATTAACTTGACATCAAGTTAAATGATGGTACTATCTATCCTACCACAGATAGAGTAGCTCGTGTGGAGAATACCTTCAGCAATTTTTGCTGCGGTATCAGTAAGGTATTTTATGGGGAGAATCTTCCAGAGCCTGAGGATGGAGTTTACTACATTGTATCAGCAATGGTACTAGCAGCTAACAATAGTAAGCCTAGACGTAGAGGACATCCAGACTGCAAGAGGGATTCATAGTCTCTGTACCTGGATTCGTAAGATCATCTTTAAACAACTCCAGTAAATAAAAGCACTGTATCAGGGTTGTAACCTGACTGGAGTTCTATTTTATTAACTCTTTAACTAAATAAAAAAATGATAGTAGAATTAGAAGGCAAGAAAGGTCTTGTCAAAGAGAGTGACAACTTAGTTGATGCACTCAAAGAGTTTAACCCTAAAAGGGTTAAATCAGTGACTCACACAGAGGGTACAACCTTCGCAGTACCAGTAAAAGCTGACAAGGGTTATACCCTCAAAGTCACAGGTAAATACAATAATCGTACAGGAGAATTTGAGTATGTCTAATAAAAAGGATAAGTTACAAGGGTATGACACATTGGTGTCTACCTTTGTACTCTTATCTAAAGAGTCTAAGGAAGAAGTATTAGATAAGATGGATAAAGTAAAGTCTACTCATTATTATAAAGGACAATTAGTTCTTGATATGATGCATATTGGGCTTCATGTTGGTTTGATACCTCTGTAGAGAACACACTGGTTTATCAGAAGTGTATGAAGATACTGAGCCTGAATATTTTAATAAGTAATTAAAATGTACAGATTTTTAGTACTTAATTTAAGAAAAATGTATTCTATATTATTGATTCTAGTAAAAATAGAGCATCTAACTAGAATACGTATTTCTAATAGAATAATTGAAGATTGGTACAAGAGGTAAACACTCTAGTTTAGTTAGAAAGACAATAAGATTTAATTGTCAGAAATGTCTCTATCTGAAAAGAAAGATGTTTATTGTTTTGTACATTACTATCTTTAGTAAATAACTCTTTAACAAAGTGCATTATGACATTCCAAATTATTAACACAACAGCCAATTAATTTGGCAGAGTTTGACAGTAAGTATTGTACAATTACAGGTACTCCTGAACTTTCTAAAGAGTTTGGGCTGTGGTTAGAAGGTGTGTTTAACACTTATGCGGATATTGCTGACAAGGCTAAAGATTCCATAATATATGAACAAGTAGTACATGATCATAGTAATCGTATGATGACTTGTAGTGTCTCATTATTTATGAGGGTAAATTAGTACTACCTACTGATGATTTTGAGACACTTAGCTATGAACAGGTGAAAACACTCATTAAGTTTTTCTTATCAGAGAGTATTCGTAAGAAATACTACTTTGAGTTTCATTATTAATTAATAACTATTTAACAATAATAAAATTATGGTATACAAATTGAATCCAACTCTGAAAATGTTCTTAGAGAGATTCAGCAATGGGTGAATACTAATTATAACTGTGACAAAATTCTTTGGAATGACTGTAAAGAAATAAGTTACAGAAAATTTAGTATTATAAACAATTAATAACACCTTAACAACAAAATTATGAATAAGATAAATAAAGTAACAGCACTTATTATGTTAGTAAGTGCAGTCAATTAATTTAGTTAATTGTCACACAGCCAACAAACAGCTGAAAAAAGTTATATCTATACAGGCTAATCAGTTGGACGAAATGGATTCAGTATATTATAATGTTTTAGTTAAGTAACAATATTCGCACATAGTTTTAAGACGAGTTTAAACTGCTCCCTTTAATAACAATTTAAATAACAATAAGGGATAGAGTTGTAAAATAAATATGGTTGCAGTATCACCCAATGTGGCAACTAGTAGTATTATGCAATAAAATACTAATTAAGGTAGTGGGTTATCAGCTCTATCCCAATTACACACTTAACAGAAAATGATTACAGGTAGTTCAACACTTATTCAGGTATTCCAGTTATATCAGAATAAGATAAAAGAAAAAGAACATAAGAACTGGAAATTCAATGCTGCTAAATATCGTAATATAGCAGTAGCTAATAGAAAATCTCATAATTATGCAGTAAATCAGCTTATTAAAGAATCTGGATTAGAATATACTCCAGAGATATTTAAGTTGATGTCTCTCGTAATTAATGAGAAGTTCTCAATTAGAAAGATGTCTATTGTTAAAGTAGATATTGCTCTATTTAAATTAGCTAATAATGTATCGATCTGACAGCTGGTAACAAAATAATTAAACACATTAACAAATGAAAAGATTTTATTTTTACTTTACAGTATTCTATATCATCACTTATGTGAGTGGTATAGATTACATTGCCCATATGTCACTCTTTGTGACACTCTTTATGGGTTTCGGGGCATTTGCTCTTTGTATTCTTTGTTCTACCTTTATGAACGAAGAATTGTTTAAGGAATATACAGGTTGGAATTGGCTTATTAAATGGGCTAATTCCTAGTTATTAACAATATAAATAGTAATAAAATGAAACAATTTAAGAAAAGTCGTGAACCTACTAGTTTTAAAACTAACGTAAGGATTTTGCCGTAAGTATAAAGACATTCAATAAAGTTAATCTAATTAAGCGTAGTTAGATTGTATTTAGGTATCAATTCACAATTATAATGAGACAGACATTATGTCTGTTTATAGATTCACAATTTTTAGATTACAACAAAATGAAAAATGGAATTTTTTCTTGGACATCTGAGGGTGTCAAAGTGACTACCGAAACAGAGGTAGCTAATGGTGTACAACATACTGAAATCATCTTGAACTCAAATGGTGATTACAAGCCACATGAGTTTGATGATGTAGAATTATTGCACTTATTCAAAGATGACATTATCTATGCGCTTAAGGAATATATTGACAAGTGTGAACATGAGCTTGTCAATGCTAAAGAGCGGGGCAAGCGTAAGGTAGACTCTTGGGATTATAAGACCAAGGGCGATTGTGATGATACCTTTGACTACAATAGTTACAAGGCTATGCAGGAAGCTATTAAGTTAGCTGAAGAGGAGAAGTTTGACGAGTTTACTGCCAACATGTGGTGGCAGACAGAGATGGCACTTGCTTATGTTCCTAAGAAATGGCATCGTAAACCATACACATTCCGTACACTTCTCGAGTTTGTGATGGAAAAGTCTCGTCACGCTATGCAACTCCTCATTGAGGAGAAAAAGAAGTAATTTTTTCTGTTAAGTTCCATAATCAAGAGACCTAATTAGACTTTAATTATTTATATAGTTATTGTTTAGTTAGGTCTTTACTATTTAATTAGAAAGTTATGGAACTTACTAATTATGGAACAACTATGACAACAGCAGAAGCAGAAAAGATTGCATCTCAAGTAGAGACTATGTTAATGGGTGTAGATATTAAACCGGATACAATGACTATTGAACCAAACATTGTAGTTTCTATTCAGTACAATGAGAATTGTGTAACTAACTATGTAATTTCCGATTTAAAAGGAACTTGTGTAGTAGATGGACGTTCTCTTAATTGTAAATAGTATAAAAATACGAATAAAGATAAAATAGCACTCTAGTACTATAGAGTATAATAAATAGTTGACATCTTGGAAAGTAAATTGGTTAATCATAAGACAAGACTTATGTACTTTTAGATAATTAATTAAACAGATAAGATTATGGATTTTACAAAGAAAGTAAACGATTTTGGTTTGTTTGGCAGTGTGTTGGTAGTTAACAATGACATCATGGAAAGTGCTACTAAGACTGAGGATAAGAAAGAAGTCCTTATGATAGCTGCTCGTATTACTAGTAGAGCTGTTAGTGATCAGGTCAAGGATGGAAAACTAACTGCTTTTGAGGGTCTGCTTGCTGGCATGGGTGCTTCAGATTCTACCAATATCACTCTTGTCACTCCAAATCTCAAGGACATTAAGCTTTTTACTGAAGCAGTAATTAAGACTGCTGAAGATGGCAATATGTGTCATATGAAGGATTATGTTCATGAGACAGGCAATAGTATTCCTCAAGAAATCTGGGATTATATTTACAAATTAACTAACGACAAATAGTTATGACACTATTAAATATAATTTGTGGAGCAATTCCTATTATTATTTTAGTACTAAAAAGTAAAGAATAATGGAGTTTCTTAGAATTGTTTGGGCTATAGTATTTGGATTAATATTTGTAGCTATTATAGGTTCCGAAAATGACTAAGTAAGAATGATTATCGATAAAGATAATTTCGAATTACTAATTGAAGCTTTAGATTTCTGGGTTAAGGATAGTGTCCTTCCAGTAATTCCTAAAAATAGAATAAGTGTTAGAAAAACCAATACTTGGACTACTAACTATTTATGCTGTACTAAGGAGTGGAAGAAGAGATACAAAACTAACCCAGCTAAGGCTTTGTGCGAGTTAGTAATAGACCATTATAAATATATTTATATTAGAAACTATCCAATTATTGAATTAGTTAATAACTATAAGTATCTTTACTATTGGTTAATAGGAAATAAGTATAAACAAAATAGAGAAGCACCTCTATTGTAATAATTAATTAGATTATGGTAATAACAGTAATAGCCTTACTAGCTTTAATTATATTTATTATAGTTGGAGTTATGGCTCGGAAAAATCAGGAGAAGAAGGATAAGAAACATATGATAGAACATCAAATCCTTCAGCTGACTAAATTTAAAGGTGAATTGATGTCTCATCACACTCTTGAAGACACTTTTAAAATTCACAGACAGTTAGGAGCAATGCATTTAGCATGGAATCCTGCAATATGTCCAGCTCAATATGGAATGTTCAGAACTTCTAACATAGCAACTATGTCTATGGATGATGTGTTTCTTGGTGATATTTGTGGTTTATGGACGCATACTCTTACTTATTGGCTTACCTGTAATGATGAAGATGCTGTTATCATAGTTACAGGACAATACTATGAACAAGTATTAAATGGTATTAAAGCTGAAATAAGAGAATTAAAGAAGAAAATTAATTCTCTATAATTACTCTAGCCTATAAAAGAATTGGTAAGTTTTTAAGTGTTGATTACAAATTAACATTTATTAACTACCAATTCTAAATAACTGATTATATAGTTAGTTCACTTGGCAAGGTTAGTAGAAAAATGCTAATAATTAGCAGCTCCCATAGCTCAACTGAATAGAGCAACAGCCTTCTAAGCTGTGGGTTTCCAGTTTGAATCTGGATGGGAGCACAACTACAAGTTACAACAAAAATATTTAAAATATTTTCAAGTTGTAATAATTGTGAATTAAAATAGGTCGACAAAATATAATTCTACAATGGTTTGTGATAAATAGTTGTAGGTTTCTTCAAAGATAAGTTTAGTGGATAACTAGAGTATTATTTAGGATGTACTATTTAATATATCTAGCACTCCACTAAACTTTCTTTTAAATTGATATTTATGTTAGTTATATTGAGACTCTCCTCCCAGAGGAAGTATAGGACATCATCTGTCTAATCTATCAGCTGTAAAGAGTCGATTAGAAGAGAAGTTCAAAATATTGCGCAACTCTCATTTAATGGGATGAAACAATTACTAGTTAAATAGCTAATTAATTAGTAAGCTGTAATCAATATAACCTTTTAAATATAGTGATAGAAACAGAGGTTCGAATCCTCTAATTATTTATAGTTAAGGTAGCTAATTAATTATAAAAGATTTCGTCCAAATTTGGGAAGTAACGGGAGAAAAATGATTCTCTTAGTGCCTCACGTATGTAGATTATTACAATATTGGAAAGTCTACAATCACCAGCCATGATGTGACACTATCACTTTAATTTGAATTTTTGTAATTAATCATATTTTGTTAGTGTGTTATGCCTATTTGGGCAAAGTTCTTACCACTATTCTACTTATAGAAATGTGGTGTGTCTAAGTAAATCTTAGACATATGGAGATATAGCTTAGAAGGTCAGAGCGCGGGACTGAAAATTCCGAGATTGTGGTTCGATTCCACGTGTCTCCACTATATACAGATGCCTGAGTGGTCGAAAGGGTAGGTCTCCAAAACCTATAGAGTTGAACAGCGTGGGTTCGAATCCTACTCCGTGTGCAAAATAAGATTATAAATTAGCTCTCTAAGCTTTAAGGTGAAACTTTTAATTTCGGGAAGACAGGTCAGTACTATCAGGGAGCACCTCATATTATTCAAGAGTTAAAGAAACATTATAACTCTACTGGTTTGTGATAAATAGGTAGAGATTTGTACCCTTAGTTCAGTTGGTTTAGAACGCAAAACTGTTAATTTTGAAGTCGCAGGTTCGAATCCTGCAGAGTGCGCAATGCTATTATATTTTTTTGATTTGTTAATTTTGAGGTTCTTAGTCTGTGAAGATAGAGAATCTACTTGGCACTATCGTCTAGCTGGTTAGGACGTAACTCTTTCAAGGTTAAAAGGCGATTTCGAGCATCGCTAGTGCTATTCTTTCATATTATTTAATAAAACTAATACGATTAATGTTTAAAATATAAAGTCAGCGGACTTTATAACGTTAAAGAGTTGTTATGCTTCTGGTCTGTGAAGATAGGAAGCTTTTATGGTCCGTCTAGTGTAACACGGTAGTTTGTGAGACTACAGTACAGGGTTCGAATCCCTAGCGTGACCCTATTGGAGAAATGGCTGAGTGGTCTAAAGCGGCACCCTGCTAAGGTGTTAGTCATATTACATGGCTCGAATCCTTCTTTCTCCGCAACATTTATGACAAATTGTGAACTTGTAGTTGGAAAATATGGTTCGTGAGAATAGTATTTTATTGGACTATGGTGTAATGGTAGCACTACAGATTTTGGTTCTGTCAGCCCCAGTTCGAATCTGGGTAGTCCAACAATTTTAATAGGTACTAAACAACTCTCAGTGACTCTATTAAATAGCGTAATTACCTTAAAATTAATCATTTGGGTTAGAAAGAGAAAGAACGTTAGATAGCTGAGGACAATGGAATAGTTTAAATATAATCAGTGAAAATCGCCTATTATTTAAATGGATTATTAACACATTAACAGATAAAATTATGACAAGAGAAGAACATTTTATTAAAAAGACCAAACTATTGGCACAAATAGATAGTGCTGAGAAGCTAGGTTGCAAAAATGTGCTTAAGTATGCACGAGCAGAATTAGCTAAATTGGAGAAGAAATTTTGGGAGGAACATTTTTCTAATCCATTATTTAGTTATATGGTAACTAGAGAAGAAATGGATAAACTCATAGAAAATGAAGTAGATCCTACTTTTCAAATACGTGTAACCTTTAAGAATGGTGAGGTATATGATTTAATGTATTATCACGAAATTGCTCCAGGTGTTAAACATTCTGCTATTGAGAAATGGACAAAAGATGAATTAGCTAAAACTATTCATCATCCTGAGGATATTGTGAGTACTCACTTTATTATGGATTAATTAAATAAGTAATATGGAAATAAAAACAATACAGATTGATTCTAACACATTTCTTGTATTTAAGGGTATTGAGTACAGACAAATAAATATAGAAGATATAGTTAGTTTAGAGGCACTGAATAAATATGTCCTAATAGTAACTAAAGATTGCAGAAAATTTATTATTGGTTGCTCTTTAACTGCTGTTATTAAGAAATTGTGTATAGAATATATAGTAGTAACTAAAGGTTTATTAATTAATAAAAAGTATTTACTCGAATTAACTAAGAAAACTGATGATAAAGATAAGTATCTTCTAGTACTTAATGATTCTGAGCATACTACTAGAGAAGTATCCTCATATATTGCAAAGAATATTTTAGAACAATTATAATATGAAGAAAATAGTATTAAAAGTAACAGTAGAGGTCCCAGATGACTATATACTGGATGATCCATCTTGGTTATTAGAAAACATTGGTATTGGATATGATGTTGAATGTATTTAATTTGTTTGAAAAATAAGAATACCAACCCCCATAAATTACATGTTGGTTTTTTCCCAAATATTGTTGGCAACTAGCAGATAATTAGTTGCTCCTTTTTTGTCTAAAGGTTGGCAGTATTATTCCACTAGACGTTAAAGACTAAAACTGCCAAATGGCTCAGTGGTGGAATTGGCAGACACGAGGGACTTAGAAATTAATTTTATTCATAATTTGAGTGCTCTGATACGAAAGTTCAGAAGTAGAATCTCCCTAATTAAACAAGTTATTACTAATCGTAAAAAGGTTAGCGTCTGTGTAAGAAGCAGAGTAATGATTATAGAAGCAGTATTCAGAAATCTAATTAACTTGCGACAGAAGCCTCATCTATGGTGACGTAGATTTTGGTGATGACGAGCTAAATTGTGATAGAACCCTAATCTATCTTAAATGTAAATTGGAGTGTTACAGCATAAATGTGTAGAGACTATATAGGAGATACCTAAGTTAGGAATTGTATATTTAAAATTAAACTGGCAAGATTCGCAGAAATAAGAAGAGCAGACTGCTATTAGGGGTTAGATTAAACCTTATATACTTACTTGCAAGATTTCTAATATGGTAGTAAAATAGTCCAGACCACAATAACTTAAATATGGCGGAAACGGCAGTAGATTGACAGAAGCGCCTCTAAAGTTGTCGTTAAATATTTCTTGAGGGTCCCTTTATTTAAGTTAGCTTGTGTAAAAGCAAGTGTGGTAGGAAAATCCCTTGGTCAGGAATGACTGTACGGGTTCGAGTCCCGTCTGAGTCACATAATTATTTATTTTATTAATCAATGTTATCTATAATTACTATGAATTTGTGAAAATTTATAAGTAATGTAAAATTTTCGGATTTGTAGAAGATTTTTTCTTTCATTTTAATTGTGAAAGTAGTATGAGTTTTAATTTATTGGTAATTTCTATGTCCTAGATATATACTAAATAAGTGATTAATCAATTAAAAATAATAACTTAAATATTAATATTTATGACAGGAAATTTTGAAAATAGTTATCTTGGAAACATTATTGGAGTACAGAGATAGAAAATGAAGGATTTTACTAATTCGAGATTAAAAAAGGTAAAATAGATGAATCAGAGAGCTACTAATACAATTAATTAGCGAAGGACTAAATCTAGGAATTATAATGCTAGATTGATGGCTAAGCATGGTTATGATATAGCTGGGGCTTTAGCTAAACAAAAAGAACTAGTTAACAAGGGTTATAAACTAGCTATTGATGGAGATTGGGGTAAACGAAGCTGCTTGGTAGGATTATCAAAAATAGAAATAGTAGAGACTATAGGATGCAGATAATGCTCGATTTAATCAAACTTCAGCTCCAAAATTAAATTGGTTTGGTAGAAATATAGTTAAACCTATTGTGGATTTAGTTAATGGAACTCCTGATGAACAAAGAGCTTCTCAAAATAGTTATGCAAATAGTAAACCATGGAGATATAAGGATGATGCATATACAGCATTTGATAAGGATAGAACTGGGCATAAAGTTGGAGGTTCTCGAATGGGAGACTTAGTACCTAATGGGGATGGTACGTATAGTTTGTATAACCCTAAAACAGGTAAAGTTACATAGTGTGCTATGACACGCAACTAGATTGAGAGAGTTCTTGGTCCTCATAAAACTGATATGAATGCCTGGGATGGTCGGGGTGTTTATGGAGATTCTGCAATATTTAATGGCTATAAATATCTTCCTAAAATTGGTGGCTACAATAAAGTTACTCTATAGAATCTTGCTGCAGCTGTTCAAGCTAATTTTAATAATATTGATTTTTAGCAAGGTGATATGGTTGATTTATATTCTGCTAATTCAGCACATAATGATGAGGCATGGAATGACGGCACTTTAAATAGAAGCAATTCACATACTGGAGTAGTTATTCAGCCAAACCATAATAATAAAAGAGGAACTTACATAATGGTACTATATCATTAGACCCGATTAGTAAGTTTATGGTTTCTGAGCAAGGTCTCGCTTTAGATTGGGGTATTACCGGAGTTCATCGACCAGGTACAAAGGAACATCCTTATAAAGATAAAAATGGCAATTATGTATCTAAATAAACAAAATTGGAAATTTTAATTAGATATGAAACAAATATTAATATTTTTAATTAGCTTATTATGTGTAAGTTGTTCACATGATGAGCTGTCTCAACAAGTAATTAATAAAGGTATTCAATATGTAAATAAGTACAATATGAATACTAACTATATTATATTTGTTGATTTTAATAAACATTCTGGTAAAAATAGATTTTATGTATATGATTTACATAAGAAAACTGTGGTACTAGAAAGTTTATGTGCTCATGGAATGGGTTTAGGAAGTACAAAAGATCATCCCGTATTTAGTAATAAGTTAGGGAGTCATTGTTCTTCTTTAGGATTTTATAAAGTAGGAGGTTATAATATAACAAGATTAAACTTACCTAGTTACATACTAGAAGGATTATCTAATACTAATAGTAATGCAAAACAAAGAATGTTATTAATTCATCCTTACTATACTGTTAGTGATATTCCAACTTATCCTATTTATGCACCAATGAATGTAAGTGAAGGTTGTTTTGTTATAAGTCCTATAAAGTTTAAGCAACTAAGTAAAATACTAAGTAATAATAAAAACATATGTCTTTATGCATATAAATAAGGCTATATAGCAATACTAGTATAAAAGCATGTCCAGATGCTTAATCCCTGGAATAGGCTGTCTGACTGAATAGTATGGCAGTATGTGGTGGCACATAATCAACTAACTAGAATTAGCTATTGTGTATACTAGAATAGCATCTACGTGAGATTCGTAGTGGAAATGCGTAGCTCAATTGGATAGAGCAACGGACATTAATCCGGAGGTTGGCAGTTCGAGTCTGTCCGTATTTACCCCATTATTATTCATATTCGATGTTTTATACTCATAAGTTTGAAAATTTTCTAAGTTTTCGGTAAAGGATTCTGTTTGTGAAAATGGAATTATTTATCTGTTTTTGGTTATGAATATATGTGAGAACTTTAATAAGTCGGAGGACTTACAAAACTCAAAAACAGTGTGTCTTAGTGGCAACGTTCTCTTGACTGAGAAAGGAGAGGATTAACGACCCTCAGACACATCTTCGGGGTTGTAGCTCAGTCGGTTAGAGCAGCTGACTCATAATCAGAAGGTCTACAGTTCAAGCCTGTACTTCCCCACTATTTCTTTTATCATATTATTCTGTTTTGGAGAGTCTAATTAGTTAATCTAGTTAGGCTCTTTTATTGTTTAATTAAATAACACATTAACATATGAAAGATATAAATAAAATTATTGATTCACTAAGTCCAGGAGAGCAAAATGTAATGCATTACGTGTAAAGCTTGATAAGAAGCCTGAGTACACTATTAGTAAGGATGAACATGGTTACTATGTCAGCTCTGATAAGAGAATGTTCGGCACTTTCAGATTTGAAAAGAAAGAATATGCTGAACTAGCTTATCAGATATGGAAAAATATGAAACCTGATGAGCATCTTATGTATACTGTTAGGGGTGTGTTCAGACTTCTTAATATTGATTCAGAATGGACAAAGTAGTGTTACAGGTAAATGACATCTTTTCCCAGGCGTGGAAAGGATGTCAGAAACCTATGTGGTTTAGAATTCTTAATATAGATAGAATTACTAACAGCATAGAAGTAGAGTGTCATTCATTTAATGGTCTCACAGTATTTCCTGAAGTTTGGTCTTTAGATTCTACAGAAGCAGGATTTGAAGTTGGAGACTATAAATTAGTTAAATAATTATGTGTTGGACAGGCAATGATACAGCTATTAGAAAGATAGCTGAAAGAGATTTCTATGTCTATAAAATAGGGAAGATTGTATGGAATAATATTTTTATTAGTGATATTAGGGGGTATAACTATGCTCCTAAATGTCTTAATAGAATAGTTCCTTTAGTAACTTATAGTCTTGGTATAGGTCGTTGTAAGATAGACAGAGGTTATCACTCTTATAAATGGATAGCTCTAGATGACTTTTATCCAAATTTTAGATGCCTGGGTAATTATAATCCGGCTTTGAAAGAATCTTTAGAAGGATATAAGTTCTGTTGTATAGCTACCTTTATAGTTCCCAAAGGTGCTGAATACTTTGAAAATAAGTATGGACATATAGTATCTTCTGAGATTATTTATACAGGCAAATATTTAAGAATAAGTAATTTTAGCAAATAATTATGTGCTGGGTAGGTAGGTGTGATGTAAAAATAGCTAAACGAGATTTTTACGTTTATAAAATAGGTCGTGCATCTGATAAAGGTTTTAAGAGTTTATATCAAAACTTTATTTATGAACCAAAAGAAATAAATAAAAAAGTTGAACTAAACCCTATTCAATTCTTTCTAGATGAATCCTCTTATGTAATTTATGAAGGGTATCATTCTTATAAAGATATAGCTATGCCTTACTCTGATTTACGCCCATATTATAGAACAATTTATTTAGGTAAGATTGCAGAGGATATTAGATTATATAATATTTATTCTATTGCAACATTCATTATACCTAAAGGTTCCGAATATTACGAGAATGGTGGAGGAGAAATAGTTTCTTCTAATATCATTTACACAGATAAGTATGTAAAAATAGGTAATTCTGAAGAATAATTATGTGTTGGGCAGAAAGACTGGCGAATGTAAATATACAAATCGCTGATAAAGACATTGAAGTTTACAAAATGGTTGGTAAAGCTGATAAATGGTCTATAGATTTCTTTAGTTATAAAGTATCTAATGGGTATATATGTACAGGAGACGCTTGGTTTGGATATTGTCTTCCTTACAATGAAGAGACAGCACATCTACTAGGAACGACTGATGATTGGGAAGGAGGTGAGCAATGAAAGAGCTTAAAGTTGGAGAAAGAATCACTCTTGAAGCAGTTGAGCAAAATGGTTGTAGAGGTTGCTTCTTTGAGGATAATCCAGTATGTATAAAATTTGCATGTTGTGAAGGTGTACGCTCAGATGGAAAATCGGTAATTTTTAAAGAAGTTAAGGAGTAAAGCATATGAAACAGAAGTTGAGAATGATATGGCGAATCCTCCGTGATAGACAGATTATAGTAATAACCGAAAGTCACGGAAGAATGTATTGTGATACAAGAAGTCTTGAAGATGTTTGTCAAATGTGCCACAAAGTGTACGATATAGCTCTTGCGATGGATAATAAGAAGTAAAGTGTATGGAACAAGAATATATCAAAGGTGTTATGTATGATAATAAAATACATACAATTATGGATACGCTTGGGGTAAATAATTATGAGCTATCTTATGTAGAACATCCAGTACACCAATTAGAATTATCAGGTGTTACTCCAGAGATTCTAGAGAAGAATGGATGGGAAAAAGATGAAGAAGCTTCTTTTAAAACACAGCTTTATTATAGAAAGAAAAGTATAAGTAAATTTATAGTTATTATAATTAGAAAAGATACTTTAAGAATTGTATATAATAGTGAGTGTTTAAACATCATACAATATATTCATGAACTACAGCATCTTCTCTTTGGTCTAAATCTTAATCATGAGATAGAAGTATGAATATAGTATTGTTAATAATAGCAATACTTTTTGGTTACATTATGTCTTATTCCGGAATAGAAATGATTAAGAGTATATGGTTTGCTGCCGTAGGTGTCCCTCTTTTTATATTCGGAGTAGTCATTATGTTAATATCCTCTTTAAGTTTAATATGTCTGATGTTTAACACTTTTGAACATAAATAATATGAAACATATTAAGTTCACAATAGATATAACATTACCTCCTGATGAAAAGCTTCTCACCAAGAACGATTTCATAGAGGCGGTATACACTTGTTATGGAAATATCAGGGATGTTTCCTCTATGGCAATAATAAAAATTGATTAATCATCCTATAAAGGATTAAATAATATGACAGAAGTAGATGAAGCATTAGGATGGATTATATTAATACTTATAACTACAGCTGCTATTATAGGTTGTGCAATTCTATAAATATATTATTAATTAATGAACGTTGGTAAAATAGTAAAAACAGAGTTCTTTGTATATTTAAATAAAGAACTGTACAGAATAGTTCATTCTTGGGAAGAACTTGAAGATACAGAGAAGGAGATATTTACTAAATATTCAGGTTATAAGTTACTTTATGGAAGTACAGTAGACTTTTCTGTATATATTAATAAGAAAACTAAGGATGTTCTAACTTACTGGTTTAAAATAAGGAGAACTACAAATCTTAAGGATAGTCAGGGAAATGTTGTCTGCATAGATGATGAATTAGTAGATCCTACAGGTCGTAAATGCTGGCTACTTTGTGACGATGAATTGTATATTAGATATGATTACTGGCTTAGTCCAAAGGGAAGACCTGATATAAAAGATGTTAAGGATTTATCCAAATTCACTATAACTAAAAGGCATTCAATACTTTAATAATAAACTTGAATTAATAGATGAGTAAGATTACAGCCATAAATAAAATCATCGAAGAGAACTCTATTATAGAGCTCGTCATCCTGATCTTGCTTCTAATTTATTTATAGATGAAGTTTCAGAAATGTTAGATGATATTCAAAAAGAATTAGAAGAATAAAATATTTGACAATGAGAAAATATTTAGTAAACTATCGGGTAGACATATCAGCAACAATTCCTTATCTCGAGTATACAGCTATCTATGAAGTAGAATCTATGATGACTCAAGAAGATGTTGAAGAAGCTAAGACTAAGGAACATGGAAATACTGCAACAATGGTAAGTTTCTGTGAACTTAAATATTCAACACCAACATTGGAGAATTATATTGTAGCACTTCCTTACTTTACTTTTAAGAATGGTAAACTTGAAACAACAGATAATGATTGGGCTTATATTCCCACTTTGTATAAGTTTGAAGGAACATGGGCTATTGATTGGATAGATGCAGAGGAGAGTGATTCTATAGAAGTAATAAAAGGAGCAACTCCCTTTTTAGCGTATGAAAAAAGAAACAAGAAAGGTAGTAACTCTCGATTGGGAAGATAAAATCAAATTACAACAAATTATTAAGGATTTGAGAGAAGTTTATAATTCTTACGGTGGTGGTTGCAAGGATGCTATTACTATCAAGAATACACTTTATTATCTTGAAAAGATTGAGGAGAAAATTAATTAAGGTATAGAAAATATGAGTGACTATTCAAAAATGTCTATTGAAGATTTAGAAAAGCTTAAAAAAGATCTTTTAAATCAAAAAAGTAATTTAAATAATACTATAGAAGAAGTAGTAAATAATATAAAATTTAAAAAGACGCAAGCTAGTGATGATACTCTTAGATTAAATCCTTATTATAAAGATAAAACCTCTTATATAAAAGTAGTTATTAGTGATGAAGGTGGATACGTTGTAACTAAAGTCACTCCTAGTGGTAAGTGTCTAGGTATATATCAGTTTCTTTCAAATACTGTTGAATTCTTAAAGTATTATGAAATGTGCTCTAAATTTGATTGGGAATGTGCTCTAAACAAACTCAACATGTGGTTAAAGGACGCCAGTTTAAAAGTCAAAGAGTTATGACAGTAGAAGAACGTACGAAACTTATGATAAATGCCTTAATAGAGGGTCATTTATCTACAGCTGACATAGTTGATAAATATTGTGAATGGGCTTCTCCTGGATTAAGAAATTCATTAATCGCTGATTTAGAATATTTAAAACATTTATATAAATTTAAAAGAATATTAAATGATTAAAGCAAAAGAAGCAACAATTATAGCTAAGACTGCTGAACTAGATGAATCTATATTAAATCAAGTAAGTGCTATCATAATTACAAGAGCTAGTAAGGGTAAGTATTTTGCTGACATTACTTCTATAATGGCAGGAGTAAGTTCTAAAAATACATATATTGAGTATTTTAAAAGTCTGGGATATTCAGTGTATAGACTTTGGAATAATTGTAAAGGACTTTATATAATGTGGTAAAGATATGGACAATATAATTTGGAAAATAGTAATGTTTTGTCTAGCAGTATCTGTACTAGGCTTAACTATTAGTTATACATCTCAAAAAGAAGAGATTGAAGAGTTACAAACAACTGTCACTAGACAGGCAAACGCTATTCAGCAACTTGAAAAAGAGAAGAATAATACTGAAGTAACTATTCCTCAGTATTTAGATAGCTTGCCTAATGATGATTAAGTATCTATAATATGGATGCAGATATTCAATTTGTAATTCTATTCTTTATTATAATAGGAATATTAATTGTTTCTATGACTTTTTTATTGTATTATATAAGTTAATTGCTATGTATTTAGAAGGAGACAAATGGAAAAATTGGCACACTAGATGCTGCCATTAAAGAGAACAAAGATGAAGAAGATACTAAACTAAGTACTATATCAGTATCTAAGTTACTTGAGTATGCTGCACTACGTAATTGTGAGATTAATAATTTAGACCCTGATAAAGTCCCTGTATTTCTTGCTTTAGGAGGTGTTGATAATTTATATTCTAATGTTGGTTTAGGTATATGTTGCAGTGGTCAGTTAGGTACTTATGTAACTTTAGGTTCTTCAGACTATTATAAAATGTTGCTCCAGACCTGAAGTAGGTGAATATTGGAGAAGTAGAGGTTATGATTTATCTGGTTTTGTAGTATCTAAACTAGCTGGAGAACGTTTAACTAGACTAGTTAAATATGTACTAAATACAGATGAACCTCTGTCTCATCTAGATTACAGAGAATTTGAACCTAATTGGATTCAGTTCAAGAGGAAGAATTTAATCTGGAATTATTAGATAAACTCGCAAGAGCAAATAAGAATATAGTTAATGAGGCTATATTAAGACAATGTATGATTAATAAAGAATAATAAAGTCATATTTATGTATAGTTTAAGAGAAATCAAGAAACTACATGAAGCAGTTATCCGGAATTATCATTTACATCCAGATGATTCCAAAATACCTGCAGTTAAAAGGGCTTTTCGTATATCTAACAGAATTATATTATTTGGAAGATGATTCCTAAAAAGAGACAGATTTATAATTTCTTTGATGACGGTAAATGTTCACCGAGTAGATTATATAAAGCTTATGTAAAGAAAGTAATTCCTTTTAATAAAGCTAATATACATCTAAAGATACATTTAGTTAATAGTGCTCTTGATTATGATTGGATATGGAATGGAGATACTGATTATTTCATAGGTTGTTATATTCCTAAATACGATAATCATCTTGTTTGGTTTGCTAGAACAGTAAATGGAGGATGGTTTAGTATGGATTTTCAATCTAATTGGAATGGAGGATTATTAGATGTCAGTAGAGATATTCAGTTTAGTTTTTAACATTAATTAATTTTTAGATTATGGGTGACGAAGATAGAATAGATCCAGATGATTGGTATGATATGGGTTCTCCATATAGCCGAAGAATCAGAAGATATTAAAGAGTTCTATTAGGACTCTTTTAAATGGGGCATTCGTGGTTTTGATTGTATAGGAGATAAGGAACACAGCAAGACAACTTGGATAGACAAGTAAAAAATTAATTGGCGAAGTAAATAACACTTCTGTTTCTTACGCTATTGCAGCCTAAGAAACCGAGCAGCACTTGCTTGGGAACGGAAAGGTGCACTATTCTTTCTTTTCTTATAAGTTCTCTGTATACTTTAGGAACAGAGTGGTGGAAGTTGGCAATGTTAATCTTGTCAACCCTAACAGACAAGGATAGTCTTTAAAACCTATGCTGTAAGAACGTTTTGATGCAAATATGCAAGACTGGAGTTCGACTCTCCAATGCTCCACCGGTTCATAGAACTGTTTTTATTATTTAACGTTATTTTAATCCCTGGACTATTTATTTAGTTCAGGGATTTTTGTGTTTAATTATTATGAAAGTAATAGTATTAGTAATTTTATCTTTATTAGTATCTTGTGGTCCTCCAGTTCAATATAAAGATTCTATATTGAATTATAAGGGATGTGTAGTAATATCAAAAACAATATGTGTGGATCATAATACTTTCAAGATACGAATGTATGATAAGAAAATTAATCGATATGAGATTAAAACTATTCGTGTGTGTGATGGGGACGATTACAGAGCAGGTGAAACAATTAAATAATTTTAAATAATTTAGTTAATTATGGAACAAAACATTTGGATTCAAGACGGTAATACTTTTATAAAGGGTAGTGCCACAACAAAAGCACATCCTGAAGGATTACCTAAAGGAATTTATGAAGTTAAAGAATCAATGACAGGTTATTATTTAAATAGACTTGGAGATTCTTTTGTATTTAATTACAAATTATATGGTATTAATAACAAGTTTATTGATCATTTTATAAAGACTTACAATAATACTACTGGTAATTTGGGAGTATTATTTAATGGTATCAAGGGAACAGGTAAGACAGTAACTGCAGAAGAGCTTTGTAATCGTATTGGACTTCCAGTTATTATTGTTAAATCCTGTAAGAAAGTAGATGACATGCTTAAATTCTTAGCTACTCAAATTAACTTTGATTGTATTTTCTTCTTTGATGAATATGAAAAAGAATTTAGGGAATCCTCATCAGTGCTTTCTTTTATGGATGGTGTGCACAACTCACAATATCGTAAAATATTCCTACTTACCACTAATGAGTTAGAAATTAATAATAATTTATTAGGTCGTCCATCACGTATTAGATATGTACGTTCTTTTGGTAATTTACCTGAAGAAACCACACTTGAGTTACTTAATGATATTTTAATTGACAAAGATGCAATAGAACCAGTACTGGATTTAATTAGACAGATGCAAATAGTTACTGTTGATTTAGTTAAGGCTCTCGCTCAGGAAGTTAATATTCATGGTGTTGACAAAATAGATTTAATCCGTAAGAATTTTAATCTTGAGTTCTCTGATTTTACTTATTTAGTAGAGTCTATAGAGTTAGAGTCTCTTAGTAATGTTCAGAATATTAATGAGCAGTTATTTGAGAAAATAATTAGAAGTCGTGAAGTAACTCGTAAAATAGAAAGAAAGTCTCCCTCTAAGTTAACTGAGGAGGAACTGGATGCTCAAAGCACTCTGGCGGATACTTATATTCGTACAGATTCTGTAAGTGTGCATAAAGAAATAAAATATCTCAAGATAGGAGATGAATTTGATGACCGTCCTATATTTTACATAAATGCTAAAAAGGGATACGTTGTAACTTGTTATAACAATTTTATTATTTATGTAATTAAATCCGGGTATTCTACAAATGCTTCAGGTAAGTTTAATCAGATATATTAAATGAGGAAACAGATATTAATATTTTTATTATTATTAAGCTTCATGAGTAGGGCTTTCTGCCAAACAACTACTCATGTAACTCTTACTTGTTATCAACCAGTAAAGAGTCAATGTGACAGTAAACCATTAGTTACAGCTGATGGTTCTAAAATTAACTTGCGACATTTAAAAAGAGGCAGTATTAAATGGTGTGCAATTTCTCGTGATTTACTTTATTTATTTCCAAAGAATAAGCCTAAAAAGGTGTTTATAGAGGGATTTGGAGTGTACGAAGTTAGAGATATTACTAATAAACGATTTAAACATAGAATCGATATATTGATACACCCCAAAAACTCTAAGAGAATTAGTATAAAACATGTAAAGGTTAAGATTCTTAAATAAATTAATTATGGCTAAATTAAATTGTCCAAAATGTCCTGATTTTGATGGTTTTGCTATGTGTACTTCACAGCCCTTATCTAAAGTTGCATCATATGAATGGTGTCGTAAGTATTTAGAAGGGTTAGAAGAAGTTAATGGTACTTTATCTACTGATTTATTTTTAAGACTTTTACGAAAAGCTTATTCAGATGCTTATTATGGAGCTATACATATGGAATTTATGAGAGACATCAAAGATGTAGAGTACCCATTGGAGATACATATTGATGCTAAATATTATTTAGTTCGTCCCAAAGGTAGTAAAACAGTATATATAATGGATCTGAAGCCTGAGTATAACAAGGGACCTTTTTATAAAGCATGTGAAAAAAACATGTCATATCTAAATACTTATTGTATAAGTTTATTTAGGGTTCCATGTGAAAACGGATATAATTCTCTATTTGTCATAGGATTAGTGCCGGATGAGGACTCAATAGCTTATATATTTGATGAGCCTAAGGAAAATAAAATGGATCTTAAAAAGGCTCTGGCTAGTACAGATACTTATAAGGTAGATAATGAAGTAGCTATTCATTATGGGCTTTTTGATTGGCATATTCCAATGCTACTTATTAACGAGCCATTTAAAAAGTATATTCAAGAGCATCTTGATGAATTCAAGGTTGAAGAGTCTGAAGCACTTCCTGTACCAGGTCCAACTAAGGAATCAAGGGATATACCAGTAATTTCAAATAGACGTTTATTAATTTAATTAAAAATGAAAAGTATTAAAGAAGTAGTAGGTGCTTCAACTAAGGATTTAAAAGATTCTAGAGTTAGTAGTGCCTTAAAGAACATGGCAAGTGTCTCTGAACAGAATATTCAGAGTAAAGTAGTGAATTTCCGTAATAAGAGAATGAAGTTCGATTCTCTGTTAGACCTTGGAGATGACACTACTATGGACATCGCTTCTAAGATTAGAAGCATTGATCCGGTTAAATTCACCACAGATGTTAATGCTGCGGCTGAAGATTTAGTTATTCTTGCTCGCTTTATTAGTATTGATGTAGCAATTCATAATCAGTTATTCAGTGATAAGCCTGTTAGTGGTCTTGATGCTGATGATATTGATGGTTTCGAAGATGCTATTTATCCTGTAAGACCTGAAGCATGAGTATAGAAAAACGAGTAATTAATATAGTTAACGATGTTCTTGGTGTAGAAGCTAGTGTAGAAGACACTTTTGATGATTTATACGTAGATAGTCTTGATTTAGTAGAAATTATCATTGAATGTGAACAGGAGTTTGGTTATCCTATTAAAGATGATAAAGTTCAGAATCTAAAGACTGTGGGAGACTTAGTTAATCTTATTAAAGACTTAGATAATAAGGATTACTTAGAAAGTACTCAGGCGGATTTACAAGTAGATGAATAAATCTTATTTATACGATGATAAGTTAACTAAAGAACAAAAGTACTTATTCTCTGAAATGAATGCTGCAATTGAGAAAATAGTAGATTCTTATATTATAGAAGGTTATTCTGAGAAAGAAGCTAAAAAGTTAACTTATGATAAAGTTATGACTATAATTAGCCGTAAACTTTGCGGCAAATTTTAATTAAATTCACAATTATGATTCAATTAAGTAAAGGAGGTAACATCAACCTCGCTAAAGAAGCAAATGGTGTAACAGAGTTTTCAATTGGTTTGGGTTGGGATATAGCAACTCAGGCAGGTGTAGAATTTGATTTGGATGTAGCTACTATTCCTTTGAATGCTCAGGATAAGGCAGTAGATCCTGATGATGGCTTCATTTTCTACAATAATCCAAATTGGAAAGATGCTATTAAGCATTCAGGCGATAATCGTACAGGTGCTGGTGCTGGAGATGATGAGACAATTGTAGTAGATACCACTAAGGTTCCTGCAGATGTCCAGAAAATTATTATCTTAGTTAATATTCACGATGCTAAGAATCGTCAGCAGAACTTTGGTATGGTTAACAATGCTTATTGCAACTTGTATGCTAAAGGTAATACTACTCCTCTGGCTAAGTTTGATCTCACTGAGGATGCGAGTATGTCTCGCTGTATTGTATTTTGCCAACTTTATCGCCATAATGGTGATTGGAAGTTCAAGGCTCTTGGAGAAGATAAGGGTAGCTATCAGAACGTTATCTATCGTGATATTCTTCGTGGCTATGGACTCATCTTGCCAGATGCTCCAGCTATTTAATTAATTAAGTTAATTCGGTTTTAATTCTTGATTCTATAAGGGAGTATCTTTAATTAGGTACTCCCATTTTTAGTTAATTAGTAATTTACAATTATTTAGTAAAGTTTTATGATTAATTTAAGTAAAGGTGGCAGAATTAATCTGTCTAAAGAGTCTAACAATGGTTTGAGTAAGTTGTACTTTGGTTCAAATTGGGGCGCCATTCAGCATCGTGGACTGTTCGGCATTGGTGGGTCTGTTAAGAAAGTAGATTTGGATTCTACTGTTCTTCTGTATGATGCCGATAAGAATTGTATTGGCGAAGTAGCTTATTACAATTTGAGTGCTCCAGGTATCCGTCATAGTGGTGATGACCGCTCAGGTGACACCAATGGTAATGATGGTCTTGATAATGAGACTATTGAGGTATGCTTGAATGAACTTGACCCACGTGTTGAGTATATTGCATTTACTCTCAATAACTTTACACATCAGACATTTGGTGAGATTCCTTATATGGGTCTTCGTATCTATACTGGTGACCAAGTACAGAGAAACACTAATACTCCTGTAAATGTCTTAGCTAAGTTTAATCTTGAAGACGACAAAGAGGGTACTAAGATTTCTGATAAGCAGGCGGTTATCCTTGGTATTGCCTATAAGAAGGATGGTGAATGGCGCTTTAAGGCAGTTGGTGAGTTCGGAGGTTGGACTTCAATTGATGCTATGAAGTGTCCAACAATTGCATTTCTTTAATTAATTATAATAACAGAAAAAATGACAGATATAAATTACGGTCTTAGCTTAACAGAAGTAGAAGATTCACGTGCTAGACATGGCATTAATGTATTGACACCTCCAAAGAGAGATGCTTGGTATGTAATGTTATTTGATGGATTTAAAGATCCGCTTATCGTAATATTACTTATTGCAGCTGCAGTATCTATTGCCTTAGGATTTGTAAAGGGTGAGTTTACAGAACCTATTGGTATTATTGTAGCTATTGCTTTAGCTGTAGGTATTGGTTTTTGGAATACCTGGTCAGCAGCTAAGAAGTTTGACCTTCTTTTAACTAGCAGTGATGATACTCTAGTTAAGGTAAGACGAGATAATGGAGTAATTCAAGTAGCTCGTAAGGACTTAGTTGTAGGGGATATTGTAATACTTGAAGCCGGTGAAGAAGTTCCTGCTGATATTATTGTTAAAGAATATAGCAATTTGAAAGTAAGTGAAGCTTCTTTAACTGGAGAAACAAATCCTGTAACTAAAACTAATTTTGAATCAGAGACTGCTACCTATCCTACAAATAGAATTTATAAAAGCACTATCGTAGCAGAAGGTACTTGTGTAGGCGAAGTATTTGCAGTAGGAGATGAAACAGAAGTAGGTAAGACTGCTAGAGAAGCATCTTCTATTACTGATGTAGAAACTCCTCTTAACAAACAGCTTAATGGATTAGCTAGCTTAATTAACAAGATAGCATTCACAGCTGCAGGTATTCTTATTGTGTCTCTTGCTATACGTTATATATTTATAGAGCAGGGATATGTGGGCAAAGATGCTATTGATATTGTAAATGATTGCTTACAATTCTTAATGATTGCAGTAGCACTCATTGTAGTAGCAGTACCAGAAGGTTTACCTATGGCAGTAACTCTTGCTCTTGCTTATTCTATGAAGAGAATGGCTAAAGCTAATAATCTTATTAGAAAGATGCATGCCTGTGAAACTCTTGGTGCTACAACTCTTATTCTTACTGATAAGACAGGAACTCTTACAGAGAATAAAATGAAAGTAGTATTCCAGGACTTTACAGATAGAAATGCTGTTATAAATAATATTGTACTTAATTCTACTGCTAATCTTAGTCCTACTGGAGAAGTAGTAGGAAATCCTACGGAGGGGGCTTGTTTGCAATATGTACAAAAATCAGTTGATATCACTGATAAAAGAAATAAAACTCATATAACAGGTAGAGTAGAATTTAATTCTAAGAATAAATATATGATTACTAGTGATGGGACAGTTACCTATATTAAGGGTGCTCCAGAAATAGTAATGAATTTCTGCTCTAATGAGAACATACCTAATTTTGCAGAACAACAATCTAAAGGCAGAAGATGTATTGCTTTTGCACACAAGATCGGTTCTGATATAAATACCCTCTCGGACTTCATATGGGATGGCTACGTAGCTATTGAAGACCCAGTGAGAAGTAATGTACCTGATGCAATTCAGGCTGCTAGAAACGCGGGAATTAAAGTTAAGATTGTGACAGGTGATAATCCTGAAACAGCTGCTTCTATTGCTGCCCAAGCTAATATCTCTCAAACTCCTAATACGATGCTTGGTAAGGAAGTCGAAACCCAGACAGATACTAATTTACGTAAGGTAGATGTATTTGCTAGAACTAAACCTGAAGACAAGCAGACACTTGTTAAGAGATTCCAAAGTATGGGAGAAGTAGTGGCCGTAACTGGTGATGGTACAAATGATTCAGCTGCTCTTAACCAAGCTGAGGTAGGTGTAGCTATGAATAATGGTACTGATATTGCTAAGAATGCAGCTGATGTTATTCTTCTTGATAATTCATTCCCTTCCGTTATCTTAGGAGTTAAGTGGGGAAGAAGTTTGTATAAGAATATTCAGCACTTTATTCTCTTCCAGCTTACTGTAAATGTTGTAGCTATTGGTATTGCTTGTGTAGGTCCATTTATTGGGGTAGACTTACCATTCACTGTTATCCAAATGCTGTGGGTTAACTTAATTATGGATACTTTTGCTGCTTTAGCATTAGCTACGGAACCAGCTAATGAAGCAGTAATGTCTGAACAGCCTCGTGATCCTAAGGCATTTATTATCACTAAGAGAATGTGGTATGAAATCTTTGGTGTAAGTATTTTGTATTTTGGCATATTATTATATTTGCTGATTAGTAATACATATAGCCTTACAGAGTTCTTCACTATCTTTGTTATGTTGCAATTCTGGAACTTGTTTAATGCAAGAGTATTTGGACAAGACAGAAGTATCTTTAACGGTTTGTTAAGTAATCCTGCATTTATTGGAATATGTTTGGTTATATTTATTGGTCAAATTTTGATAGTTCAATTTGGTGGCGATGTGTTCAGAACAGAACCATTAAGTATTGAAACATGGTTAGAGATTGTAGGTCTTACTGCAATTGTACCAGTTTGTAGAGAGCTTTTCTATTGGACTAAAAAGTTATTCAAGTAATTAACGAGAGAGGACTGGTTAATAGCTAGTCCTCTCTATAAATATTAGATTATGATTGTACTTAATATTGGAACCTTTATTATTACAATACTAGTTTGGTTTATAATTGGTATTGTATTAGGTTTATGGTTTCGATGGAAAAAGAAACATAAATGATTAAATTTAAGCCATTAAGTAGTCGAAACGAGAATTGGATTTATCAGCCTGATTTTTATTTGCACGGTAAACTGTCTACTAATTATGAAACTGATTCAGTAGTTATGCAGGATGATGTATTTCATACTCGAATATCTAGATATTATCGAGAAGGGATAGGTTTAGCTCCAACATTCTTAGATATCCCAGAAGGAAAACATTTATGTGAAGTTGATGGGATATTATGTGCTATTTTTGTTTGGAAGAAGATAGTATTTTGTAAAGGAGGTTGGGTTGGTGACCAGGGGTACAGTGGTCCATTTGATGTTTGGTTACGACAAATAGGACTTATTGTAGATATTACAGATAAAGAAGGAGTACTTGATGCTCAAAATAAATTTAATAACAGAGAATCTTTTATATGAAATTTGAAATAACTTATTTTGATTCTTTAAAAAACAAAGAACAAACCATTAGACTCACAGGTATTAATGAAGCTAAAGTAAAAGAAAACTTCATTAGTAGTTATGATCAGAAACGTTATCCATTTAAGTCTATTAGGGCTATTTGAATGTTTATAGATATGCTAGGAATGACTTTAGTCATCTTATTAATATATTTAGCTATAATAAAGTATGACTGAAGATAAAGCTAAGGCAGCTGGTGAAATATTAAATAAAATGGCACTAGTTAGAAACTTAATGCAACATGAATGTAGATCTGATATACCTGATTATTATATAAAGAGCCTAAAACAATTAGTTAGCTCTGATGATGGATTTAGGTCAGGATTTTATAAGATAATGTCTGCATTAGGTTCTAAATATTTAGATAGATATAAAAATATACTTAATAGTTTATAATTATGATAATTAGAGGTATATTTACAAATACTAAATTAAGTCCTGAGAGAATGAATTCAGAAACTACTGTACCATATATAGTAGCTAATGAGTGTCCGGGACTTAAAAGAGGTGATTTAGTACAACTTGTAGGTTATGACAGTAAGTTTCAAATTGTCTGGACTCATGCAAGTTCTAGAGAACAAGAAAGTTATGAGACAGTAACAATTTCTGAGATTAATGGTAAACAAATTAATACTATAGGTAAAAATATTTCAAGTATGGAACAATTTGGAAAAATGGATATGAGTGATGTCTTTGGTGATTTAACTAAAGACATGTACGATGATTTTATGCCGCAGGCTGAAGAGGGTGCTAAGATTAGTATTACTGATGGTGTACTCTGCTTTAAGAATAGTGACGGTGCTTATGTAGGTATGTCTCCTTCTGGCAAACTTAAGAAATACAAGATGACTTACCCTATGCCTTGTATTTACAATATTAGTAAGAATTCTGACCAGATTGTAATTGGAGATATTGTAAAGTCAGGCAGATCTTATGGTGTAGTTAAGGCTAAAGCAGAAGATGGTTCTATCAAGATTATGAACTTCAATGGTAATATCAATAATAAGATTGCTATTGAAGATGAGTTGATGGGTTCTGCAACATTCCGAGTTATTGTCAATCCATTTAACTTTGATTCTTCTAATGGATTTAATCCACTGGCACTTGCATTTATGAGCGGCAACAGATTCAATGTTAAGAATCTGCTTATGATGTCTGCTTTTAATGGTGGTGGATTGTTTAATAATGCAGGTAAAGGATTTAATCCTATAATGCTTATGGCTCTTGCAGATAAGAGTAGTTCTGATTTTATGACTATAACGCTTATGAGTCAGCTTATGGGAGGTGGCAACATGTTTGGTAATATGTTCGGAGCAGCAAACAAGCCCGCTGCTGCGACTCCAGAACCATCAGAATTAGATAAGATTAATGCTAAGGTAGATACACTTACGGATAATGTAAATGCTTTAGTTAGTGCATTAGCTAGTAATATTAAATCACAAGCAAAGGAGGAAGCATAATGGGATGTGGTAGTTATTCATATAGTGATGCTGTAGCTAGAAGTCATAGTTACAGATCTCAGTCTATCGAAAAGACATTTAGTAAGAAGAATTTAGACCCTGAAATGAATCCTCTTAATATTAATTTCAGAGAGTCTTGTGATTCTGAGGAGCATCCAGAATCATTTCCTATTATTATTGCCCTTGATGAGACAGGTTCTATGGGTAAAGTTCCTAAATATCTTATTGATAATACCCTGCCAGATTGTGTAGCTAGTATTATGAAGGCGGGTATTGATAATCCTCAAATCTGTTTTATGGCATTTGGTGATGTAGAAGACTGCTATGAAGAAGCCCCTTTACAAGTAGGACAGTTTGAATCGAGTGATGAACTTATGGAGAAATGGCTCCGTAAGGTTGATCTTGAAGGTAGAGGAGGCGGTAATAACGGAGAGGATCCTCATATGTGTTGGTATTTTGCTGCTAATCACATTAAGACCGACGCCCTAGAGAAAAGAGGTATTAAAGGCTGTTTAATTACAATTAGTGATGAGCCAATTCATAAAACTCTTCCTAAAGAAGCAGTAACTCATTATATAGGTGATGAGTGTGGTGAAGATTTAGCCACTTCCTTCATATATAGAGAATGTGCTGAGAAGTGGGATATTTATCATATTCATGTTGAGCATGGTGGTTACTATGGTGTAGAGAGGGTTTCTAACAGTTGGAAGCCTTATGTAGGGGATAATCTTATTATTTCAGATAAAGAGCACGTAGGTGAATCTATTGCTCGTATTGTTTCTAACAGCTATGGACAGCAAACAAATTCGTAATCAGATAGTACTTGGATCTCTATTTGGTGATGAGGGTAAAGGTAATGTAGTACAATGGTTATGTATGAATAGCCATAAACCTGTTGTCATTAGATTTAGTGGAGGTCCACAAGCTGGGCATCGTGTGGTTTATAAAGGTAAATCACACGTATGTTCTTCTTGGGGAAGTGGTGTTTTACTAGGAGTACCAACTTGTCTATATAAAGAAGTATTCATTGACCCGATATGTATCTATAATGAGTATAAGGTCTTAGTTAATGAAGGTATTGAAGTTTCTAAGTTATATATAAATCCTAACTGTAGAGTTATTACACCTTATGATGTATTAGCTGATTCTATGGATGGACGAGTAAAGTATAATGGAACTTGTGGTAAAGGCATACATGCTTGTTTTAAAAGAAACAAAGATAATGTAACTTATAGTGCTCGTATGTGCCCTTATATAAATGAATATACAGATGTAATTCTACAAACTATAAGGGATTATCACAATCTAGAACGAGACACTGAATTAGATGATCTTTTTAAAGAGGCTTGTACCTTTATTAAAGAACACCCAGAGACCTTTATAATTGGAACTTATTATCCTGATGAGGTTGATACTGTTATTTGGGAGGGTTCTCAAGGTCTTCTTCTTGATATGGAAAGAGGATTTATGCCTCATTGTACTCCTAGTAAAGTAGGATTAAATGGAATCCCAGAAAAGTGTCTAGAAAATGCAGAAGTATATTTAGTTATGCGTCCATATTTAACTAGACATGGAAATGGGTACAATCCTTATTCTATGGACTTGGATACATATTTTACTCTAGAAGAACCATCAAATACTAATGATGGACCACAAGGAGAGTTTAAGACGGGTCCTTTTGACTATACTTTATTCGAAAGAGCTATTGAAAGACATTGTTTAGATAATTACCGTGAAACTTATCATTGTAAATTTAACATTGTCATAACTCATTGGGATTGTTTAAAGACTGCATATATTCCTACTATATGTGATTATCAAGATAAGTCTCCAAGGATTATTGGTAAAATACGTTTTATAGAACAATTTCGCACAAGTAATTGTACTATAAATGAGATATATCTAGGAAAGTCTGAAGATTCAAATATTAAGGAATTGTAATATGCCTGTAATAGCTATGGGAGCATTTATTTTACTTGTTTTTTATCTCCTTAGTATATTCTATATGGAAGATCGTAGGGTAGAAAAACGTGTTAAAGCAAATTTATTAACTCTAGTAATTATATACTGTCCTATAATTAATACTGTTCTTACGATATATTTTATGAATAAGAATGCAGATTATAAGAAATCTATTGAAAAATTATTTAATGACTGATTCTGAAACTTTAAAAGACATAAGTAAACAGATAGCTGACCTATTAGTTAAACAAAGTGAGATACAAGATACAATATTGAAAGCTGAATTATCCAAAAATAGATATAGATATTGCGATTATGGTGAAGACATGTATTGGTATAAAATCATTTCAGTTAATGAATGTAACTGTACTGTTCTAGAATTGCACTTAAGAGAATCTAACAAATTTGGTTCTATTTCATATTGCGAAGAATCTTTAACTTTGGCTAATAGGGGTGATATAATTACAGAGCAAGAATTTATTGATAAATATAATGAATTTATTAACAAGATTAAATTATGAACCAAGATAATTATTTTAGTGAGACAACACCTACAAATAGTCATCCATCTGCAAAGTAGTGTGATTATTTAGGTGGAGAGCATTTCTTAATCTCTGTTTAGAATTTTTAACATTTCTTAACTTGGAGAGAAGGAAATGCTCTTATATTGTTCTCGTAGAGAACTTGCCGTTTAAGGCAAAGACTACCTATATGAATAGTACTATAAATATATTTAATATTTATTAACTATTTAAATTCAGTAATTTAATATACTGTTGATATGTTAAGTTAATAAATAATTAATTAAAGAATTATATTCAATTTGGGCTCGTAGTTCAGCTGGCTAGAACGCTACTTTTGCAAGGTAGATGTCGTGGGTTCGAGTCCCACCGTGGTCCACTAATAAATATGCGAGATTAGTGTAGCTGAAGGCGCATATCTGGCTTCCAACCAGAAGGCTTGCGTGGGTTTGATTCCCACATCTCGCACGATGTTTACTTCTTCTTCCTTCTATACAATTAGATTATTTAATTAACAATTAAATTTTAAACTGTATGAAAAGAATTATCAAATCATGGTGGAAAGGAATGAAAACTGTAGCAGCTTGGTACGATGTTAAAGACTATCGAGTATTACCATTTACAGTTATTTAATTAGATTTCTACTAGTAAGTGCCAAAGGGGTACTTACTGATGTTGGGAGAGTAAATTTAAATATATGCCTCTTATTTCTAAGGTTCATCACCTTCTCGAAAAGAAATGTGTACACAAGAGGCGCCCGAAGTATTAAGCCCTGTTGGTAAGGGAACTAGACTGTCACTCTAGTAAAACTAAGGGTTCGAGTCCCTTATATTCCGCAAACAAATTGTACTATGGTGTAACCGGAAACACTACAGAATTCTAACCTTAGTGGTCCAACAATTTAGGTGATTATATCAGTTGGTTAGATAGCTTGCCTGATAAGCAAGAGGTTCAAGTCCTATATCACCTACAAATAATGGAGAGCACCTAGCGTTTAACTGGGTGGTTGTTAGAGGTGGCAATCCACGAGTATGCCTGATAGCTCAATGTATTATTAGAATATGGTCACGATAGTTTGCCCGTCTAATGCCATATTCGCCTTTATTCTAGCTTCAATAGCACAGTGGTAGTGCAGCTCACTTGTAATGAGCAGGTCGTAGGTTCGAATCCTACTTGAAGCTCTTTTTAATATCGCAGAGTGGAGAAGTTGGTCATCTCGCTTGGCTCATAACCAAGAGGTCGCACAAAGTGGTTCGAATCCTGCCTCTGCAACTCATAAAAAGAATTTATTGTCTAGTATGTGAAGTGGTCAAACACGGCTGACTGTAAATCAGCTGCTATTTAGCTTCGGGAGTTCGAATCTCTCCTAGACAACTAATAATAAAGTAGAGAACTAGTAATGGTAGAGAATAAGATCCTATTACAAAGTCAACCTACTTATAGTATATAGCTCATCTATTAATTTAGGTGAGCTATTTTTGTATAGATTAATACTTAACAGATTAAAGGAAATGAATAAACTTGAAAAATGGCTATGGGTTAATTGTACATTAAAAGACAATGGGCAGAATAGTAATTCTTTATATTTCTATTATAAAAACTTAGAGATTAGATATTCAGACCATATGGCAAAGCAGAGTACTGGGGATTTACAAATAATTAAGTCTTCTGTATTTGATTCCATTAACTATGCTGTATTTATAAAAGAAAGTGCTAAGATTATGATAATTAATGCTTCTAATACTATAGACTTTATAATACACTATGCACAAGTTAACGAATTGTTAAATACTTCGGCTATAAAATTTACTGATGCTGTCAAGAAGGATGAATTAATTTTACCAGAAACTTTATATATACCAAGACCTATAAGGGATTCTGCAACAAATAAGATATTTAAAAAGAAAGAAGAGTACTGGTCAAATTCAGAAATAAAGTGTCTTAAACAAGCAATCATGCAATATTTTAAGCAATCTTGTGGATTTAGCACTATATTTACTAAATATTTAAAAGAGAATAAGGTAAGTTTTATACAGGCTATAAATCTATATAAGATATTAATCTTCAGTAATAAAACTCCATTTAGTGGAGGAAATCTTAGTAAAGTATATAATTATATAAAAAGTTTGGAATCCAATGAAATTCAAAAAATACAATTATAGTGATAATACAACAGGTACATTTAAATAATAGTGATTTATACATCACAGGTATCTCTCCTATAAATGAATGGGAAGGAACTATAGTTTATAGATTATATAAAGGTGGTAATATAACTAAACATGTTGAAAAGTATCAAAAAGATACTCAACATGATCATTGTATTACTACTCCAACTAGATTTATGTCCATTGACTATCTTTATAACTTTGTATACAATAATGTAGAAGTTGAAGGAAAGTCTTTTAAATTACAAGAAGTTCTTATAGATAATTTAGAACCAGAAACACCATTAGGAGGTAATTTTGGATGATATTTAAAGTAAGTACATTGGGATATATTGTGGACTGGGATAAAGCTTCTTCGAAAGAGAAGGATGCTATGATGAGAGCTCTTGAAAGGGTTAGAACAGCTTACATATTTGAAACCCGAAGAATAATAAAGAATTCAGAGGATGCTAAAGATTGTAGTTCTCAAGTACAAGAATTAATGCCTTTTATAGGACACAAATGTAAATCGCATGATATAGTAGGTGTGTTTAAAGGCGTAGAAGAGACTTGGGAGGACTACTATTATATTATAGAATTAGAAGATGGTAAAGTATCATATAATACAATGGTAGATACTATTGAATTTATTGATTAACAATTATTAACTAATAAGTAATTAAATATTATATATCATAGGAACATGAATAATGTATTTTTTAAGAATGGGTTTCTTACATCAACAGAAGCCCAAAATATTTGTAATGTAGCTAACGAAGTTATTGCAGGATTGACAGATTCACTAAATACTGTTCAATTTTATAATACTACAATAACTAGTATTGTATCTTCTGATAATGCAGTAAATGCTGGAAAAGGTACTACAGATACTTCATGGATTCAAGATGCTATAATTAAGATAGGACAATATAATTCATTAATTGCTTGGCTTAAAGAAGCTATTAAGAATAAGGAGGAAGCTCTTGGTGAATTATCAAGTACACGTATTCAAGATTGGTCAGAATATAAAGATTATCCCACTCCTAAATCACCAAGTAAAAAAGCTACGGTAACTAAAGATGATGTAATTAAAAATTTAGATGCAATTAAATTAAATAAGTATTTTACTTTGCAATCTAGAGCTGCCGCTATTGGTAAATTTATACATGAAACAGGCTCTGTATCTAGAGCTAAGGTAATGTTAAATAAAGTAATTGCTGAACCAAATAAGATTAGTGGAGCCGGTAGAGATACTGTAGTATATAGATATACACCTTCTGTTGAAGTCGCTGAAGTTAATGGTATGTTCTTGTCTTTAATGTCTGAACATAGAAATTTAAATGCTCAACTTAATAATATTAAAGCTGATGCTATTGAAGAAGCAAATAAACAGAATATAGCTAATGAGCAAGAGTATCAGAAGGCTAGAACTGCTTATTCTAAAGAATATAATGATTGGCTTGACAAAATTGAAGATTTGCAGTCAAGATTCAATCAATATATAATTACTGAGAAAGAAAAGATTAGTAAACTTAAAATTAATGTTCCGGATTCTTTGATGGAAACATATAAGTCTATTAAGGCTTTACTCGCTGAGTAATTAATAAGAATAGATTAAGGATTAGCATTAAACATATTACAGGAAAATAATATAATTTATTGCGGGATTGTCGCAATACCACATATTAGGTATATTTAATGGTCGTTTCCACACATATTTTTATTTTTAAGTATCACCTAAAACATAATCGGGTTAAAAGCATTATGTGGTGTTACTTGGTCTAAGTCTAAGTCGTGGGAACGAGTCTAAAGCTAAGACACATTCTAAGTCTGTGCTGCTAATCCTTATGATATTCTTTAGTTTGTCCTATGTTTCTTTAAACTGTAGGTGCTTCTATAATTAAGATTATAGTGACTTTTAATTCCTATACTTTTCAAGATGAGAAATCGGGAGGTTGATTTCCTACAATCGAGGGGTGGAGAAACTCTCCACCCTTTATTATTTATTTAATTTATTTAATTATGAAGAAATTATTTATTTTTGCTTTCGCAATCATTGCCCTCTGTTCAAGTTGTGGTAATGGTTGTTCTAGGACAACAGACAGTGTAGATTCTACATCTGTCGATACTTGTGATACAGTAGATTCTGCTAAAGTTGATACTGTAAATTCTGTAGATAGCACATCGTTTTCTATGGTGTGTCCTGATTAAGCTACTCTGAAAGGGGTAGCTCTTTTTATTTATTTATGTTAAAACCAAAAGTAATTAATTCGGAAGATGCCTACAGAGGTAGCTTAGAGGATCAAAAAATGGATATTCTGAGTAATTTTCGTTTTGAGCAAGTAGCTATGATTATGGCTTCTCCATGTTTGCCTATCTATAAGAATGAAGAAGAGGACAAACCAGAAATTATTGGATATGAACCTTGGAAAATACTTACAGAGCATGAACTCAGAGTACCCAGTGTTTACGATTTATATTGCTGTGCAGAAAGATTACTTAATGATGTAATTAAAGAAGTACATAAAAACCCTAAAAGTAATTATCAGGGTATAGCCTCGGGTCCATTTAAAGTAACTTATTTATATGGTAATTTAACTCTTGACTTCGTAGTAGAATCATGGGGAAATTATTAACCATATATACAGATGGAGCTTGTCAAGTGTCTACAGGTAATGGAGGTGTTGGAGTTGTATTTATTAAAGATAATGAAGTAATTTATCAATTTAATAAACACTTCAAAAATGTAACTAATAATAAAATGGAAATAATGGCTGTTATTTATGCTCTGCATGCCATTAGTACAAACTTTGATTCCATTACTGTAGTATCTGATTCACAATACGTTTTAGGATGTATAAATAAGGGATGGAAACGCAAGAAGAACCAGAATTATTGGCAGCTATTTGATAAAGTATATAATATAGCTAAAGAGTTTTGTTCAGATATAAAATTTGAATGGACAAAGGGACATAACATAGATGAATATAATAATCTAGCAGATAGATTGGCTGTGGAAGCTAGTCATTTTGCAGATTAGTTAGATTACAATTAAATATTCTAATTAATTTGAAAATGAAAGCAAAGCATAAGCGTGAGTGGTTACAGATGAAGCAGAATTGGTGGTCAAAATTACCAGCTTCAGTACAGAAGGCAACAACTAAACCAGGTTCAGTAAAAACACGATGATTATCTTAATTATTGTTTTAGTATGTCTTATGTTATTAAATCCTTATATAGACATACAACAAGATAAGATAATTATTTGGTATAATTGGTTTACCGAAAGAAAACATTATATTTTATGGAAACCCCAAAATTCTTGAGAAAGTATAAATTGGTTTTTAAAGTTATTAAATATGTCATTGGTTTTATAGCTATGATGTATTTAATAAGTATGTGTACTTACTTAATTAGCAGTGAGAGTACATTTTGTTGCATTATGGGTATGTTAATATTAGCAACTATGGCTGTGTTAGTAGTTACCTTAGTTGTTGAAAGTGTTGATAAATTAAAAAGTTTATTTAAATGAGAAAAGTCTTTTTATTTGCGAGTGCTTTAATGTTGTCATTAAGTTTCACTAGTTGTGAACGTATCGATGCTGGTTGTGAAGGCATCTTAGTTAATCTCTATGGCTCTGAAAGAGGTGTAGATGATGTATCTATGGTGACTGGACAAGTATTCTATAATCCGGCTACTCAGGAAGTATATGAGTATCCTACCTATGTACAGACTATTGACTATGAGCCATTTACAATTAATGCTAAGGATGGTTCTGAATTTAAAGTTGATCCAAATGTAAATCTTAAAGTTAAGGATGGTGCTGCTCCAAAGGTATTTCGTAAGTATCGCAAAGAATTAACTGATGTGATTAATGGTCCTGTATTTAAGTATGTAAAGGATGCCTGTCGTATTGAGATTAATAAATTTACTACAGACCAGATTGTGTCAAATCGTGAAGCTGTAGAACAGGCAATTGAGAAGCGTCTTTCTAAACTTCTTGACAAGGAAGGATTTGTACTTGACCAGTTTACTAGTGGTTTGCAATATCCTAAGACTATTGTAGAAGCTGTAGATGCTAAGAACAGAGCTATTCAGTTAGCACAGAAAGCAGCTAATGAAGTACAAGTAGCTGAGGCAGAAGCAAAGAAGAAGATTGTAGTAGCCGAAGCAGAGGCTAAGGCTAATGCCATTGTAAATGCTTCTCTTACACCATTGCTTGTTAAGAAGCAGTGGATCGAGAAATGGTCTGGAGAATCTCCAAAAGTAGTGGGTGCAGGGAGTTCTGTACTTATTGGACTAAATGATTTAAAATAATGAAAAATAAATATAAAGAAGAATAGGATTATTATATAATCTACATAAATTATAAGGATAATCAATTAGAATGTTATGTAGATAAGGAAGACTTCCAAAAAGTATCTAGCATAAAAGGAACATTACAAATAATCGTAAAGGGCATGTAGACGGGGTTCGTACTAAGATACAAAAAGAAGGTGTTAGAAAACAATATTGGATGCATAATATGATTATGTCTAAAACGGATGAAAATAATGTAATTGATCATAATACTCTAGATAACAGAAAAAGTAATTTAAGGGAGTTATCTAAGAAAGATAATGCTACTAATACCTCCGTTGATAAAAGCAAAACTGGAATAAGAAATGTTACTATTGAAAATGGTAAATACAGAGTACGAATTAAAGGTATTTCTTTTGGATACTTTAGAAGAAGCTAAAATAATTGCAGATAGAGAACGTTTAAAAATTTTTCCATTATATGAAGAAAATTCAGAAAGAATCATCATTTAGCAACCTTCCTAAGGTTACAGGTAACTCATCAACATTAGTAGGACTTGATAAATAATTTGTTATGTTTGGTTTATTTATATTCTGTTTAGTTGTGGCAGCTATTGAATTTATGCTTGTCATAGATTTAAAGCCTAAGATAGGCATACCTCTTTATGCATTTATAATAGCATTATTACTGTTATTTGTTCCTGTACTTAACATCATAGAAGTAATAGTATTTGGCGTATTATTAACTATTTGGTGTCATAATGGGCTGAGCCTTGCAGGTTCTAATCCAGTTTCTAAATTCTTTAAAATGCTTAATCGCGATATTTAAATGATAATTCAAGGTAATTTTTATCGAATTGAACCAATAAATGATACTTCTCCACTATGGGATTTATATTTGCTTAGAAAAGTGAATAGTAAAACTAATCCTAGAGAAGAATTTCAATTAGAGGGCTATGGTATGCCTTTAGATTCTGCTATTGGTAGAATAATTAGATATGCTATTAATAGCAAATATGGAAAAGATGAGATTACGACCTTGAAAGAATATTTAAATGTTTTCAAGCAAATTCAAGAGGAGATCTATAAAGAAGTCGGAAGATAATTATTCGGACCTATTTAATAAAATAAATAGTTTGTGTGATTGTTTAAATACAATATATCATACAAACTATGGTGGTTGTTGTTATGTAGCCTATGTAATAGCAGAAATACTTGAAAGAGAAGATATTCCATTTGAAGTATTAGTTTCAGATCCTCGTTATGAAGATGATGGTTATCCTGATGATTTTGAAGATTTAGATGATTCAGTATATCATATATGTCTGGAGGCTAAACCTATTAAAGATACGTATAGGATAAATGTAGGTACATATAGTGAGGAAGAATATTTTCATTATAATAATATTACTTCGCAAGATATATACAACTTCTATACCAATAATGTTTGGAACTCTTTTTACGAAATGGCTAAAAATAAGTTTATTAAGTATATAATTAATTTAATATATGACAACTTCAGTAGCGATTTACGAGAAGGACGGTCAAATAGTTCAAACACATAGTTCTTTTATTTATGAAGATTCTATCTATAAGGTATTTAAAGGTGGGATTTCTTTATTTGAAGAAAAGCAATATAGCACCAATAAACCTTTGAAACTTAAAAAGAAAGACTTTATAAATAGAAAGAAAAAAGCAGATGAGTATTTTATTAGATTTTTAACTCTGGAATTTGCTCCAGAATCTTACTTAATTAAAGAAGGTTATACACTAATTAATAGTAAATGAAAATGAAAAAGGAAATTGCTAGTTATAAGCTTGGTCAGTTTGTTGATTTTAAGGGTGTTGAAAGATTGATAGTTGCTTGTGCTGTAAGTATGCCAGTAAAGGAGGGTCTTACTGCAACTTGGAATATTCCAGGTGTTGAGGATTCTTTCGAGATTGTACGAGCCATATCTATCGGCATTGCAGTATATAATCCGGAAGATGAGTTTAATCTCACTTTTGGTAAAGAACAAGCTTATAAGAAGGCTCTTGCAGGAGATCCTTGTTGGTTTATTGGTAAAGGCGGTGTAATTACTAAAGAGTGTATTGATGCACTCCTGACAGAGAAAATTAATCACTTTATTAAGAATCCTGAGATAGTCATTAAGGATTATAATGCTAACAAGGTTAAATATGAGCAGATTCAGAAAGAGAAAGAGTACATTCAGAATGCTTCTCCTGCAGAACAAGCAGTCTTAACTTTAATGTCTAGAGGGGTAGATGTGCAGGGAGTTATTGATAAAACAAAGACCCTAGTAGATGCAGTTGAGAACGGTTCTAGCCTGGTTGATTAAACTATTTATAATTGTAGGAATCATATTTATAATTGCACGTATAGAACAATTAAATAATAATATACAGAGTATCCCTTCTAATAAAGAAATAATTAGACATTCTTTAGTTAGGGATACTCTAAATCACACTAAGGATTCCTTAACAATTAAAATAGTAAAAATAAGAGAGACGTATGAAGATAAGAAAGCTATTATTATGTCTAATGATACTTCTGCCGACATACAGTTTTTCACAAACTACATCAACCATTACAATAACTCCAGAACAACTGAAAACAACTAATCTTATATTTCTAGAGCATGAGAAATATACAAAAGAAGTTCCATTATTAAATAAGAAGATTGAAACACTAGAAAAGATAAATAAATCTTGGTTACATACTGATTCTATAAGAAGAATTAATGAAAAGCAATATAATACTATTATTAAAAAGGATAGTATTAAAATAACACAATTACAAAGTTCACGCAAAAAATATAAAGTTGTAACTAAGATTAGTATAATATTAAATATCATTCTTGCATGCCTATTGGTAAAGTAAACTATAAAGATCCAAATGGATTAACTTATAAACATCCAGAAAGAAGTTGTAAAAGATGTTTAAAATATCCATGTATAGCTAATATGGATAAGTTATATAGTGATTTTGCTAAATATGGATGTAAGCACTTTGATGATATGAATGTGTTTCATTAATGGGGCAAATAACAATTCATGCTAAGCTAGTTGCGGAACAAATAGATAGAATGGGATATACTAATTATGTATTTGAAGATTTGAATCCTAAGGATGAGGACTTTAGATATATAATGTGTGTCCGATTTCCTAATTGGGAGCAGAAAAGTATCGAAATTGATGAAATTGGATATTTAAATATAAGATATGTAGAAGGGGGAAAAGATACATGGTTTGATGGTCAGAACCTAATACCTTATAAATATACTAATGTCATATTCCTCAAGTTTATTGAGGATAAACCTAAAGTTGATATAAGTGAAATTATTTTAGATTAAATTTATATTGTAGATTATTAATTATTAGATTACTATGAAACATTATTTGAATTTAATTATATGACAGTATTAGGAGATAAGCTTCAGGCAGCTATGAGTAAAAAGGCAAGTGATATTACTACTTATGTATGGAAAGGTCCAAAGGTTAATGGAGAGCAGCAAGAAATCTTAATGATTGATGCTTCCTTTGATCAGCTTAAGCAGTGGTATCGTCATTGTCAGCAAATGCTTTATAATGAGGATTCTAAAAAACCAGGAAGAGTTACCTTACTTGAGATTGTACAGGATCAAATTAGTCGTTGTAGAGCAGAACTTCTTGTAAGATGGCTCATGTCTGAGAAGCAGTATTCTAACACAAGATGTTTAGAAGATTTACGAAAGTTAATTAGTAACAATAAAGATACACTAACCCCAGAGGCTATTAAATCATTCCCTATTAGTAAGGTAATGGATGGTCTTCCTATCGATTATCAGAAGGTACCTGTTAAATTGGTAATGGATGCTTGTCTTGACCTTTTGGGAATTTTTGATAATAGCCATATCACACTTAACTTTATTCTTAAAATGGGTCTGTGGTTTACTCCACGTGAGATGCAAAAGGATTTGTATCGTAAAGACCCTGAGACTGGTAAGGCTAGAAATCGTCTTAATGTAGTTAAGGAAGAACTTAGAATTAGTTTGAGACCTAATCAGTATTTACGTATTTGTGACACTGGTTTGTCTTATACTGAGTTTAAGGCAATCTATATGCTGCAGAGAGATAAATATTCTAACTTAACTAGTGAGCAGCTTAAGTTACTTTCTAATAAAATTCTGTATCGTTTTCAGATTCAGTGTGAAGAGCAGGCTAAACAATGGCTTACTAAGATTGATGAAATTAATAAAGTTGCTGCAGATAAAGGTTGGGATGTAACACGTGCTGACTTGTAATAAGTTAGCATACTAGTGAAAATATTGTCATAAGTGCCAGTAATGCACGATTTATTTGAGCCTGTTTCTCGGGATGAAAGGCAGGCTCAAGCACTTAAAGCTTGGATTAAAGCTAAAGGACACGGGACTATTGTAGGATGCACTGGTTTTGGTAAGACTTGGGTAGCTATGAATGCTATAACTAAATTACGATCAAAATATCCTACAATGTCAGTACTAGTGGTAGTACCTTTTGATAACTTAAAAGAACAATGGTCTAAAGAACTTGACGAGAGAGGTTTAGGATTTAATACTGATGTAAGAGTAATGATGGGAGCATCTAAAAAGGAATGGTCTTGTGATTTACTAATTATTGATGAAGCCCATAAAATCAATAGTGAAGTTCTTAGTAATGTTCTTACAAATACTAAGTTTAAATTGATACTTGGTTTAACTGCTACTTTTGAAAGACTGGATGGAAGACATGAAATTTTAGCTAAATATGCTCCAGTTGTAGACACTATAACTATGGAGGATGCTCTCTTTAATGGGTGGGTAGCTAAATATAAAGACTATGTAGTTGTCATTGATGTTCCTGATATTGATGTTTATCAGAAATATAATAAAGAATTTAATGAACACTTTGAATTCTTTCAATGGGACTTCAACAAGGTTATGTCTATGACAGGTAAAAATGGTTTTACTAATAGATGGCAATATTGTAAGGATACCTATCCTGATGATTATGCTATGCAAAAGGACTATTTAAAATCTGTCACATTTCATGCTATGGGTTTTATGAAAACTATGCAGTCTAGAAAGAAGTTTGTACAAAATCATCCTGAAAAAATAAGAATAGCTAAAGAGATAATTAAGTATAGAAGTGATAAGAAGATTGTTACTTTTAATGCTAATACCGCTATGGCTGAAGCATATAAAGAGGGATATGTTTATACTGGTAAAGAAGGTAAAAAGAAGAATAGAATAACACTAGAAGAGTTTTCTAAAATGCCAAGCGGAGTATTAAACAGCTGTAAGATGGCAATTGAAGGCTTAAATGTACCTGATTTATCAGTAGGTATACAAACTGGCATAGATAGTAGTAAAACTAAAGCTGTACAGTCTCTCGGAAGAGTAGTACGATTAGCAAAGGGTAAACTAGGTGCTGAATTTTTTACATTAGTAATTAATGATACTGTAGAAACTAAATGGATGCAAAATGCCAAGAAGGATTCTCAGATTGAAATTATTGATGTAGAGAATTTAATGCATGTTCTTAAAGGCGAACCATACGAGCTTTATAAAAGAAAGATTAAGAATTTTACATTTAGGTTTTAAGACATTAGAAATGGAAATGTATTATACAAAGAAAGAGTACAATTCAATGAAGAGTGCTCTTTTACGTGAAAATAAGTCCTTGAAGAAGCAAATTTCAAAATTGCAAAAGAAAATAGAGGATTTGGAATATGCACATGAGGTTGTTTTTGAACCTGACTTCGAAATGAATCCAGTGGCTGAAGAAACCGCTGAATAGATAAGTCTATAATATTCACGTAACTAGACTCTAAAGCTATAACAAGTATTACAAGTCTAGTGTTAACTAGCTAAATATGTTAATTATACGTGAAGAATTTAGAACTTAAACAGCAACTCGTATTTTGTGAAAAATATAAAATTGATGCAAATCAATTATTGTTGCTAGAAATTATTCTCATCGCTCAAGAGGGTGACGATGCAGAACTTGTCCAGCTTTATTTTCAATCAGAGGCAAAGGGAAGCCTATTGGAACAATTAATTAGATTACAAGAAGTAGGAGTAATATTAAAGTCTTATAAGTTGCCTAAGAAAGGTGAGCGATTAGATTTATTTAGTATTCCTATTAATAGAAATCTTGTAAAAGACTTTTATAAGTGTTCTTTTGAATTAGGTAAAGAACTATTTGAAGAATATCCTCAATTCGGTTTTATCAATGGGAATCCAGTTGGTATACGTAGTGTTTCTAAGAAGTTTGATAGTCTAGAAGACTTTTATCGTTTCTATGGAAAGACTATTAGGTGGAAACAGGAAACTCATGACCATATTATTGAATTAGTTAAATGGGCTCGAGAGAATAATATTCTCTGTGTAAGTCTGTGTAACTTTGTAATAGATCATAGATGGGATGAATTAGAAGCTCTTCGTAATGGAGATTTAGCTAATACTAATTTTGATGCCATTAAGGTTGTGTAATTAAATATTATGGCAGAGAAAATTAGTGGTTTAGAGGAGTTCTTTCAATTAGTTAAAGAAGGAAGAGAAGGACACAATATAGGACTTAGTACAGGTTCACCTAAGTTAGATTTATATACTGACGGAGTTCTTCCAGGTACCTCTTATTTAATAGGAGGTGCTTCAGGCAGTGGTAAATCTACCTGGGCGCTCTGGACTTATGTATATCAACCATTAATGCATTATTTAAATGGGGATAGTCCAGAAAGAGACCCTAGATGGTTATTATTCTCACTAGAGATGACTCGTAGTCAAGTATATGCTAAATTAGTTAGTATGTACATATTTGACAATTATGGAGTTGAACTGCGATTTAAGCAGATATTCTCTAGAGGAAGGGACTGTGTATTATCTGATGAAGAATATGAACTCCTAACTAAGAGTACTGACTTTATTAGAATTCTTGATGAAAGATTATCTTTTTATGAGGGTAGTCTTACAGAGGCAGTCTATTTAAAGGAAGTAAATGAGGAATTATTGAAATGGGGTAAATTTGAGAATGGCAAATACATTCCAAATAATCCTAACATGTTCCTTGGTATTATGATTGACCATATGACCTTGGTAAAGGCAAGTGGCGGTCGAACTAAGAAAGATGAAATTGATGCAATTTCTAGAGATTCTGTTCAAATCAGAAATAATACTAAAATTGTATCTCCTATAATGATTTCTCAGTTTAATAGAAATGCTAATGGTCAAGAGAGAATGAAACAAGGTCTACAAGACCCATCTATGGAAGACTATAAAGACAGTGGATCATTACTTGAGGATTCACAAGTAGCTATAGGTTTATTTAGTCCACATAAATATAAATTATCTACTTATAAGAAATATAATATTAAGATACTGGAGCAGTGTTTTATTGGTGTATTTATCTTAAAGAGTAGATTTGGTTCTTCTGACTTAATGATTCCTACTGGTTTTTATGGTGATTGTAGTCATTATGCAGATTTACCTAAACCTGAGAATATATTTGACTGGGAGAAATATACTAGTCCTAATTATTTATTAGAAGATGGTGTTCAGCAATTAAATGTTGAACTTAATAATATAGATGAGCCAAAAGAAATAGATAATAATTCAAATCTTTCATTTATATTATAAAAATATGTCGAATTTAGTGTGTTTAGCAGGCCTTTCAAATTCCGGAAAATCAACTAGTCTCCGTACTCTTGACCCAGAGTCTACATTCATTATAAGCTGTACTAATAAACAACTTCAAATTCCAGGATTTCGCAAGAAGTATCCTAAAGTGGCTATCAAGGATAAGAAGCTTATTGGCAATTGGTATGTTCAGAATAATTATATTAAAATTGAGAATGTATTACATATGATTTCTGATTCTAGGCAAGATATAAAGGTAATAGTTCTTGATGATTTGAATTATTTACTCTCAAATGAGACTTTTGAGAACGCTAGTATCAAGGGCTATGATAAATTCGTAACTATGGCGAAGAATTACTATGATTTGTTAGCAGAGTGTCAACTTCTTAGAGATGATTTAACCATTGTAGTTATTTCTCATATAGAGAATTTTGGTACTGAACTAGATCCACAGTATAGATTGTGGACCACGGGCAAAATGTTGATAAATCAGATAAATCTTGATGGTTTGTTCTCATATATTATTTATTCTGAGCGTTATGTGGATGATGTAGATGGGGAAGTACATTATCGTTTTAAGACTAGAACAGATGGTAATGATACTTGTAGAAGTGTGGCAGGCTGTTTCGATGAAAAATATATTGAGCCTGATATGAAACTAGTTATAGATACTATCAATGCATTTGAAAACGAAGATTAAGACTATTTAACTAACTAATTAACTAATTATTGAATATATGAAGCTGGATATTGTAATGCACTATTCTGTTGATGAGGCAACAGGAGAAATCACTTTTATTGGTAAAGATGAGATTAAGGTAGACACTGCTAAGAAAACTTCTACCTCTAGAAAGAGTTCTACTAAGAAAGACGAAAACCCTGAGCCTATTGTAACACTTGATTCTACTAAATTAACGCTTACCCAAGGAGCAGTTGATTTATTACAAGTCTGTGAAGACTGTCGTATAGACATCAAGTATGACAAGAAAGGCAAACAGCTGCTTCCAAAGATTGGAACAGATGCTGCTTTTAAATCTAAGGGAGGTAATTTACTTTCAGGTAAGAATACTGTACGATATGGAGGTGCTAATAATAAGAAGTTAGCAGGATATGGTACTACCTTTAAAATGGAACCAACTGAAGATGAGGGTATTTATTGGCTTGTAGGAGACAAAATGCCTGAAGAACAAGAGGTTCCAAAAGAGTTAGTTAATATTGAAGACGAGCTTGATATAACTAACTTGGATGCTATAGAAGAGGAATCTACAGACCTATCTGGTCTGAGTTATACTCTCTAATAAATAGAGTTAATTAAATATATTAGATAACAATTAATTTATTAGATTATGATTACTTAAATTTTGAAAATTATATAATATATGTCATTTAATTTTGCTATTTCATCTGATTCTGCAGTTCGTAACAGTCGTCGTCCACTCGCACCATGGGAAATCCATGATGTAAAGTTTAAGGGAGCTGAAATTCGTGAGTTTAACGGTAAGAAAGACCCTAATGCTCATTATAAGTTGCTCTCCATTAAATATGAAAATGAGGATGGCTACTTTAGTGTAGATTTGTTCTTCCCTAAAGATGGTGATGACGTACGACCAGAATTTGATGGTGCTAATGGTGGTAAAGTTCAGATGGCTTCCTCATTTGAGACCACTATGGCAATAGTAAAACAGACTGCACAGATTCTTAACCCTAAAGGTTTTGAACAGATGCAAAAGCTGAGTGTTAAATTTAAGAGCTTTGATGATGTTGCAAAGACTTTCATTAAAGTAACTACACCAGCTATTGATACAGATATTAAAATTAAATTGACAGGTAAGAATCGTGACGGTAAGGTAGTTGCTCAGATTCCACGTATCTTGGCTTTGAATAAGGAGGGAGAAGCATTTATTTGTGACAATTATATTGGTCCAAAGCTCTTCTGGTCTGATTATGAGGCGGGTAAGCGTGATGAGTATTTGAAGTCAACTCCTACTGACCCAGATAAAGCTGTCGCAGATACAGCAGGAGTAGATGAAGCTCCTAAGGATGATTTGGATCTCGATAGCTTGCTTTAATTAAATAATTCTCTATGGACTTTAGTTTTGAACCTAAAGTTACTAGGGAGTTTCTTCTAAGTGAAAACAATGAGGAGACATATATGAGTTATTATCTAGGAATACCTGTAGATAAAGGCTTGTATGTGTCTCCTCTACGTTCTGACCATCATAAAACTTGTGGATTTTTTAGAGGTAAATCTGGCAGACTTTACTTTAAAGATTTTGCTACTGGGGAATGCTTTGCCTTTGAAAATGTTGTAATGAAAAAGTTTAATTGTAACTACCATGAGGCTTTGAGAATTATAGCTAAAGACTTTGGATTTATTAAGGGAGAATCTCCTATATCTAAACCCGTAGTTAAGCAAGCTGAATTTAAAGGAGACAAACAAACTTTCATTCAAATAGAGGCACAAGAATTTTCTGAAGAGGAACTAAAATGGTGGAATCAGTATGGTATAACTAAACCTATATTAAATAAGTATAGAATATTTAGTTGTAGAACAGTCTTTTTAAATGGTTCTATATTTAGTCAATCTACTTCAAAGTGTCCTAGTTATGGATATTATTTTGGAAAGAAAGAACATGTAGAACAGTGGAAAATATATTATCCGAAAAGGTCTGATTACAGATTTATAGGTAATATATCTACTAAAACTATTCAAGGTTATAGACAATTACCCAAAAATGGTAAGTTATTAGTAATAACTAAGAGTTTAAAAGATTGTGCTTGCTTATATGGTATGGGAATACCCGCATGTGCTCCACAAAGTGAAACTCAATTTATTTCTAATACTATCTTAGAAGATTTAAGGCAGAGATTTGATAAAATAGTACTTTTATTTGATTCAGATCTTACAGGAATACATTATACTAATGTACTGCGTAGAAAATATGATTTCTTAATTCCTTGTATTATACCTAGAAGGTATGGGGCTAAGGATATTAGTGATTTCTATAAGAAGTATGGGAGAAAGGGAACTATTAAATTTATTAAAGAATCTATTAAATATATAAAAGAATGGGAAAGACATAGCTAAATACTAGTGTAACAGTAAAATATAAGAATGGCGACACACAAACATTCCAAACAATAGAAGAAGCTTCCGAAGTAACTAAATTGACAATTAATTCAATTAAGTCTAGAGCTAATAAACCTGGCTCTGGGGCTAAATCTAAAGATGGAATGACATTTCAATGGGCAGATCCTGCTGTTAGGAGGAGTCTTACTGCTAAAAAGAGTAAGAAAAAGGGATCTAGCTTTGAACTTGATATTGTACATAAATTAAGGGAAATTGGATATCCTAATTGCATGACTAGCCGTAACAAAGATAAAACTTTAGACGCTAACAAAGTGGATATTTGTGATGAGGAAGTTCCTTGTTATATACAAGCTAAATATACTCAGAACATGCCTAATTATTTTACAATTAGAGATGCCTGTAGTTTAAAGGACAAGCCTTTTGTAATGTGTTGGAAGAAGGCAGGCAAAGATGGGGAGCAAAGTCCTGGTACAGTTGCCGTTATACCGATAGATTACTTTTACCAACTAATTAGTAAATTAAAATGAATACTTATTTGATTCCTTGGAGTGACCCAGGAGAGTGTGATATTCTCAAAATTACTGCAAATAGTTATGAAGACTGTGTAGACAAAGTAATTAAACATTATGCAGAAGAATTTGATTCAGATGCTTTAGCAGAGTGTACTGATTATGAAGAGTTTATGCAGTTGATATATGATAATCACGATATTTTCTTGGGAAGCATTCATGAAATTGAAGAATATGAATAACCTACGTATTGCACTAGATATAGATGATACCATTTTAAAGTGGTTTGAAGCTTATCAAAAACGTTTCCCTGGTGAACGTAATTTGGTGCAACATATAATTACCAGAAATGTACGTAAGTTACAATATGACAGAGAATTTTGGGAAAATCTAGAGTTACTAGAGCGTCCTAATTTTGAACCTCATATTTATTCAACTAAGCGTATAAATCAAAAGAGTTACACTCGTAATTCTTTAATTAAAAATGGTTTACCAATAAAACCTATTTATCAGACTTATAATCAAAATGGTAATAAAGCTGATAAAATAAAGGGAAGGTGTGATGTTCTTATAGATGATAGTTTATTTAATGTAACTAAAGCTATACAGAGTGGGTTACCTGCCCTTCTTATTGATAGACCACACAATCAAAATGTGGAGTGTGAATTTCGCGTTTACAATTTAGATTATGAAGAAATCCTAGATGCATATATGAATGAGTTAAATGTCTTAGGATGGCAAAATTAAGAGACTTAGTCAAACTTACTCCATTAATTGACACTCTTAAATTAGTTAAAATTGATGATGCGGAGTATTTCTCTTCTAAGTATGGAAGTTACATAAGTAATTCAAGATTAGGATTACTTAATCCATTTCAAGGAGGTTCAACAGATGCCTTCTTTGCTGGGTTCAAAGACGAAGGGTTTGTTTCTAGTTTAGTTATAGGTTCCGCAGTTCATTGTCTCTCTTTGCAGGGTGACCAGTTTGAACTTGCTCCTGCTCTAGGTAAACCTACTGCTAAATTGGGAGCTATGGCAGATGAACTTTATCCAGTATGGTTGCAACATCCCATTAGAACTTCTGATATTGAAGAAGCTTCAAGTAAGGTTAATTACTATAAAAATAAGCTTACTCCAGATATCATTAAAAGGGTAAATGAGCAATGTATTCCATATTGGAAAGCTAGAAAGAATGCGCAATTAAATAATACTAAAGAACTTATCTATTTAGATGATAAGAGTCGTGATACTGTATATAATTGTGTAGAAGCATTAACTAAGAATCCACAAATTCAAGAGTTACTTAATCCTTCAGGACTCTTAGACCCTCCTCTTTCTATGAATGAACAAGCATTTCTACTAGATATAGAAGCTGAATGTGCTAATGGTAAGAAAACCATACTACATTTAAAAGCTAAACTGGATAATTTTACTATTGATACAGAGCAAGACATTATTACTGTAAATGATGTTAAGACTATTAGTAAAGTAGTGTCTGCTATCGATGATAATATTAATAGGTATCACTATAGTAGAGAATTAGCTGAATATTTATATCTGTTAAATTTGTATGTAGCAAAGGAGTATAATATATCAAAACCTTCAATAAAGGCTAATTATTTAGTAGTATCTACCATTCCACAATACTATACTAAAGTTAGACCTGTAACCAATAAAGAAATACAGGAAGGTATGTATGAATTGGGAACTTTGTTACGTCATGTAGCATATCTAATTTGCTATAAAGGATATTCTCTTTAATGGAACTTAAAGATTTAGACTTTAATAAAACTCTAGCAATATATAAAAAATTCTTTAGTGTTCATTTTTTAAATAGTAACTTGGGTGATAAATTAGCTGTAATAGCCTTAACTTGTTATATAACTAATGAACTCAGGAAAAAAGACAAAGAAATCACTTGTTATGATGTTTTATTGAAAGTAGGGAAAGATTTCGGAAAAGAAGAAAAGGAAACCTTTCTGAAATCACTTGGTGCTATTTGTGAGGACTTTATGTACGGAGTTAAAGACTTTCCGGACTATGGAGTGTCCCTCAAAAATATGCCAAAACAGCTTAAAAAATTATTAGATTCTTATGTACCATTTTGATAATATTTTATCAAAAATTTGTACAATTATTTAGATTAACATTAATTAACACTATAATCCTTGGATAATTTCCTAAATGGATTATTGTTGTTTACATCAGTCAAGAAAACTGGTTTTAGATAAGTATTTCGTAGATGATATGAAAATGATTAATGTTTAATAAGGATTTAATAATTATGAGTACAAAGGTTTTGAATTTTAAGAGTGTAGCAGTATCAGCAGAGTCTAAGGATGTAGCAATCGCAAACATTGAAGAGCAGTATTTCCATATTAATGGTGATGCAACTCAGGCTTACAAGAACGCAAAGGCTAAGCATCAGGGTGTTTGGACAGAGCGTGATGACAAGGCATTTAAGTTGGATTATTTGGAGAAGAAAGGTAAGAGCTGCCCAGGTGCTGGTTACATTATTGTAGTAGAGGCTGCTATTGGTGACACTCGTGAGCGTCCATATAAGATTGAAGATGTAAAGAGCGAGGGTAAGAGAAAGTTTAAGTCAATGTACAAGTGGATTGACGCTGAAGGTAAGACAGTGTGTCAGGTTGATACTAATAAGACAGACGCTAAGAATGCAATCAAGGAACTCTATAAGAGTGGCGCATTTAGAGGTGATGCTAAGTTGGTAAAGACAAAGGATGTAGTAGAGGGTAATGCAGTTGTAGCTACAGCTAAGTATACTCCTTCTAAGAATACTAAGCCAGGTTCATACATTGCTTTTGGTATTGAAAATGCATAATCATATATTGGGTAACTAACATTATTGTTAGAATTAAGTAAGGTGATTGTCCATGAGGATAGTCACCTTTTTTTCTTTAGATACATTAATAGCTAGATTACTTTAAATAATTAAGTAATTAAATTAAATGCAAGTAACTTTAGAGCAACTTTATTCAGGAAAAGCCACTAGAATTAAAGAAAAGGAGTATTTTACAACTAAGCAATATGTAATGCCATTTATAGACAGGATGTCTAAGTTTACAGATAAGTTTGAAATTCAGGTTAAGCCTGCAGATCAGATTAGTCTAACTAATGATGGTGAAGTTAATTTTGAAAATATTGTATATAATAGGGTGTGGGTAGAAGCACAACTTCCAGGAGAATATGCTTATGAAGGTCATACTCAGTCAGTTAGTCTTCTGTATGCTTTAGATACCCGTAAACCAGTGTATAAGATATTTCAAAATGCAGTACGTAGTGCTTGTTTAAATATGTGTGTATTCTCTCCAAATATGCTGCAAGTTAGGGAATTAGAGCCAGAAACAGCTATGGAATATACCTTTGTAAATCAAGTTATGGAAATGACTGATAATACAAAGGTGATGTTAGAGAATTTAGCTAATACATATATTAAGAGAAATGAACTCTATGACAATTTGGGACATTGGGTAGATAATTGTATTAGTAGCAAATTTAATTCGGGATTTGGTACTGTAAAGTTGGCAGAATCTACAGCTATTGATGCTTATAAAAAATTAGTAATTGACGAGAAGTCTGACTATTTTGTACCTAATAATGAGGATATTTGTATGTTCGATGCTTATCAGGCATTTACAGATATTATTACTCATGATAAGGGTAGAGATATAGTTAATAAATTTGAGAAGATTTATTTAGTTAAAGACATTTTAGGTATTAAGTAAAGAAATATTTGGAATTAGCTAAATAATAAAATATAATATAGATTCAGTAATAATTAGATGTTTATAAATAGATTATATTTTTAACGGCTTAATAGCTTATTTAAACATTTAACAATGAAAAAGGAAACCAGAAATCGTATTGAGAAAGTATTGAACTATGCTAAAGAGAATAATTGTAGTGTAAAAGCAGCTTGTATTGCAAAGAACTATAATTATAGTACTTTAATGAATACTATTAAATATACTCGTAGTATTGGTAAAGATGAAGATATTATTTCTCTATATGATTCTGTAAAAAAGCCTACAGGTAATTCTGTAGAGCATATTGATACTGATGAAAGAGCGGAGACTGAACAGATTCGTAATGAGGATGGCACAATAGTTAGTTATAGATTTAAAGTATTCCGTCGTGATAAGACTCCTGTGATAGGAGCCTTAACTAGAGATGAAATGAATCTTATCTATAGACTTTATTCTTATTATGGTTCTAGTCTCACACAGCGACAAGTAAGTAGACATTTTCCTGATTATTCTTTAGTTGATTTTAAGAGAATTTTACGGGCTTTTAATATAACTAAAGCTTCTAGTCCATTTGCTCCTCATGTAATTGAAGAGCATACACCAGAAGAACTTCAGGAAATGCAACTTAGAGAGAAGGAGAATGACTTCTTAAAAGCTGTAGAAAAGAATGAGGTAAGAGACCTCAAACAACTAGTTATTAAACTCACTAAAGAACAAATGAAAAGTTCTATTAGTGAGGAAAAACTAATTCAATTAATTAAAGAAACTAATAAAGACTATAAAGAGCTTCCAGTTAACATTAATAGCAGTAATCCAACATATCCAGTATTAATTATATGGTTGTCTGATTTACATATTGGAGCTTATAATGCTAAGTATAGTAGTTTCGTAACTCTTCCTAATTATGATAAAGAGGAGATTAAAGCTAGATTAACTAAGATTGTACGGACATTTGCTGGACAGTCTTATGGAGCAGTTTATGTAGTTAATCTTGGCGATTCTATTGATGGTTATAATAAAGAAACTACTAGAGGTGGACATCAACTTCCTGAGGTAATGGATGATAAAGAAATTAGCGAGACTTATATAGAGTGTATGATGGAGTTCTTCAAAGCTCTTAAAGCTAATGTAAGAAGTGATGAGTTTAATTATCTCTGTATAGGTGAAAGTAATCATGATGGCAATTGGGGATGGTTAAATAATAAGTTATTAGCTGCATATTTAGCTAATGAAGGGGTTAAGAGTTTTATCAGTAACTTTCCCATTGACCATTTTACTATTGGTAAGCATTCATGGATTTTCATGCATGGCAAAGACAATAACAATCAGTCTCGTCAATTTCCACTTACACTTAATCCTCAAACTGAATTATATTTTGCTAACTATATAGCAGAACAGAATATCAGTAATAAATATATCTATGTAGTAAAGGGAGATTTACATAATTATGCTTATACTACCGGTAAGCAGTTTGATTATATTTCAGTAGGTAGTATGTATGGAAGTAGTAATTATATTGTTGCTAATTTTGGACATACTAAATGGAGTATTAATTATTCTGTAGTTACAAAGGATGATATGTTGATGGGAACAGTTAAGGGAAATAACTAGATTAGCATTTAATAAGGAAAACAAATACTGCATGTTAACAAGAAGTGATATTTTAAGTGAAGCAATTCATAAATGCTTGGTTGAAATGTATAAATGGGCTCAACCAGCTATAGACTTAGATAAACTTATTGCAGATGGATATAAAGATTCTAAGGAAGATCCCCTATATAAGAAACACTATTTGTCAGAAAAGAATTTTATCTATCTGAGAGACATATATAAAGATGCTTATGGAATTACCGATGATTGGAATGACACTTTTGAATTACTAATAGATTATCTAGTCAAAGGGGGCACGGAAGACGATTATAAACCTGCCACTAAAGATAGACCTGCTTATAGAGATTATAAAAAGGTTCCATCATTAGATACTCTGATTGGTAAGGAAGCTACCGATAAGTGCCTGGAGCATATTAAAAAGTGTCAGAATTTCTATTGTGGACATTCTAGAGAGTCTAATCAGTTTGACATGACTATGGCTTTAGGTGTGGGAAGTCCTAATTCTAATGCCGAGTATGTAACAAAGTATTGGCAATCTCATGGGAGACCTGACTTTACTATTAAGGATTTCAAGATTGATGATATTATCTATGATGATGAGTATCCTGCTGTAGATGAGTTTTTAGAGTCTTTAAAATAAATAGTATGAAAGATATTATATTGCCAAGTGAAACCTCAGATGCTATTGATTTGGGTGCTATTGATGATAATACTGGAGGTATAGTTATATCTTATAAAGGTAACGATGCTGTCGGTTACATAGCTTATACATGTGGTGAAGCAGTCCCTTGGGCATTCTTTAATAGTATGGATAATACTATGATAGTTAAAAATGCTCAAGGAGGTGATTATGCTGACGAATCCCTGACAGATTTAGTTAAATGGCTTATAAAGGATAAAGTTGCTGATAATTTTAAACTCATTAATTTCACAATAGATTTAGATAACTATAATCCAGATAAATTATCTTCAGATACTAAAAAATTAATGAATAAAAAGAATATATGGTCATTATAAAAAGAGACGGAACAAAGGAAGAGTTTAATGCAGATAAAATATTTAATGCTTTAACTAAGGCATTTAAAGCTTGCGGTTATACTTCTGTTGAAAATGTTATTCGGGATATGGTTTCAGAAATGAGATTCTGGGATAATATTACTGTAGAAGAAATTCAAGATGAAGTAGAAGAGACTTTATATAATTACGAATATTTTGATGTAGCCAGAGCTTATTCCATTTATAGAGAAGAACACAAGAAAGCTAGATTTATTAGAAGTAGACTTAATTACATGGACACTTATAAAGATTCTGGTGTAAATGCATCTACTTCTTCAGAAACAGATGCTAATGCTAATGTTGCTTCTAAGAATGTAGCTAATCTTGAGGGTGAAGTATATAAAGTAATTAATAGAATTATCCAAAGACAACGAATGAAAGATAAACTTAATAAATTGTATCCAGGTCAAGAACTTGGAAGACAGTATATTAAGGATTTGGAAAATCATATTATTTATACTCATGATGAGGCAAGTACTCCAGTACTTAAACCTTATTGTAAAGCAGTTACATTGTACCCATTAATGCTTAAGGGTGTAGGTAATATTGATGGAGTTACTCCTAGTGCTCCAAATGATATTCAGTCTTTTAGTGGTCAGGTAACTAATGCTGTGTTTTTGTTTAGTTCTCAGTGTAAAGGAGCTGTTGCTCTTGGTGATTATTTTATAGCTCTTAATTATTATGTAATTCAAGAGTTTGGACCTGTATGGTATGATAAGGTGGATGAAGTTGTAACTAATTCCCACTTTCTGCATCAGTATACTGTTGGACATTATATCCGAAAGGGTATGAAGCAGTTTATTTATGGAGTTAATCAACCTGCAGGCAATAGAAGCTACAATTCACCTTTCTCTAATGTATCTTTTTATGATAAAGTATATTTTAAATCACTCTTTGGAGAATTTTATTATCCTGATGGAACACAACCTGAATGGAATGCTATAGATAAGTTGCAGAGAATCTTTATGCAACTTTTAAGAGAAATCAGATTAATTAAACCTCTCACATTTCCAGTAACTACTATGGCTCTTGTACATAATAGTAAAGAGTATCTTGATCATGAATACAAAGAGTTATGTGCCGAAGAGTGGGCTAAAGGTGGAAGTTTCTTCTGCTATACTAGTGATAATCCTACATCTTTGGCATCATGTTGTAGAGTCCTAAATGAAATGTCTGATAATACCTTTAGTTCTACTACAGGTATGACTGGAGTTATGACTGGTTCTTGTAATGTAATTACTCTTAATATTAATAGAATTGTTCAGGATTATATACATACATGGAAAAATTGGGAGGATCATATTGTTGATGGTAAGTGTGCCTTTCCTTTTGAGTGGTTTTCTGAGAGTTTTTCAGACTTAAAAAATTATCTTATTAATATTCTTGAAAGAGTATATAAGTATCATATTGCATATAAGACAATGCTTTATGAAATGGAAGACGCTAAAATGTTTTCTGATTGTAATGCAGGATATATTTATATGCGTAAATTGTATTCTACCATTGGATTGATAGGTTATTGTGAAGCTGCACAATTCTTGGGACTATCGGTATCTAATAATAAGGAATATAAAGATTTTCTTAAATTAGTATTTGGTACTGTTAAAGAAGAAAATAAGAAAAACTCTATCCACGATAGTAAAAGACCATTCTTGTTTAATAGTGAAGCCATCCCTAAATCTCTGGGGATGTAAAACCTCTTTTGATTGACTCGAAACTCCTATATTCACCTATATATAGGACAACGAGGCGCAAGCAATGGTATTGATTAATACTGTGTGCAGCGTGACAGACTAAGTAAAGAGGATTTAGTACATAGTACTAAATATGCAATAGTCGAGACTTAATGGTAACATTAAGAAATTGATAGAAATATCAATTCGTTTAATACAAAATCACAAAGTGTAAATTTTGTTTTGTTTTAATTTTGGAATGCTTATAATTGCATATAATCAATTTAAAATAATTATGAGCGAATTTCCTGAATTAGAAAATCTTGAAAAACAAAAATTAAAAAGAATAGTTATGCCTAAAGATGCTAAATGTTATGTTTGTGGCTGTGGGCGTAATTATGTAAAACTAAGAAGGTATAATGAGTATTGTTTATGTGAAAAGCATTACAATCAATTAGATAAATATCATAAAATTACTGATTCTACTCCTAGACAAAGAAAAAAATCCGAAGATGAACTTAAATGTTGCGTATGTGGCGATTTAAAAATGGCTTCATTTGAGGGAAAACCTTATTGTAGAAGACATTATTTACAAATAACTCGACACGGAGAAACATTTAATACTATATATGAGGAGAATGAATGGATTGATTGTGGTGATTATTATGAATGTATACTAAAAGACAAAAACTCTAATGAAGTAGCTAGAACTAAAATAGATAAGGAAGATTATGACAAACTAAAAGACTTTAAACTTTATGCACGTCATCAAACAGACAAATGGTATGCTTTAGTTTCAGAAAAGGGTACTGGTAAAAAATATTTTGTACATAGATTTTTAATGGGATTAAAAGATAGTAAATATTCTATTAACGAAGTTGTAGACCATATAAATGGCGATTCCCTAGATAATAGAAAATCTAATCTTAGAATCTGTACCCAACAAGAAAATTCTAAAAATGGAAGAAAAACTAATAGAATTGTTGGAATTTCCTTTATTAAAAACTATAATGGAACTGATAAATCTAAATGGACTGCACGAATTTGTCATAATTACAAAACTATCTATTTGGGATATTATAACACAGCTGAAGAAGCCTTACTTGCTAGGCTTAAAAAAGAGCAAGAACTTTGTGGTGAATACGGTCCAAATAAAGACCTGTATTATGTATTAAATCACCCTTCACCGATTAAAGAATTACATAAATATATTAATTCTTTAGAAGGGGTGTAATAGAATCGGGGGAAGGATTAGGTGTAAAACTCTATAATTGGGATAAGAAGGATGGTTATGCAGTACCTGAAAATCAGAATCTGTATAATTGTTATTTCTATAATCCATGGGATGAGACCTCTATTCTTGATAAATTTAAGCTTCATGGTAGAGGAGTAGCTCAGTATTGTGATGGAGGTCAGGCACTTCATGCAAATCTTGATGCTCATTTAAGTAAACAACAGTATTTACATCTGTTAGATGTAGCTAAGGATGAGGGTACTAGTTATTTCACATTTAATATCCCAATGTCTCAATGTAGAGAATGCGGACATGTAGTAAATGCCCCTATTGATGAGTGTCCTATTTGTCATTGTAGACACATCAAATATTATACTAGAATTATTGGTTATTTAGTGTGTGTAGACAATTGGAGTAATCCTAGACAGCTAGAATTTGCAATACGTAAGTATAAGAGTGGAGATAGAAGCTTTACATATAAACCAAATCTTTAATATGCATACAATTTTTGGAGACCTTGATTATGTTCAAGGTTATTTACGAATGGGTCATTTAGAAATGGAGTTAAATGATGAGGATTTTGAGAAATTTAAATCTTTGTCTTTAAAGGAACAAAAAGAATGGCTTTGGGATGAAGGAGATGTGAAAGTAGATGATTTTAGAGTTGAATATTGTGGCAGTATTACTGAAATAAATTATTAATATAACAGAAATTGATTTTTAATGAAAGAGTTATTAAAGTTTGAAGCAGAGTGGTGTGGTCAGTGTAAAGCTCTTAAACCTACATTGGATAATGTACTTAAAGACTTTCCTGATGTTAAGTTAACAATAGTAGATTGTGAAATTGAAGAACAGAAAACACTAAAGTATCAGATTAGAAATATGCCTACTCTTATCTATTTAGTAGATGGAATGGAAGTAGGCAGATTGTCCGGAGCAGTTCCAGCTAGTAAGATAAAGGAATTACTTAGTAAATAATGGAAATAACATTAGTTAAAGAAGAAACACTTGATGAAGAAGCTCTAAGAGACTTTATCCATCAAGAATTTTACACTAAAAACATAGATGAGATTTTAGACTATTTAGAAACCGACAAAGGACTTGAATATCTAGAATCTTGTGTATGTAATTTGGTAGGTGAGGTTGGTATGCAAATAGATGATTCTACCTATCAAAATATTTTAGATTATTTAGAAAACAATTTATAAACGGTTAAGGAGACTTAGGTAACTAGGTCTCCTTTTTCTATCTATGAGTGTAGAAAGAAAACAGCTTAAATCAGTTAATTGTTCTCTACGCAATTTCACATATGGCAAAGATTCTGATTATATAGTAGTAACAGAATGGATCAATGGAGATGGCTGGGATATAACAATTAACGATAAACAGATTAGTCTACATAGTGGAGAATTAGCAGCTATTAATTATTTAACTGCTATGATAGATTACGATTATGACTCTCATTTAGAATAATTATGGAAGAAATAATTGTGCTAGATTATTATGATGGGTCTGTATGGATTTATAAACTTCCCTATCCAAGTATGAATAATGCTGCTATAGATGACTGGTTAGAGTCAATGGACTTTAATTTAGATGAAATAGATTATATGATTAACCCTAATATTACAATTAATGATGAACGATAATAAAATAACAATAGAATAGACAGTTGATATCTTGATTGAAGGTGCTAGAAAAACTTCTAATACCCTTATGTTAGAAACAGCTAAATTAATTAAAGCTGCGTTGATTAATAATCAGCATTCCGAGAAACTAGATGTTTTACATAAGATGGTTAAAGAGCGTGAAAAAGCTATGGCTATTTATGAGGTCGTAAAGATTTGGCACTTAAGGAGGTTAAAGAAATTGGTTATATTCGAGGAATAATGCCTGTAGAACCTTCAGAACAAGAAATTAGAGAATTTATTTCCGAGTTAATGAAAATAATGACTCTGACTATTAAGGATACTAAAATGGTTATTACACATATTCAACGTAAATTTCCTACTGCTCAGAAAGGTACTATTGTCAAAAATATTTAAATCTTTACTGTAATGAAGTTATACGGAAAATTTGATGGTGAGGCTATTACTGAAATATCTTATAATTTGAAAGCTTTTGAAGAGTATGATGATATTTATTATACTACTAAAGAAGCTGTATCAATATATGATGTTTACATACCTTTTGAAAAAAATCTAGACGCAGATTGGCTTCCTTATAATTGTACCATCGTAGAAGATGAAATATTTTTCAAAGACGGTAAATACTATTATGAAGGATATGAGCCTGATGATTCAGTAAGAGGCGAACGAACATTTGAATATAAAGAAGGTAAGTTAGTAAAACAACAATTCGAACCATATTAATATGTATTCTGAAGATATTGCTGAACAAATAAAAGAAGTAGCAGGAGATAAATTAGTAGATTACTATACTAAATGTTTAAAAGAACTTCAAAAATGATAAATTTAACATGGCGTGAAATTCGACAAGTATTTGTTGATGAAAATACCCTTTATTCAGCTTTACTTTACGTATATCGTACTTATATAGGAACTGAAGACGATAGCATAGACGAGATTATTGAAGGCATTCAAGACAATATAGAAAATTACATAGAGGAATTAATTAAAGAAGCTTCTCCTTATAATTATTCTAATGGTGATATAGATGCTGAAGATATTACAGAGTTAGTTACCGAAGATGAGTTCTTAGAAAAATTTAAAAAGTGGTATTTGAGTGACTAAAATATTAATTGTGCCTGATGTGCATGGTCGTGGTTTTTGGAAAGAACCATGCAATAATTGGGAAGGTAAAATTATATTCTTAGGAGATTATCACGACCCTTACGGAGAATATATAGTAGAAGAGCCTGATAAAGTAGAATCTTTAACTAATCTTAGAGAATTAGTTACCTTTGTAGAAAATAGACGTTATACTTCTAATGTTATATGTTTATTAGGTAATCACGATTTAGTTTATTTCAATGGAAATGGTAAATGCAGATTCGATTACTGGCAACAAAAAGAAGTAAAGGAGCTAATTAGTAGTTTAAATCCTCAATTATATTACATATATGAAGATTTAACTCTTAAAGAGCCTCATAAATACTTATTCTCCCATGCAGGCATTACTAAAGACTGGTTAGATTATAATAATCTAGAATTAAAAGACTTAGATAGTATAGATATAACTAATCTTAGTGCTCTTGATCATATCCCTTATTCTAGAGGAGGATATAATAAATATGGCTCTTGTGTCTGGAATGATTTAGAAGATTTTCAACTGCAAACTCCATATAAAGGTTATTATCAAATATTTGGACACTCTTGGGGAGGAAGAACTAAACCTTTAATTACAGATAAGCATGCTATGTTAGATTGCTGTAAACCATTTGTGCTAAACACAGAAACCAATAAAATTGAAGAATGGCATATATAAATCTTAATGTTTATGAAGAAATAGAAGCTAGAGAACTTATTGACTTTGTAAGGTCTTTAGATTCTAAATGTGCTTCAATGTCTGATGAAGATTTACGAATGTTCATTTATGAGCATATAAATACTCTTGTTCTGAGATATTTAGATACATTAGGGGTAGAACATGGAGATGTAGAATGGGGAGACGGAATAGATGAACTCTGGGAAGAATGTAATGATTATTTAAATGATTAAATATGTCAATTCGATGGTTACTTTCTCAGAGTTTCCTAACGAAATTAGTTTGTGTATCAATATTAGTCAATGTCCTTGCCATTGTCCTGGTTGCCATTCATCTTATCTTGCTGAGGACATAGGAGAACCTTTAGGAGAATTAACTTTACATAAGTTAATTACAGAAAATAAAGGTATTACTTGTGTAGGGTTTATGGGTGGAGACATAGAGCCAAAAAGTGTTAATGCTCTTGCACAATATATTAAAACAGAGTATAACTTAAAAGTTGGTTGGTATAGTGGTAGAAATCATTTAGCTCCAGAAATTGATTTACAGTATTTTGATTATGTGAAATTAGGTCCTTATGTAGAAGAAAGAGGAGGATTAGATAATCCTAATACAAATCAAGTAATGTTGGAAATTGATAATACTTGTGGAAGATCAATAACTAAAGATATAACTAGTTATTTTTGGCATAAAAGTAATTAATGACTTTAGAATTAGCTTATAATAATGATATTTTAGATTTTAAAAAACAATTGGAGGACTTGGCTACTATTTATAGTGTCACTATAAAAACTTATAATGAGTCTCATTATCTAGAGAAAAAGAAAGCATACCGATTAAAAGGTGGTTATAGTGCTAGATTAACTCCATTTGCTTTATTTAAAGATAATAATCATGAGATTCCTTTTTATAGTGAATCAAATGAATGCACTTTAGATAATATTTCTGAAATTTTAAATCGTTATTGTAATGTTGAAAGTACCTGTAATTAATAAGTCTAACAATGCTCTCCCTGAATATGCAACATCTGGCTCTGCTGGATTTGATTTTTGTGCCAATGTAACTGAAGTAAAGGAAAAGCTTACTTGGAATTGTTCTCTTTCACGAAATATAAATGGAAAGATTGTTGAGATTACAATTTATCCAGGTGGTCGTGCTTTAATTCCAACTGGTTTGCACATGGCTATTCCAAAAGGATATATGTTAGCTGTTGTAACTAGAAGTGGTCTCGGTCTCAAGAAAGGAGTGACTATGGCTAATTCTTTCGGAGTTATAGATGCTGATTATCGTGGAGACATTGGTCTTATTGTACAGAATAACGGATTTGAACCATTTACAGTACAGCAGGGGGATAAAATCGGGCAAGGTATTATTTATAAATGTGAACAAGCTGAATTTACATTAGTTGATGAACTCGATAAAACGGAACGTGGAGAAGGTGGTTATGGGCACACTGGAGTTCGTAATTGATATTAGATTTATTAGATTAATTAGATAAATACTTAATATTTAATATTAATTAATATGATTACTAAGGAACAATTCACAAAGGTTATTGAAGACACATTGAAATTGAATAAAGAATACGATAGATGGGATGATTTTGGTATTAATCTGTGGGAACTTCCTATAGGAGATACTGTAGCTGATCTTGCCGAATCAATTTGGGATATTATATTCGATGAAGATGGAGTAGATTGGATTAACTGGTGGATATATGAAAGACCTGCTTTGTTTGAAGGTGATGAAGTAAATAAAGCCTATAATGAAGATGGTTCAGAAATTCCAACAGAAACAGTAGATGACCTTTGGAACATTGTTAAAAAGTTTCGTAAGTAATGATTAAATATCTTTTAGGACGCGCTAGTACTGGTAAGTTTCGTTTTGCAGTTGTAGAATGTGATGAAGAATGGCATTCAATTGGCGATGGACGAGCTGGTTATATAATTCAACGTAGTTATGGTCAGGTGAGGGGAAAAACAACCCTCTCACCTCAAATTATTGTAGATAGAACTAAACAGAAGAGAAATTGGCAAGAACAATATACTTTACAATTTAACTCCGAAGTTAAGAAATATTTAGATAAAGGCTATAAGGAAATTAACAAACATCCTAATGAATATACTGATGATGAACTCCTTAGTATATTTGGAGATGTTAAGACCAATCAGTATGGTGTGATTAAACCTCAATTAGCTAAACAAGCTGATAAGGTTACAAATCCTAAGATATTTAATAAAGAATGGCTAATTAGTAGAAAACTCGATGGTGTAAAGGCATTATTCTACTGGGATGGTAAAGAAATTCATACAGCTAGCCGTGGTGGTGAACATTACGACTATAGTACAGTTCACTTGCGTACTAACCCTTCTTTGCTCGCTTTCTTCAAAGAAAATCCTACTGTTATTCTTGATGGTGAGTTGTTCGTAAGAGGTAAGACTCTTCAGCAACTTTCAGGAGCTGCTAGAATGGAGAAGAATGCTTATGATTGTGATTGGTTGCAGTATTGGGTATATGATTGTTATAACTCTGCAGATATTGACATGATAGCTTCAGAACGTTATAAGTTCTTAGAAGATAAATTTGCAGAGGCTCATAATTTCCCTATTTATAGAAGTAGTGAGGATGAATCAGAAGCACCAATCAGACTCTTGGGACATGAATATGTATCTGGTTGGGATAATATGAAGAAACTTCACGATGAATGGGTTTCTGCAGGATTTGAAGGGGCTGTAATTACAGACCCTTCCAAGCCTTATAAAGTAGGTTCTCGTTGTAATAATCTTATAAAGATTAAACAATATAAGTCTGAGGATTTTAAAGTAATTGGATATAAATTGGGACTTAGAGGTTCTGAAGATATGACATTTACTTGCGAATTAGAAGATGGACGTACTTTTGAAGCTATGCCAGTAGGTAATAGGGAAATTAAAGCTGAATATGTTGAAAACTTTGAAACTAAATACAAAGGACACAAAGCTGAATGTACTTTCTTTAACTATTCAGATGATGGTATACCTACTCAACCTAAGTTGAGAATCTTCCGCTTTGATTTAGAGTAAATTTTACTAGTGATTTTACATATATGAAAATAAAACTGATAGGTAAGGGACATTATGAAGTAATTCATAAAAATAAAGTTATAGGTAGATTTGATAAATATGATTTAGATACATTAAATAATGCTCAAGCAGGAGCAACTCTAAATTTTGCAGACTAATGTATTTCAAAGGAACTATTGTAATTACAGACCCATGTTATATAATTAAGGAGAATCCTATTAAGTATCCTAATGAAGAGGATTTTGGACTTCCGGCATCTATAATTAATAAACCATTTAAGGATTACTCTACTCCAGAAGAGTTAGCTTACAAAGCTGCTCTAGATAAATACTACAAAGAATCTCGTAAATATGACGATTGGGATAAATGTGATTTTGGAGAGAATATGGAAGTATTAGGTATCCATAATTATATTTCTGAATCCACTATTTATGGAGATTGGAGTTGTACTACTTATCAAACAGAGGAGGAACCAAAAGAACTTCTAGAAAGCATTCTACGAGTTTTAAATGATAACCTTGAAAATGAGGAATACGAAGATGATGAATCTTCTGTTCCTTACGAGGGTAAAGACATTGGAGGATTCTGTGCATATGCAGGTCTTGTAGGAGTATTTTTACTTGATGAAATACTCGCATATAACCCTGAATGGAAATCTTGGATAGAAGAGCATTCTTGGTGTGCTACTATAATTGAGGATTTTGAGGGTGAAGTAGAGTATTATATAGATAAAGTAGATGAAGAAGCTCACATAGTGGGAACTGGAAATATTAACTTTTATACAGCACAAACAGGTATATGAAACATTATTTAATTAATGACTTTTTAGAGGAATCCCCTAAAGTATGTTTCTATGAACTTCTAGATGAAAGAGAATATAGACTATATATGTTTGCTAAACTTAATCTAAAAAGTCTTGAAATATGGGGTCCAACTTCTGATTTTGATGTTTTGCAGTTTGAACCTATAGAAGTATCTGATATTGAATATTCCATATTAAGTAAATATGAACCAAAGGGCTGCTATTATCCTCTTACATATTTAATAACATATTTAATAGACAAAGCAGAAGACCTTGACATTCAATTACCAGAGTTTATTTCAGAGATAACCAATGAACAATTAATGGACGTTATTGATGCAATTGCCGAGTGAGTTTAAGTGCGCAGGAAATACTATTAAAGTAGAATTAGTAGAAAAAACAGATACTGATAATTATGGAAGTTGGTGCGATGCTACCAATACTATAACTATAGCTAAAACTATAGAATTAGCAGATAAAACTGTGGTGAAGTTGACAGAAGATCAAATAACCAATTCATTTTGGCATGAACTCCTCCATTGTTTTCAGTTCTATTTCGATAATGGATATAGTGAAGCACAATCACAAGTATATGCCAACTTTCTGTGTGAATATTTCAAATCTGTTGCTTCAGATGATGAATTTGCATAATGCCTAAAAAGAAAGCAATTGTTCCACCAGTAGTTATCGAAAAGAAACCAAAAGTTAAGTATGTTTCTAAACTAAAGGAATATGCTATTAATTTCGATGCTACTATAAAAATACATCAAGGAGGGTTTGAATCAGCCCTACCTTGGTGTATTAAAGTAGATAAAAGTAAATATGCTAATTTAACTGAAGCACAGATAATAGCTAAGGTTAAAGAGGCAATTAGATTGGCAATCTTAGATAAGTGTCCTTGGGTATCTGAGATTATTTCATTAGATAATATTAAGTTTTCTCAAGAATTAATTAATAATGAAGCTAATCAAGAGCAAAAATTGTAACATTAATTATCTAGCTAAAGTAGTTAATATTAAAGTTTTTAGAAAACATTCAAATCCAGAAGTAACTAAACTTAAATGTTGTACTATTGATGGATTTAATATTATTACTTCAATAGATGCTGAACCTGGGCTTTATATATATTTCCCAACAGCTTGTTGTATTAATCCTGATTTTTTATCTTATGATAACTTATTTAGAAAGTCAGAGAAAAACAACGATCCACATAAAACTGGTCTATTTGAAGATAATGGTAAGGTTAAAGCGGTTAAATTAAAGGGTGAATTATCAGAAGGATTTATTGTACCTGCTGTAGAATTTACCAACTGGCTTATATCTATAACTAATAGAGATATTGAATTAATTGACGGAACTGAATTTGATACAGTAGAACATGAAGGCAAGACATTTTGGGTTAATAAGAAATTCATCGTTAAAGGATCACAGGGAACTCCTGGAGGAGGCTCAAAAAAGACACGTAAAGTTAAGAAGGAACTCGATAAAGTCATCCCTTCTCAATTCAGATTTCATTATGACACAGTTATTATCAAGAAATGTCCTAATGTAATTCAACCTGAAGATTTAATTAGTATTACTGAGAAAATACATGGAATGTCTCATATTTCAGCATATGTAATGTGTCATAATGAACTTACTTGGAAAGAAAAATTAGCTAAATGGCTTACAGGTAATAACTTTGATATTTATGACCATCTATATGCTTCAAAGAATGTGATTAAAAATCAGTATTATAATTCTAATGTGACACCAGGATTTTATGGTTGTGATACTTGGAAGTATGCTGATGATTATCTACGTCCATATATTCAAAAGGGTATGACTATTTATGCAGAGATTGTAGGATACAATCCAACTGGCACATATATTCAAAAGGGATATGATTATGGTTGTGAGAAGCCTAATGCTGTTGTAGACAATTTGATATATAAGCCAGAAAAACATTTTAAAGTAAGACCTTATAGAATCACACTAACTAATGTAGATGGTGAAGTACATGAATTTAGTGCAAGAGAAGTGCAACAGTATTGTAAATCAGTAGGGCTAACTCCTGTAACTGAATATTATTATGGATATGCTAAGGATTTATATCCTGAATTAGATAGTAAGGATAGGGACTGGGCAAAAAAGTTTTTGGATAAACTATCTAATGATAAGCGTTTCTATATGGAATGTAAATCACCTTCTTGCGTTAATAAGGTACCTCATGAAGGTATAGTTATTAAAAAGGAGGATATGATTGGTCACGCTTGGAAATTAAAATGTTTCAAATTTGTAGATAAAGCTCAATCTGACCCAGAGATGGATAAAGAAGATGAACTTAATTAATAAAGTACGCACTTTCATCAAGCATTGGAATGAGTATAAAAATCCATTCTATGTTTGGTGGAAGTGTAGAAATTGGTTTCAAAGACCCAATTGTTATATTCATTGTGGTAAGAAAATATGGTTCTTTGGATTACCTATAACAGATAGATATTATAATAGAATATTAGATATTAGATTTAGTGCTGTTGGTTGGAAATGGAAGTATGAGAGAATCGAGCATGAATGGAATCCTTATATTGCTATTACCTTATTTAGGAAGTGGCAGTTAATATTTATGTTTAACTACATAATTAAAGACAATGAAGATTCTAGTACTAGAAATATGGCTACTTGGGAAGCTATGCTAGATATAGTATATAATAATAAATCTCTATATCAAGTAGTTAATGGACATCAATGGTGTAAATCTGTAGATAATGGAAAGGAAGTTATTACAATAAAAGATAACTTATCTTATGATGGATTCTTTGAATATTTAATAGAATATGAAAATATGCGCAATGTCTGATTTACATGGTAATCTTATCCATATACAGAAGTGTGATTTATGTTTAATTGCAGGAGATGTTGTACCTCTGAATATACAGAAAAATAGAGTAGAATCTATAGTATGGTTCTTTCAAGATTTTTTACCTTGGATTAAAGAATTACCTTGTGAAGAAGTATATATGGTAGCAGGTAATCATGATTTTATATGTGCTTCTGAATATCCCGTAATGAAAGCCCTAGAGTATCTTTCTGATTTTAAGTTTACTTATTTACTTAATAATTATACTAATTATAGGGCTCTTAATGGTAAAAATTATAAGGTATATGGGTCTCCACAATGTCACGTGTTTGGGAATTGGGCATTTATGCACAGTGAAGAATTTCTAGAAGGTCTATATAATCAAGTTCCAAATGATATAGATATATGGTTAACTCACGATACTCCCGCTTTGGGAGATTTAGATTTATTACCTCCGAGTCGATGGAGTCAAGAATCTATCCATGCTGGAGGTCAAAGTTTAGCTAAAGCTATTCAGAGAGTTAAACCTAAATATGTATTTTGTGGGCATCTACATACTTGTAAAGATAAGTATTTGAAACTGAATAATACAGAAATATATAATGTTTCTATTCTTGATAATGATTATCATATTAGTTATGAACCTACATATTTGGAAATCGATTAATAAAGAAGAAAATGATATATTAGATATTTACTGTTCTAGATTCTACTTTAATTAAAAATACTAATAATGAAAGAAGAAGTATTTAATCAACTTATTACTGATTATAAGGAATTAGAAAGTAAAACTACAGAACTTAGAGATTTCTTAATTCATAAAGTAGATAAAACTTCCATAGATAATCTTAATAAAGATTTGTTAATAGCTCAACTAAGAGCAATGGAAACTTATCTTACTATTCTTAGTATACGTATAGGTCTTAACAGACCAACCCAAGAAGAAAAGCAATTAGATGAAGCTAAAGCACTAGCTAAGTCCACAATTAATGAATAAAAGAGTTATTTTTTCTGACAAGTCTGATTCTCTACTTCAGAGTTATTTTCGAGATATATCTAAATATAAAATATTAGATAATGAAGAAATAAATGAATTAATCATTAAAGCTCAAAATGGAGATGAAAAGGCAAGAGAAAAAGTAATTACTTCTAATTTAAGATTTGTAGTAACTATAGCTAAGCAGTTTCAAAATAGAGGTATTCCTCTTATGGATTTAATATCTTCAGGATTGGAAGGCTTATGTAAATCTGTAAATAAGTTTGACCCAACTAGAGGTGTTAAATTTCTTAATTATTCTGCTTGGTGGATAAAACAATGTATTTATACTACTATATATTGGTATGGTCGTGAGATTAGATTACCGGTAACTCAACACTTAAAAGTAATTCAAATATTAAGAGCTACTAATGAGTTTATTAAAAAGAATGGTAGAAATCCAACTACAAATGAATTACATACTTTAACTAATATCCCTGAAAAGCAAATAGACTATTTGGCACAATTTTCTAACAGATTAGTTAGTGTCGATGACTTTATTGGTGGGGATGAGGAAAATAGTCAAGTATGTGATGTGATACCGGACGGAGAGCCTTCTCTTGACGAACAAGTTAATAAAAGCTTTATTAATAAGGAACTATGCAAATGTCTAGATATACTTCCTGTCAGAGAACATGATATTATTATTATGTTATTTGGCATAGGAATGAATCCTATGTCCAAGCAAGAAGTAGGAGATATGTTTGGCATTGGTGTTGAAAGAGTTAGACAAATAAAAGAAAAAGCTTTAGATAAAATAAGAAAAAGATGCAATTTACAGTTATCTAAATTAATATAATGATATCTAAGGAAGAATTTCTTAATGGGAATTGGTGGCTAGTTATTGCTAGATATCCAGTTGCTCGTGATGCTTCAATAAATGAAGTAATTGAAAGTGAAGAAGATCCTACATTAGAACTGAGTTATGCAAATGAATTAAGAGATGAGTGTGTTAACTCATTTAGCTATTTAGATAGTCCAGATATAGACGAGGATGATGAGGATCAATTTGAAGATTGGTATGAACAGCAGCTTGAGGATATAGAACTTGAAGCTATAAAGATAGATGAAAAGGTAATAGATGAATATGGAATAGAGTGGTTAAATGACTATTTAGCATGACAGAAAATTATCCAGCAGGAGCTTATAATGACCCAAGTGCACCTTGGAATGAACCTAATGATAGAAATATTACTGTAGAAGTAAATGTTGAATTAGGTACTTTTGTAGATATTACCATTCCTCAGTATAAAGAAGGTAGGCATTTAGTTATTAATGAAGAAGAATTAAAAGAAGCTGTAGAAGAAGCTATAAAAGACAAATTAAATATTGATAATGAAGATATAGTTCTAAATAATTTAACTATTTGTAATTATCAATGATTTATTTAGTTAGTCATAATAAAAGTTTATTTCAAACTGATAAATATATAGAAGCGACAATGAAGCAGGCAATGTCTGTTCTGTTGCCGCTCAAACTATGTCAGTTAGATTCAGAAACTAAGGGTCTCGACTGTCATACCAAAGCTTTATTGACTATACAGTTAGGTAATAAAGATAATCAAGTAGTTATTGATTGGACTACTCTAACTCCAAGAGAAAAGCAAATAGTTAAAAACTACCTAGAATCAGACAGATTGTTTCTGGGATGGAATTTAATGTTTGATTTAACCTTTTTATATGTTCAAGGTATCTATCCTAAACATATTTGGGATGGTATGATAGCAGAACAGCTCTTATATTTGGGATATCCAGCTCAAATGCGTGAAAAGAGCTTGAAGGCGGCTGCATGGAATTATTTAAATATTAACATTGATAAAACTGTTCGAGGTAAAATTGTTAATGATGGTTTAACTATTGAGGTTGTTATTTATGCAGCAGGGGATGTTACATATATAGAGGATATAAAAGAAAAACAAGATATTGAAATAGAAAAACAAGGCATGAAACTCGCAGTAGAGCTGGAATGTGAATTTGTTAAATCCCTTGCTTACTTTAAATATTGTGGAGTTCATCTCGATATTACGAAGTGGAAAGCTAAAATGACTAAAGATCAAGCTAAACTTGATAAGGCTATTTCAGAATTAAATGCTTGGGTAGTAGCTTGGGATAAAGAAAATCCTCATAATGGCTATGATATTCAATATCCTGAACTTAAATATCCAAAGTATTCTGCAGATTATCCTGCTGAGGTAAAGAGACTAATTAAAGATGGATATAAAAGGTTCCCTCAGGAAGACTTACAAACCCCTGATGGTAAGGTTGATGCTTATAAGAAAGTAATTAAGAATCAGTTTACACGAATTGATACTCAAGGTGACTTATTTACAGGATTTGATACTGAACCTAAATGTGTAATAAATTGGAGTAGTCAAAAACAAGTAATACCTCTATTTGAGTTACTTGGAATTAATGTAGAAACATTTGATAAAAAGACTAAACAGAAAAAGAAGTCTATTGAAGCAAATGTTTTAAAACCTCAAAAGAATGATTTTCCAATTATTCCTATATTTTTGGAATATCAAGAAGCTGCTAAAGTCGTATCTACTTATGGACAAAACTGGTTAAATGCAATTAATCCTAAAACAGGTAGAATACATGCAGATTTTCATTCTATAGGTACAGATACTGCAAGAGTTAGTTCTGGCGGAGGTGTTTGGAAACTGAACATGCAAAATCTACCTCACGATCCAGAAACTAGAGCATGTTTTACATCCGAAGAGGGTAATGCTTGGTTATCTGCTGATTATCAAAGTCAGGAATCTCGTATTATTGCATCTGTTTCTAAAGATGAGAAGATGATAGACCTATTTGAACATGGTTGTGGTGATGTCCATTCTCTGGTAGCTTACATGAGTTATCCTAATATAATCCCAAGAGACACTAAGATTGAGGATATAAAGAAACTCTATCATAATTGGAGACAAAAAGCCAAATCCATCGAGTTTGCTATTAATTATGGAGGAGACTATAATACTATATCTAAGAATGATGGTATTCCTGTAGAAGAAGCAAAAGAAATTTATGATAATTTTATGGAGGGTTTTCCAGGAATAAAAAGATACCAAGATTATTGTAGAGCAGCTGTTATGAGAGATGGTTATATATTACTTAATCCTCTCACTGGACATAGGGCACATATTTATGATGCTGAAGAGTTAAAAGAGACTCATAATAAGATACAGGAACCTGGATTTTGGGAGTATTATCAGAATGTAAGAAAACGTAATCCACAAGATGAAATTGTACAGGAAGTAAGACACTATATGCAGCGTAAAGCAGCTTCTGAGAAACAATCTATTAATTACCGTAAAATGTATGCGGCGTAGATAAGTAATTATCTACTGTAAATTGGGTGAATTGCAGGAAGGTCTAATATTAGAATAATCTGCAGCCAAGCTTATGAATCAAGTAAAAGTAGTAAGAAGGTTCAGAGACTAAGGATTGAGTATTGAAGCAATAATATCCTATAAGCGCCCAATATCCCTATGGGATAATGAAATAGTCCAAACATTGATACAAAATAGAGGAGCAATGTGCTTTAAACTATCTTCTATTAAACTATTTAATTGGATTGTGGATCATAAGCTAATAGATAAGGTAAAGATGTGTGTACCAGCTCATGATGAATTCAACTTGGAGTGTCCAGCAGCAATTAAAGAACAAGTGGGTAAAGTGTTGATTGATTGTATGATAGCCGGAGGTAAACCATTCTGTCCTAATGTATTTTTAGGAGCAGATATAGATATAAATGACCATTGGGTTCACTAATAATTAAATAATTATGGAATTAAAAGGAACGGTTGAAATTGAAGAAACTTATTATAAAAGAAGTTTAGAATTAGCATTTACAGATTATCTAGAAGAAGATACACGAACCCCTAAATTATTTAGGGACTGTATAATAGATAGACTAATTGAAGATTTTGGATTAGATATTACTTTAGATGAAGAAACTATTGCACAAGCAGTAGAAGATACAAAGAAACTTATAACTGAAATTCTAAAGAATGTTTAATGATTAAATTAGCTAATAATATTGGATGGAATAAAAATTGGAAAGATGCGTATTTTTATGAGAAAGGTATAATTGTAAGTATGTTTACAGTTGTATTAATGATATCATTTTTAATCTTTGCCAGTATAATATGAGGTATTTAGTAAATATGGTATATAAGTGTAAAGGTAAAAGCTACCTTACATATGAAGTAGAAGCAGAGTCAGAAGATGAGGCTATTGAATTGGCTAAAGTTGGAGAAGTAATTAGTACAGATGAATTCTTTGATGATGTACAATTAGAAGGTGAACCAGAAAGCATTAGTGTAGAAGAAGATGAGTAAATTAATTATAACAAGAGGTCTTCCAGCAAGTGGAAAGTCTACATGGGCTAAGCAATGGGTTCTTGAAGATCCTGAACATAGAGTTAGAATTAATCAAGATGATATTCGTCTTATGTTAGGTAAGTATTGGGTACCTAAGAGAGAGCCTCTTGTACAACACATACAAGAAGAAGCTCTAATTGAAGCCTTACTTAAAGGTTATGACATAGTTATTGATAACACTAATTTAAATAAAAAAGTGTTAGATAACTATCGTGCTCTAGTTATAGCTCATGGAAATCATGCTATAGAATTTAAGGATTTCTTTGATACTCCTTTATCTGTATGTATTGAGCGTGATAAAAACAGAGATTTACAAGTTACAGAAAGAGTTATTAGAAGTTTTTATAATAATTATAAGGATAAATACCCTTTGAATGGTAATTAAATGACAATAGATAATTTTAATGCAGTGGCTCCCTGGTTTGACAATCTCTCAGACCAGGGAGATTTCTTCTTTGTACAAGTAATGCAAAGAAATAAAGAAAAAAATAATGTAGGTAGTAGTGGTTACGTAATTAAAGACTATCATTTCTTTGATAAAGAAACATTCTTATCTAAGAAAGAAGAAATTACTACTTTGTGCAAAGCCTTTAATGCTAGAGCTTATTTTTGGATAAACCCTAGAAATTGTAAAGAAGTACAATATGAAATAATCAGGGAAGCTCTAGAGGCTATAGAACTGGGAACTCATAAATTATTTAAATGTGTATCTAAGGCTCTTGGCAGAAAACGGTGTAATAAGTATAAATCTAAATGGATATTAGATTTTGATACTAAGGATTGGAGTCTTATAAATAAGTATTTAGATTTAGTTAGAAAATGTAGACCTAATGTAAATAAAATATTATATTATGTTCCTACAGTAAATGGTATTCATGTAATTACTCTAGGATTTAATTTAGAGCAATTTAAACAAGAATTAGCTATAGCTAAATTAGATAATATAGATATACATAAGGATAATCCAACAATTCTATATTATTCAAATGAGTAAAAAATTATGGATAGCTCGAGATTCTGATTATATAACGTATGATTACCCCAATGATGACTATGGTCAAAAGCATAAGGGTAAATTACATATATTTTATGATACACCAGAATTAGAGCTTAAAGAAGATAATCCAACAAAGTATTGGGGTTGTTCTAGGAGATATTGTTGGGTAAATGCTAGAGAATTGGCAATAATTCCTAGCTATATGTACCCTGAAATAGAACCTTGTACTTGTTGGCAATTAGATAATTTAATTAAATATAAAGATCAAAATTTTATGAATTATGAAATTATAGGAAATGCCTGATAAATTAGGGGTCTCAATAGTTAAATATTTGTGTCCGATTTGTGGTAAGGAAGCTGATAATGGAATTATTATGAACTCTCTGCTTACTGAGGAAAATGCTAAAGAAGTAGAGAAGTTACATAATAAGGCTATTGGATATGCTGACCATGCTTGTAAAGAATGTGCCACTTATAAAGATAAAGTTGTATTTTTTGTAGGTATAGATGCTTCTAAATCTACTAAAGCAGACCCTTATAGAACAGGGCAAATTGTTGGTGTTAAAAAAGAAGCTGAAATTGTCGAACATTGTAAGAAGTTTATTCAAACATTGTCTGATGGTTCTCAGTATTGTTTAATAGATAATGAAGTAGGAAAGACAATAGGATTATGGTGAAATCAATGAATCCTCTACTGCTAGATCCAGTTAGAGTATACGTTGGTAAATTAAAAAGTACAATTCAAAGTTTAGAACATAAAGTTGATAACTTTAAGAAGTATGATGCTAATCGAAAAGTTTATTATAGTAAAGCTATGCAGCGTCTTGGTGAACTGGAATCTTGGATAGATGAAACTGATCCAGAATTTAAGTTACGGGGCAAAATACAATCTCAGAAGCAAACTATAACTAACTTGAGTGCTTTGATTAAAGCATCTAAACTTGAAGTTCCAGAAGACTTTGATTTAGCTAAAGCCAAAGTTAAAATACTTGAATTACAGAAAGAGGTAAAAGCTTTAACTAAGCAAAATACAAGTCTAAAGGCTTCTGTTTCTGAATTAGTGTATAAATTAAATAATCAATCTTAATATGAAGTTAATTAAACAGTCATTTGAATTTATCAATCAAACAGATTTCTCTTTAGTGGGAATCAAAAAGCATATTGAAAGATGTGCACGAGTTAGTTATAAAAGCGAAGATAAGATTACAGACACTTCTTATGAGAAGTTTGTAAATATGCTAGAATCTAGAGGACATGATAGACCCCTTGAATTTGGTACTGTTTATTTAGATATTCCTACAAAGGATTTAGAGCCCGGTTATGAATATATAAATGCCGTTGGTAAGTATGCTCTTAATCCTTGGAGTATCAAGGAAGATTTTGATAACCACGCTTGCATATCTACTAATTACAGAGTAATTAAAGATAATCATTGGGAAAGTGACCTACAGTATCTTTGTCAACCTACTGAACATCATCATGCAAGATACACAGTTCACATGATTCTTGATCGTGGAGTTATGGACGAGTTCAGAACTCATGTAGGATTGTCTCATTTAGCAGAGAGTACTCGTTATTGTAATTATTCTAAAGATAAGTTTGGTAATGAAATTACATTTATCAAACCTGATTGGTATAAAGGTC